TTGTAACAGATAGCCCGTTAAATAAATTAGCTCGGCTATTAACATTTAAATTATTTAATAAATTGGTTACACCAGAAACATTTAAATTAGATAAAATAGAAGTAGATTGTAAATTAGTTTGATTTGTAACAGATAATCCTTTAAATAAATTAGCTTGGTTATTAACATTTAAATTATTTAATAAATTGGTTACACCAGAAACAACTAAATTAGATAAAATAGAAGTAGATTGTAAATTAGTTTGATTTGTAACAGATAGTCCATTAAATAAATTAGCTTGGTTATTAACATTTAAATTAGATTCAATTATAGTATTACCTATTAACGTAGTCATACCAGATATAGTTATATTATTATTTTGGTCTAATATAGGTATATAAGAATATGTTAAATCTAAAGGAGCTTTTATTATAAATCGTGTTGCATCATTTGATGTTTGAATATAACCATTTCCATCAGCACCTAAAAATAGTATACCACATGAATTACCATTATCAATAGGTATATCATCTTGTGTGCTATTTAAAGTAATTAATTTATCTTGAATTAATAAATTATTAACAGTAATATAATTAGTTGTTCCTAATATATTAACTACAGATTCAATATTACCTATATTAATCGTAGACTTATAATAATTTCCAATATTAATATTATTATTATCATTATTAACATTTAATAAATGTCCTACATTTAAATTATTTTGTATAGTTGTATTTCCGGAAACTATTAATGAAGAAGCAATTGAAACAGCTTGTAAATTAGTTATTCCAGATACATTTAAATTATTTAATAAGTTAGTTATACCTGAAACATTTAAATCAGATAAAACGGAAGTATAATGTAAATTAGTTTGATTAGTAACAGATAAGCCATTAAATAAATTAGTTTGTTTATTAACATTTAAATTATTTAATAAATTGGTTATACCTGAAACATTTAAATTAGATAAAATATTTGACATAAATGAAATATTACCATTAACTATTAAATTTTTATTAATAATACTAGAACCATTTATATGAAGTCCAGATTTAATTTCTGTATAATCATCTTCTGAATAAATCATAAAATTATAAATTAATATATTACCTGAATATTGAATTAATGACATATTATTAGATAATGCACCAAGAAATATATTAATACTATTACTAGGACTAATAAAATTAATTTTAATTTCTGTATAATTAATATTATTTAAATTAGTAAATGAATGTCCATAATATAAATCTGTTAATCCTAAATTAGCGTCTTGAATAAAAACACATAAATTAGTATTGATTGATTCGCATTTAGCTAAAAAACTAATTATAATATTTTGATTAGGTAGACAAGAAAAATTTAAAACTAAATCATAATGATATATATTTAAAGAATTTGATAATTGTATACGCTGAACTTTTGTATTAATAGTATTATCTTCTATATAATCTATTGGTATATTATTAACAGTCCATTTAGGATTATTAATTGGTCCATAAATGAATGTTGGGAATATATTATAATTAATATAACTTAAATTTGTATTATAATAATTATAATAATTATTATAATTATTATTGATATTTGATGTATTAATATTTTTTATAATTTTAGATAATGAACTATATTGATAAATGAAAATATCATCATTTGATATCATAATATTACTTTGTAATGTTCCTAAATTTACATTTCCTGATACATATAAATTGTTATAAATAGCAGCTGATCCTGAAATATTTAAATTATCATATATTTGTAATGTTCCTAAATTTACATTTCCTGATACATATAAATCATCATATATTTTTACTGGTCCGCTTATATTTGCTTTATTATATACTATAATATCTCCATTTACATTTAAATTATCTTCAACTACTATTTTTTGTGTATTTAATGAAGCTAATACAGTCATATCACCATACATTTTAGTATTACCTGAAATATTTAAATTGTTAAATAGATCTAAATCATTTAATAATGCTCTATTTGTAATAAATAAAGACTGTCCAATAAGATTTCCTGATATTGTTAAATTATTATTTAAATCCAGACTAGGTATTATACCAGGATTCCCTAACGGAGGTTTAATTAAAAAAGCATTTGCACTTATATTTGTTTTAATATAACCATATGAATTTCTATAGGGAGCATTACTACCAATTAAAATACCACTATCAAAACCTATATCATTAGGTATACCATCAGAATTAAAATTAATATTTAATAATTTAGGTTCTAATATAATATCTGTAGTATGGACATATGTTGTTGTTCCAGGAATTTGAATTATAGAATGTTGATCACCTAATATTATAGTCCGTCCATATATTTTTAATACTTGATTTGATAATATATCATCTATAGGTTCAATTTTATTAACAAATAATGTATCTTCTATTTTTAAATTTTTTGCATTAAGTTGTGTTAAAACTGATAAATTAGATTTAACAATACAATTATTTATTTCATGTTCTACTAAAGATATAATTTTATTATCAGTAAATTTTAAAAGTTTAGAGTTATTAATATTAATATTAAATGATGCATCTGTATTTAAATTTAAAGTTGCTGTTATATTAGGATTAGATAATACTAAATTACTTGATATTAATTTATTAGTTTGTAATGATTTTAAACCTTCTGATTTAGAAGCTTTTGAATTTAATAGATATGAAATATCTAGGATTGTACTCATAAATATAATCTATATTTAGATATAAATCTTTAATTCAATTTAAATTTATTAATAAAATCTTTTAAACTTTATTTTTATTATCTAAATAACCAGTATTATAATAGAATAAATAAAAAATGAAATTAAAATAATTTTATTTAAGAAAACATTCTCTAATGCTAAATAATATGTTTTTTAACAATTTATCACAAATTAAATCTTTATTTTCAAAAATAAATGATGAAAGTGAATTTGAAATTATGTTTTATAATTATAAACAAGAAAATAAATTATCCATAACAAAATTCATTAATGTTTTATATTTTATGAAATATTATTCAAACTTAAAAAAATATAAATTAGTAAATACAATAGGATTAGATATATCATATAATTATGCTCATACTAATGTTTACAGAATATCTATTAATGGTATAAATAAAATAAATAAAATTTTAAATGCTGTACATCAAAGAAAAAATCATGTTATTTTTTCTATATTAACAACACAATTTTATAATGATGATGATTTAACTTTTATTAATAAAATAAAAGATAATAAAAATATTATAAATTATGATGATTATGATATAAGATTTAGATTAAGTCAAGAAGAAGAACTTGATAAAAAGATATTAATAAATTTATCAAATTTACAATATACAGAAGCTGACAAAATAACTTTTCGATATAAAGAACGTTTAAGTATGATAATTTTTGATAATGAAAAATTAGGACAAATAAGACTAGATCTAACAATTGTTAAATTTTCAAATTCTCCAGATAATTTACATTATGCTGATAAAGAATTTGAAATAGAATTGGAATATAGTAAAGGTACTGAAGATATTTCTGATAAAATTTTAACACAATTACTTAATGAAGCTAAACTCGTAAAACAAGTTTTAGAAAATTCTAATGAAATTATTTCTAAAGAAGAACATAATAATGTATTAAAAATGTATAAAAAAATATTATTAAATTCAGAAAATAATTTAATTACAAATTTATATTCAATGCAACCTATATCAGCTGAAGTTCAACACGTCGTTGATAAAATTCCTAACAGATATGCAGTAACAGACAAAGCAGATGGAGATAAATATCAATTATTTATTTTTAATAATATAATTTATTTAATTTCTAATAATTTAGTAGTTAGAAAAACACAGTACAAATGTCCGGATATAAATTTAACTGTTATTGAAGGAGAATTATGTCATACCAATAATATTTATCTATTTTTAATGTATGATTGTATATTTTATGATGGTAAAGATGTAAGAACTGAAAATATATTATCTAATCGATTAAATTATATTGATAGTTTTATTAAAAAATTAAATATACAAAATTATAATATAGCATCATATGATCAACCTTTTAATATTATAAAGCAAGAAAAATTTTATGAAAATGAATTGATTAAATATTATGCTAATTTGAATGGATTGATTACAGGTGCAAAACCTAATGATATTATTTTTTACAAAAAAATCTATTTATTTCCCACAGGTGGAAGTAATTGTGAAGTTTATTCTTTCAGTAATTTAATTTGGAATGGGTGTACAAGTATGACAAATACTAATTGTCCTTATACTTTGGATGGTATTATTTATACATGTATTGATCAAAAATATACTAGAGATAAAAGGGAACAAAAATATCCAATTTATAAATATAAACCACCTTCAACAAATTCTATTGATATATATATTATTTTTCAAAGAAATACAGAAACTGGAGGTTTTTTAGAAATTTATGATAATTCTATTAATGGTTTAGGATTAAATAAAATATTTCGTGTGGCTAATTTTTATGTAGGTGATATTATAGGTAATAAAGAAGTGCCTGTACTTTTTATGAAGGAAGATAATAATCATGAAGCATTTTTTCCATTAGATAGAGAAGAAGTGCGTGACACCGAAGGTAATTTAGTTAATGATAATACTGTTGTTGAAATCATTTATGTTAATGATTTATCTATCCCTCATCAATATAGATGGAAAATATTAAGAACTCGATGGGATAAAACAGAATCAGTATTAAGAGATAAAAAACGTTATGGTAATTTTAAAGATAATGCTATCAAAATATGGAAATCAATGAGAGAAGCTGTTACTATTGAAGAAATAAAAAAATTATCGCGAGAAGATACTTATTTAATTCAACAAAAACAGTTAGCAAATAGAATTGATTCAAAAGTAATATCTTCTGAAAGAGCACAAGATATATACTACCAAAAAATTACAACATTAGGAGAAATATTCAGATTATATCATGGTTGGATCAAATCAATTATAATTTATAGTTATTGCGGGGCTTATTACAATTCCAGAGATACTAATAAATCCAAAAAAAAAAATGTTTTAGATGTTGGTTGCGGAAGGGGTGGAGATATTATGAAATGGTATCATTCGCGAGTTAATGAATACGTTGGTATTGATGCAGATTATGAAGGTCTATTTGGATCTTTAGACAGTGCTATGGTTAGATATCAAAATAATGTATCTAAATTTCCTGATTTTACAAAAATGATTTTTATTCAAGCTGATGCTACAGTTAAATTAGATGTAGAAACACAAGAAAAAAAATTAATTAAAATGACTCCAGAAAATAAACAATTAATTGAAAAAATATTTATGAAAAATACACAATTTGATATAATTAGTTATCAATTTTCAATTCATTATTTATTTGAATCGGAAAATACTGTAAATAATTTAATAGAAATTCATAATATGTATTTAAAACAAGATGGTCATATATTATGTACTTTAATTGATCCTTATAAATTATTACAATTATTGAATGGAAAAAATATATATACATCTTGGTATACAGATAATGATGGTCAACGTAAAAAATTTTTTGAAATTATAAAAAAATTTGATAATGAAATAAAAGATCAACCTAACCAACCAGTAGATATTTATATGGCTTGGGTCAGTCAAGAAAATTTTTATCTTACTGAATATTTAGTTACACCTAAATATTTAATTAAAATAATGAAAAAATCAGGATGTGATTTAATCGAAACCGATTACTTTGCTAATATCTATACGATTAATAAAGAATGGTTTACAGAAGTAATTAATCATGAAGAAAATCCTAAAAATAAAAAATATTATAAAAATGTGGCTCAATTTTATAATGATCTTAAAGGAGCTGATAAAGAAAGTAAAATATGGAATGATTTATTTAGATATTATATTTTTAAGAAATTTTAATTCTGTAGATTAATATACTATATAATTGTTGTGAAAATTCAACAATTTCCTATATAAAAATATATAGAAAAACAAACAATTATATCTTGAACCTCAAGATATTTGTTCAGGATTACAAAAGATGAAAATTTTTATATTAAAATATTGATGTAATTTATGTAAATAAAATTTAAAAGATTCTCAATATAATTGTACTATATTTAAATTAGATATTAAAAATTAAATGCATTTAATAATTAATAGTAAATATGACAAATATTTTATAAATCATTTAAAACAAAATATAAAAATTATATTTTACAGATTTTAAAAAATAATTTAAAGAATATTTATAAAGAATAATATAAAGAATATATAGCTACTTGATGGGTAGATAATTGTGCCATAATATCGGACAATTTCAAAACACCTTAAAAAAATTTAAGATAAAACATTCAACTAAAAATATAGATGAACATTGTTTAAATAAAAAAAATAATGTAGGAATTGTAATAGCCACCTAGGTAATTTATTTGAATATAGTTAATAGGCAGCTTTTCAAATCTATGAATGATTTAATGAAGAATTGAAGATTTGGATTTGAATATCATATCAACAATATTAGCTGCATTTTTTCATAATATAGGAAAGGAGGTAATTGTAGTTATGATATATATGCAAAAATAAATATAATGATATTTATTAGATAATCATCCTAAATTTAGCAAAGATATAATTTTAAGAAAAAAAATATTTAATTAATGCTATATATGGTTTTTATTTTCCCTCGATTAATATTAAAGATATTGTTTTGGCTGCATATATGCATTGGGAATTTAGTAAAATTAATATACCATCTAAAGACACTGAAAGTAAAATATAATTTATATAATTACTTTTTTTATATACTATTAAATTAAATTATAAACTCAATAGTAATTTATTATATCAATTAAAATTTTATATAGCTATAGCATCAGCAGATATATCAGCTGAAACTAATAGACGGTTAAAAAAATATAAAAATTTAATTAATAATAAAATTTATGTTAGTTATGATCCTTAAGTAAAGTTTAAAATGGATAATAAATTTTTATAATATAAAAGTAAAATTAGTGCCCTTTTTGATAAAATAATAAAAACATTACCTGTAATATAAGTTTAAAATTCTACTTAATCATACATAATTTTACTTTATTTAAACAAGTATAGGTATAATTTAATATTATAGAACTAAATACATTTTTATGAACTTTGTTATTTAATAACATTATTTGATAATCATTATAATATTTTATAGCTTGTTCTAAAAACATATAATATTGAATATATTTTAAATGATAATTTTTAAGCAAACATAATTTAAATACATTAGGATGTAAATAATAAACTTTATAATTTATATATGTTCCATCACCTGATATATCATGAACTGTAGAAATTTTATAATCTTTATTAAGAATTAAATTATGTAATTTGATAATATTTTCAATATCAGTTGTTGATATATTATGTTTAGATAATTTATTTGAATTAATACAACAATCATTTAAATCTACGCAATTTAAAAAATCATCAATAAAATTTATATCAATATTAAAAGATTTTTTATTTAAAACTTTGATATAATCAGTAATATTAATATCTATATTATTTTTTACAAGAAAAGTATTGTAATTATGAATCATATCAATTTTTAAATTAGACTGAAGTATATTAGATAATTCAATTAAATTTTCATAGGAATTTTTTGTATATGAAAATTCATGTAAGGATTTTGGACTATCTTCTCTTAAAAATTCTTGGTTTGAAAATTTATCTTTTGAAGTAATATTATTTGACATTATATATATTTATAAATATATATAAATTTATTTTTTATAAAAATTGTTATTATTAATATTCATTAACAACTAATGTCGTTTTATTTTTTTTTAATTCTTTAATTTCATACATTGAAAAATAATTTAATAATTCTCCGGGACTTAATAATTTATCTAAAATAGAATAGTTTATATTATACATAAGATGGGTTAAAATATTATAAGGATGTAAATTTAATATTTTGTATAAAGCCATATTTTTTAAATATTTAATTGGTAATATTCGAGCATTGGTAATAAATTGTGTAAGGCCAAAATTATATTTTATTAATTCATCTACAAATTTATAATTTGTTCTGATATTAGTTGCATGTCCTAAAATAACAATATTTTTTTTTGGAAGTACAATAGAAGATCCAAAATCTCCAATTTTAATTAAAAAACCAAAAGTTTTAATTTTATACATTTTATTATTTATTTTATAAATAATTGTTTCAATATTACCTATATTTTGATCTCCCATATAAGATTTATCAGATAACCAATAAATAAAAATATTATTAAAATGTATATCGAATACATGAATATTATGTTTAATTAATAAATTATATGTATGTATGAAACTAATAGTAATATAGTCATATAATTCACAAATATCACAAATGTAATTATTTGGTAATTTAACTTGTCCTTCATTATCAGAAAAAAAAATATAGTGTAACAATTCAGATAAAGTATTTAGAGTACTTGAAAAAATTGTTCCATATTTATAAGGATATAATAAACTTGCTTGATCTAATCCTGTTAATAGTATTTCAATACTAGAATCTAACCCATATCTTTCATTGATAATTTTATCTACATAATTTTTATCATTATAACAACTAGAATAATCTATCATTACTGGTACATTTGGTGAAATTTTTTTATACCATAATTCATTTATATAGGCTAATATAATCGTTTCAATAGTTAAATTGTTATAACTATAAATATATAATTTTTTTTTAATTAATTCAATTATAATATCATCTGATGTTTTTGCTTTTTTTACAGCAATTGGTAAAAATATACTTTTATTTTTTATAGAAATTTTTTCAAATTTACTAATTTGAGGTGTATAAACTATACCTACTACACCTTCTCCTAATATTTCTTCACAACGTCTTTGATTATAAATAAGATTTAATAAATTATATTTAATAGTTTGAAAATTAGATTGATTAATAAAATTAACAATATTTGTATCTTTTTTCTGATTAGGCATTAAAGTAGCACTTTTGTCATCAAGCATATTCTGAGATTTTGAATTTTCGGACTTTTTAATCATATTATAAATATGATTATATTTTATATATTTTATGTAATTTTAATAGACTTAGGTATTTTTGTTATACATCGAAATAATTTTTTATTAAATCTATTTATTAATTGATAACATATAGTATATTCAAAATAATCTTTATTCGTTTTCGTTACACAAGAAAATTCTAAGGTAGCTTTACTATTATGCCTAAAATTAATAGTTTGATTATCCTTATTAATCAAATTATATAAATGAGATTTACCTAAAACATATAATATATTATTTTCTAGTTTTTCATATGGTTCTATATTAATCAAATTATATTTTTTATTAATATAAGTATATTTTTTTTTGGAAATTTTCTTAGCATAATATTTAAATAATTTTATATTATTTTGAATTTTATTAAACATTTCTGTCTTTAAGAATTTCATTTTACCATTTTTATATAATTCTAAATAAATATTTAATAAAGTTAAATGATCTGAATTAGGATAAGAATATGGAAACAAATAGTTTTGTAATTCTTTAATATCATCATAGACGAATAATGAATCTAGTTTTCCTTCAGCTATTTCTACAATAGCCATAATTATAATCATTTCATTTTGACATTTTAAATAATAACTCATTATTATAGCTAAACTTGAAACTAAATTAATAGATTTAAAATTTAATATATACATACCTAATTTAGTTAAAGCTCCATTAGTTTTATCTGAATTCATTTTAATTACTTTATTAAATAATAATTTATGCAATGAATTGTCTATTTGGTCTTTTGTAGGTGGTGTTATTAAATCATTACTTAATTTTATAAAATTTTTAATTGTTTTTGTATAATGAATTAAAGATAAGATGTATTCTGTCAGGTCAATTTTTAAAATATTTGGTTTTGGATAAGGTAGTAAACTATCAAATTTATTTTTTGTATATAAATGATATGCTATACCAGGATTCGTTCTCCCAGTTCTACCTATTCTTTGAATAATTTGAGCTTGTGTTGTATAATCTTTTTTTATATATGTTATATTATAATAAGAATCAAATTCATTTATTAATTCTAAACCAGTATCAATAACATAATCAATTTCATCAAATGTTATTGATGATTCAGCAACATTTGTAGCAAATATAATTTTCATATCATACCCTTCTTTTTTATATAAATCTTTACTAACAGCGAGCTCTTTTTTTTCTAGAGATATATTTGAATATATCTCAACACATACTAAATTTATATTAATTTGACTAATTAGTTCACAACCTTTAATTGTATCTTTTTGTGTAGGTACAAAAATAATTATATTTTTATTTGAAGATAGGGCATCTTTTAAAATATCATTACAAATACTAATAGCAGTTTTTAAATAATTTTGTTTATTAACATTAGCATTTGCCCAAACTTGTTTAATTGGATAATTACTTTCACCATAAATTTCTAATTCTCCATATTTAATACCTTTAATATTAAAATAACTTTTAAATATTTGTGCATTAATTGTAGCACTCATTATAATCAGTTTAAACTCTTTTCTTTTAAGAACAATTTCTTTTAATAATTTTAACAATAGATCGATTTGGATATTTCTTTCATGAGCTTCATCAATAATAATACCATTATATTCCGATAAATATGGATCATCAGATATAATTTGAGCTAATAATAGACCATCAGTTAAATATATAAGTCGTGTTTTATCACTTATAGAATTTGAAGGCGAACCTTTATATTTATAACCAACTTCTTCTCCCAATTTAACATCTAAAGTTTTTGCATTAAATTGAGCACTAGAAATCGTTGATAGGATTTTTGGATTTGTAACTCCTATTTTTCCAGGTAAATTATTATCTATCAAATATTTTAAATAATATTTTGGAATTATAACTGTTTTTCCACTTCCTGTACCTGAAGTTAATATAATAACTTGTTTACTTTTTAGTAATTCAAAAAATTTTTGCGTATTTTTTATATCTGTATAAACTGGTAATTTATGCCATCTTTTTGCTAATTGTTTGTATTCATCTGAATAAGGCTTATTATTTAAAAAATTTGGTTTTTCTCCTTTACTATCTAATATATCTGTATATAGATTAGTATTACCTTTAGATTTATTTAAAACTTTTTTATTAACGCCTCCATGTAATATTAGTGGTAAATTTATTATATTAGAATAAAATTTATTAGCATTAGCATTAAATTCCAGATTTTCATATAATTGGTGCGAGTCATTCAATAAAATAGTTGTATCTCTCATTATAATTAATTATAAATTAATTTATAATATATTAATTATAATAATATTATAATTATTATAATATATTAATTATTATAATATGCAACGGATTGATGGAATGGAAAATGGACAATACTATATTGGTAAATGTAAATTAAACAACAATGAGAAAAAATTATCTTACAATAATCCTCATTGTACTGAATATTTTTGTAATATGTATAAAATTACAGATTGTACTAAATGTGCAAAATATTTAGTTGATCAAAAAAAGATAATATTGTACAATGAAGATTTATTTAATACAAAATTAAAATTAAAAAATATTAATGAAAATTTTAAATATTGTAAAAAAAATTGCAATAATGGGTATATTTATAATTATATTGAACGTGATGAAACAAAAAAAAATTCATTTTTGGTTGATAATTATAAGTTAATAGAAAGTTTTAAAAAATATGATTTTATAACCAAATATGATGATTTACCATATGAAATAAATTATGAAAATACATTTCCTAAACCAAAAACAGTTGTTCATTGGGGGCAAATAAAAATGTTATTAATAACTATATTATTTTTTATTAAAGTAATTGATCCCAATGAAAAAGAAGTACATATAATATATGCAGGATCAGCCAAAGGTGATAATATATTATTATTATGTAAAATGTTTCCAAATACAATTTGGTACTTAATTGATCCTAGAGAACATAATAAAAAATTATATACTAAATTAAATAATCGAGATCAAATCCATGAAATTATTAAAGACTATTTTACAGATGAAATAGCATTAAAATATTATAATCAATTTAAATCTCGAAAACATAAATTATTATTTATGTCTGATATTCGCGAAGGAACCGATGATGATAAAATAGTTAGAGATCAAGAATGTAATGCTAATTGGCATAAAATAATACAACCAGATTTTAGTTATTTAAAATTTAGATGCCCTTATGATAATCCTATTATATATAAATATTATAAAGGAGATATTTATTTACAATTATATGCACCTACAAGTTCTACAGAAACACGTATTTTATTTACCAAAAATTTGGAACCTTATGAATATAATAGTCAAGAATATCAAGGTAAAATGTTGTATTTTAATCGAATTATTAGACCATCGTATCATAAAAGCTTAATAAAAAATAATTTTTATTTTGATCATTGTTATGATTGTACATATTTTGGTTATATTATAAAAAATTATATAAAAAAATTTAAACTAGTTAGTCCATTTCAAAAACTTAATAAAAATAAAACTACTATTTATGATATTATGAAATATATCACAAAATATATTTCTAAATATTCACAAGATAAAATTAGTATTCATAATAAATATGTAAGAACCAATATTTTATAATTCAGTAATAATATCAATATGAGATTCTTCATTTGATGGAAAAATAAATTTTTGACTATATTCTGCACTAGAGCTAATCTGTCTAATATTTAGATTACGTTTAAATGTTGTAGGATATTCTCTTTTTTTGTTTGTTGGTATTTTAGAAACTACCACTATTTCATCAACACGATATTTGAATGGTGGATAACCACCATTTTTATATTGTTTATTATCATTAGTCATAATAATAAACAATATAAATTAATTATTTTTGTATATTTTAGAAAGATTAAGACCCGGATTTTAGTTTATACATATTTTATTAAATGTTTAATTGAACAACATATCCCTTTATTTGAACAAGTAAATTTAATATATTCAGAATCTTTAATATCTCCTATATAATTATTATATAATAAACGTTGTAAAGTGTGCTTTTTCTTATTTAAATAAAAATAAACATAATAATTATTTTTTATATTAGACACATGTCCAGTCCATAGAGAGCATTGATCACTAAAAATTGATTCAGATAAATATTGTTGTAATCTTTTTATATCAGTATATAATAACTTATTTTTTATTAAATTTTTTCTTTGATTCTGCATTAATTCATTTAATATATCTTTATTAGAATTATAATTATGTAAAATTTTTTGATCTTGTGGTAAAAATAAATTAGTATTTTCTTTTAAAGTATTGTTTTGATGATCTGAATTAATATCCATTATTATATTTTATAAAATTATTTTAAAGGTAATAAATTGTGTAAATTTTTTTTGGTATTAAATTAAAAGTATCATATTCAAATTTTAAAAATATCGTTTTTTGAAGTGTATCATCTGCAGTAAATTTTTTAATTGTTTCTGGTGTAACATCAATTTCTCCTTGTAAAAATAAATATTTTACATTAGAAAAATTATCATAAACTACAATTGGTAAAGTTATTAAATGACTTAAAATAAATAATTCAACTTTACCATCTGTATTGAATGATGTTTTACGAAATGTATTTAAAGCAGATTCAAAAAAATTAGTATCAGTATTAAAATAATTTTTTATAAATTTAATAATATTTTTAGACATATGAACAGATTTAAAAGCATCAGTTTGCCATTTAATATCCGTCGTTTCATTATTTTTTTTTGAAGTATTCATTTCTAATATGTTTTGAATAAAATCAATTATATTAGCTTTAAATAAATAAGTAATAGTAGTTTGTAGATCACTTATATATCCTAAATTTCTATCTTTAATATTAAATAAAGGATTATTTATCCAATAATATCCATTAATATAAGCACGTATTATGGAATCTTGATTAGGTATAATTTCTTGAATAAATTGTTTACCAAGTTGTATTAATTCAGGATATATTTCATCAATAATATCTCTTTTAATTTTTCGTATTTTTTGTTTTCCTATAGTAGGAATATTTTCTTTTCCAAATAAATCACTCATTAATTTATTCATATTTAAATTTCTTGCTTTAATTATTTTTTGGTTGGGTCTATTTGTAAATTGACTATAATCAACAATATCTGATACATAATATTCATTTTCTTGTATAAGTTCTTTAAATTGAATCCCATCCTGAATGATTTCATCTATTACTTTATTAACAAAATCTATAGCAAGTGTATCTAATAAAACTAATTTACAAGAATCATTTTTCCATTTGCAATGTAAATTTTGTGTGCATTTATCTTTTGTATTATTTATTTCACAATAATCTCGTACATTTTTTATTTCATAATCTTCTAGATAAGGATAATTATCTGTAATATAGCCGAACTCTGTTTTTATATTTAAATCTTTATCTAGATGATTTAATTTAAATTCATTATCAAGTGTTATTTTATATTGTTCAGATAATTTTTTATTCAGAATTTTATATAAAATATATCTCAACAAATGTTTTTTCTTATTAATAGACATAGTTCCACTAGAATCCCGAGTTTTATTTCTTACAATATCAATAATTTTATCTCTAATATGCAGATTTTTAGCTAAATATAAACTTAATTCTAATCTATACAAATTATAACTTTCAGTCATATAATTATGTTCTTTTACATTTTGAATCCATTTATTATAAACTTTAATATTATTATATTTTAATATATTTTGATTAATTGTTTCTTCTAAAGATTGATAAATAACTGCTAAATTTTGTTTTTTTATATCTAATTCATTAACAAATTCATTAAAAATAGGAACAGATAAATTATTATTTAATAAAATAGAAATAATTTGTATTTTGTCATTTTTTTTTATATCATAAAAAACAGCTTTAGGTTTATAATCTAAATGTAATAAATTTTCTATTTCTTTTAATAATAATATTGTTGTATTTAAATCTAATAATTTTGTAGTACTATTAGCTAAATATGTATTTATATTATCAAATTTTAAGTCATAACTAATACCAGATGGTTTTGTAGGAACTAAGATGTTATTATTATTGATATGAATTTTAATATAACGACATTTATGACGATCATCAATATATTGCATAACAATATTTATTTTATTGTGTTTAAATATATTAATAATATATTTGGCAATTAAATTATTATTGATTAATAGATTATTAATAAAATTATTTTTATAAGTAATATCATAATATTTTTTAAATTCTTCGATAATTTTACCAAAAATATTATTATGTGAATAATATTTTTGAATGATCAACTTAGATGTTTTATTTTTTGAACTAGTAACTTTTTCATCTTTTTGAACCCAATAAATTGGAAATATATAATTATTATCTTTTATTAAAATAATAATATCCCTAGGTTCATTTAATTGATTATAATTTTCAATATTCAAGCTTTCTAAAAAATATTGTTCTAATATTTCATCTTTTTCTAAATGTTTTTTTATTACCGATTCATGTTTTGTTAACATATAATAAATAATACCATTTGAACTCAATACTCCTGGAATAGCTGATAATTCACCAACAATATCATATTCTAAATATCGAGAATTTTTAATATATTCTATATAAGCTTTACATGTTTTAAAACTTTCAGCTATATCACCATTATTTAGATATGTAAAATAAACATTATTTTTATCATTATGTAAAAAATTAATAAATTTTTGAATAATCATTTCTATATCTATATTATAAATATTAGATAAAGCTATTAAAAAATAATAGTATTCATGTTTTACTGTATATTTAAAGAAATATCCAGTTTTTGATTCTAATAAATAATGATTTTGAATTTTATATTGATTATTCCATATTTTATTTAAAAATATATCTAAATATTTAGGTAGATATATAAATCTACCATCTTGTAATTTATTTGTTTCTTGTAAAATATAAATTTTATCCCCTAAATTATCTACTTTAGTTTTTTCATCAGTATCTTTAAAATTTTCACCAAGACATTTTAAAAAAAAATTTCTTTTTTCTTTATTCATAGAAGTTAATTGATCTTTTTTAAAACAACAAGGCATACATAAATCATTTGGATTATTTCCACGTGCTAAAAATCCCATATAAATATAATCTTTATTTTCAACTTCATCACATATATAAAAATTATAGGAATTATTATTATCGGGTAATTTAATAGCTTTAATTACACTTGATGTTATTTTTCCTTTAATTTTAATATTAATTTTTTTTTCATAATATTTAGTATTAGGATTCAATTTATAACCATTTTTTTGTAATTCATCAATACTATTATTCGAAATTATTTGAGGTCTTCTTTTTTTATCACTACCTGAATTTTGACATGATCTAGTCCATTGGTTTTGACCCTTATCTGGTTTAAACCCCAATCTATCTTTATCTAATGATGTTATTAATTTTACAGCCTTAGTCGAAACTTCGTAATCAACTATATCAATAACTTTATTTCGTCTTTTTGCTATTTTAGTTAATCCTTTTAATTTATCTTTTATTTTTTGATATATTTTTTTTTGATATAAATAAGTTTCTATATATAAATAAATTAAGACTTGCATAAATTCTAATATTTCTTCTAATTGTTCTTTATCTCGCGCTCCTGTGATTCTTATTTTATAATTGTCTTTTTCTTTACCTTGAATATCAATACCAATACCTGGAGGTTTTGATCTGGGCAATATTTTCAACTTTTTTAATGTCTTTTTGGATTTTTTTATAATTTTTTGATATTTTTCTCTTATTAAATCTAATTCTTTGGCTGCAACATTTAATGTAATATTAAATTGTTTAGCAATTTCATCAATTAATTCTCTATCATTTAATTCATAATTCCTCAAAAAATATAATATACGTAAATGCAATTTTAATCTATTATCATAATTATTAATTCGCTTATATCGTAAATATGTACCATATTTTGATAATCCATCTTCACGTTTTTCTTTTGCTTCTCTTTTTTTTGGGTCGATTACTAATGATACATATGTATAAAAATATCTACTAAATTCAGATAAATCATTATGATTTATAACAAAATTTTTAGGGAGATTAAATTTTACAATTGTATTAATAAAACCATATTTAAATCTATCATTGGAAGGTAAAATAAATTTTATTTTTTTATTTTCAGAATTTATTTTTTTTAATAGGTCTTTTATATATTCATACGTTTTTATAATATCTTCTATAGTTCCTTTATCAGCTTCTTTCCATGTAATTTTATATTCAATCCGTCCTGACTCATATAAATTAATCGATATAAATTTATCTGTAGATAAAGTTTTATTCTTTTCATCTGAAATTTTAATTTTAAATGCTATACCGTAAGGAGCATTTTCAAACCATTTCATCAATAATTCTTGATTACTATTTTCATCTGAATTAGTATAAAATTTATATACTAATTCAGAATCTAAAGTTTGATATTGAATAAAAGGATAAGTTTTATTTACAATAAAATTATCAAAAATCCTATATAAATTATATTTTGTCGAAGATGTAGTTCCTGTTATATTTTTAGGATTTTGTATTTTAACATGAATTATAGATTGTATTATATGATTTTCAGAAAATAAATGATTATATTTATCTTTTTCTAATTTTGTTTTTTCAACTATATTTTCAATTTCATATTCTAATTTTAAATCGATATGAATTTTATTAAATTGTAATTCAATATATTGGAATTCTTTATTATTTTGTTTTCCTAATAATTGAATTATATTATCTAATCTATCATATGAAATTAAAGGAAAATAGATATTAACATATACATCATATAAATTTTTTTTTTGTTCAATACTGGGATTGTAATTTACTCCTAATTCATTATAAATATCTAACATAAATATTTCATTATTAGTAATAAAATTATCATATGTTCTTATTATATTAGATTCATCATCTTCTCTTTTTATTTTGTAACCTAAATATTCTTTCAAATAACCTAGGTTATCTCGTAAAGTTTCATAAACCTTTGTATTGTCATTGGGTATAATGTCTATTTTTAATAATTCATTTCTTCGAATCCATTTTTGACCTAACATTACATAATCATACGATACACCTTTATCTGTTTCAAATTTGTATTCTGACCAAAAATATTGCGTTTCAGGTAATAAACAAAAATGTAGTTTTACTTTATCTTTTGCTTGTAATTTTTCTAATGATGATAAACAAGGACCTGCTGGTATGGATATACAAATTTTATTGCGTAAGGTTTTTATATTTTCATTTTTAAATATATATTGATCAGTTATATAATATTTTTTATAAATGTTTTCAATTTTAGCATCATATTGTAAATTATCTAAAGAATTATCATAGATAATTTCTAATTTATCAATATTTTTTTCCCATTTTTTATCATGAATTGCAGCACTTATTAATTTTGAAGTTTCTAAAATAGTTTTACTTTTTTCGATATCTGTACTTGCATACATTTTTGTGATTTCTTCTAAATCTAAATCATTTTCTATTTCCTCTTCTAAAATATCATCTGATATTATTTTTGTTTCTTCTTTTGGATTTTCTTCACCATCATCATCAATGTCTGATTCTTGTATACCTTCATTATAATCATCGTCATTATATAAACCTCCTCCAAATAAATTCTGCTCCAATTTATTAGCTTCAGATCCGACAAATTTATTTTTCAATTTGAGTTTAGATTGTGTTGGATTATAATTATTTAAATTATTAAAAGTTCTAAAATCAATATTATGGAATTTATTTAATATATTTAATTTATTATTAAATAATAAATCATAATAATACATAGAAGCAAATGAATAAGAAATTTTTTTTTCAGGTTGTTGACTAATATGTTTATTGAACCAAATTTTACCATATTGTGTTTCTAATTTTTTTTTTTTATGAACTGTATTATTAATATTATTTATTTGCTCCTGCATGTGGTAATTTATAAAAAAATGATAATACCAAAATTCTCCATAATATCCTTCTAATTTATTATAATTTTTTTTTGATAAATTAATAAAAGTTGTATATAAATCAGTATCCTTTATTGTTTCCAATATATTTAATATTTCATCAGGAACAATAGGTCCAATAAATATATATACTTTATATTGTATTTTTCTATTATTATTTTTAAATTTATGAATTATTTTAATAGGATCTTTCATATTATATTTATATAGAAATGAAAATTAATTTAATTTTTATACAATAGAAGAATTTAAGATAAGTCCACAATATTCTTGAGGATATTTATTATAATCAGTATATTGATAAATACCTATATTTATACTTTCTTCTATAAATTTTTTAAAAATTTTCTGAAAAAGTGGACCATGACCTATTTCTGGACAAGCAAAATGAGCCATTTCATGAATTATTACATACATCAATAAATTAATATCATGTAATTCGCCAGTTTTTCTACTATTAAGACAAATTGATAATTCTTCTCCTTTATTAACACTAAATGAGGTTATATCCATATTTTGATTATTGGTTTCATATATAACAGTTCTTTCTTTATTAAAATTCTTATCTAATAATTTAATATATTCATCATAATCTTGTAATTTATCTATATTATCCAATAAATGATATTTTAAATTATACATCTTAGTTATTATTGTAGCTAATAACTTTAATTTTTTTTCTTGATTATTATCTTTTAATATTGTATAGATTCCATTTGTTGATTTCACGTATATAATATTATTTTTATTAATATTTAAAAATATATGTATAATTATTATTATTATAAATAATAAAAAAATTTCAAACATCTATAATGTTCTATAAAATCTTAGATTTTATAGATTATTCTAAGAAAAAAATTTATAATTTTTCTTTCAATGTAATTTAGATAATTTTTTAAAATTATCTAAATTTTAAAAAATTTCTATTTTATATTATAATGGGACAAAAAGAATCCAAAGTAAAAAATAATACAGAAAGTTCAATAGGTTGGAATAATATCCACACGCCAGATATGAGTTCTACATATGCACCAAGAATTCAATTACCTGAAGGTGCAAAACAACTTATTACTGAATTGAATATAAATTCAATTATAAATCCAGATACAACTAACACTATGATATTCAGTAAAAATTTAAAAAGTTATAATGAACCAGATACAATGCAACTTTTTAATGCATTAGATCCAGAAAATTACAATAAAAAAAATCGATCTAATCCTGTTCAACCAAAATCTGTGTCTGGAGATTTAAATCTAAGAAAAGTTTTAGATGCAGAACCTAAAGATGTATCTGTACCAGATACATCTTTGTTTATTAGTTCTTCAGATGTTGCTAAATTTCTTAATGTAACTAAAATACAACAAGGAGGTAAAAAACAGAATAAACATGATGATGTATCATCTGGATCTAGTACAAACTCTACATCCGAATTATTAGAGGAAGATGAAGATGACAATGAAGATTTTGAAAATTTAACTACCGATCAAACCCAAAAAAATGAAAAAGTTATAGCAAAAAAAAGTGACAAATTAAGAAGTAATAGAGCCTTAACTAATACAGATTTATCATATTTGTCTTCTTCAGCTCATGAATCACGGTTACGTAAACCATTAAGGTCTCCGACTGAAGAAAAACATGAAGAAAAAGAAAATGTAAAATCTAATAAAACTAAAACTAAAATTCTAGATATAAAACCTAGAAAACAACCAAAAAAACTAAATGATAATATGCATCAACCAATGATCAAAGGCAAAAAAAATGCAAAATCTAAACTTGTTGAATCAACATCAAGTTATAATTCTCCAATAAATGATAATCCTAATAATTCATCTATTAGTTTACATACATCTCAAATTAATATGGTATCTGACTTTTAAAAAAATATAAAAAAATAAAAAATTTTTTATTTTTTTATAATATTAAATTAAATTTTCATATAATTCTTTAAAACTTGTATAATCTTCAATAGTATATAATTTATAATTTTTTATTGTATTAATTAAATTTTTTATTGTATTAATATAATTTTGTAAATATATAAGGTTTTCATCTATTGATTCTTTTATAAGCTTTTTACTAGTTAATTCTTTTTCAGATTTATCTTTTTTCTTTTTTACAGATTTTTCTTTTTTTTCCTTTACAGGGTTTTCACTAGTTGATGTTTTTTCATCTTTTGTTTTTTTTACAAGATTTTCATCGATTGATGTTTTTTTAGATTTTTCTTTTGTTTCTTTTATAGGGTTTTCATCAGTTGATTCTTTTATAGATTTTTCTATTTTTTTTTTAGCTGATTTTTCTTTTGTTTCTTTTCCAAGGTTTTCATTAGTTGAATCTTTTATAGATTTTTTTTTTGTTTCTTTTACAAGGTTTTTATCAGTTGAATCTTTTATAGATTTTTCTTTTGTTTCTTTTACAAGGTTTTTATCAGTTGATTCTTTTATAGATTTTTCTTTTACAGGATTTTTTCCTATTTTTTCTTTTATAGGCTTTTCTTTAACATTTTTTGTTATTTGATACTTATTAATAAATTCATTAAAAATACTACTAGCATTTTTATCAACTAATTCTAAAAATTGAATAGCAGGATTCATTATTTGATTTGTTAAATAGAAGAGATAATCAATCTTCAGATTATGTTCTTTAATATATTCAGGAGTTTCTATAATATCTCCTTGAAGTAATTGTCCTGGTTTATTTATTGAATCAATTTTAATCACTGCAAATTCAATTCTATCTCCAGATTGGGGTGTATTTCCAGGATCACGTTTAGTAATTTTATCTGCTAAATAGATATGTGCTATTTTCGTCCAATCCTTATAGGATTCTTTTAATTTTAATGTACGACTTTGTAAAAAATATTTAATATCATATTTATCATCAAACATATCTTGTAAACATTCTTTTGTATATTTTTTTGCTTGTTCAGGATCTTTCAAATTTATCAAACAATTAATAATTCCACTACAAATTTCTTTAACAATGGGTGCATTATCTCGTCGTTTTAAAACTATACCCATAAAATCTTGTTTATAATTATTTACATCAAATTCATATTTATTTCCTACATATTTTTTTTTGGTTAATATAGCAAAGGGCCAAAATGTTTTTTCATATTCACAATCATGCGGGTAGAATAATTTACTTTTAATTAATTCTCCTGATAATTTACCAAGTTGAATTGTATATTCTAATGATCTTTCATCTATAATTGCATTACCTCCTTCATAAATATCTATGTATAATTCTCTAATTATATTATTATTATGGTCTGATGTAAATATCCATCGAGGTTGTACCCAATAATAAATATAATTTACTTTATCCATATCTGACATGTCTAAATATCTCATATATTTTTTAATAAAATTTTCAATAGTTTGATAATGTTTTTGAATATCAGCATTAAAAAATAATCCTATATCTTTTTCTATATATGTTTCTATAATTTGTTGTAAATTTTTTTTTCCATTGCTTTTATTATATTTTTCAATAAAAGATTTACTTTGAGAAAATAATATTGATTCATTTGATATAAAATTAATATTTTTATATTTTAATAAATTTTTATATAATAATTCAGATAATGTATATATATCTAAATTATTGTTATCTTTGATATATTTTTTTATAAAAAATATAATATTCTCAAAAGATTCTCGAAATTCTGAAGAATTTTTAATTTCTTTTGTTATATTTTTTTTATCATAATCTTGAATAATATTTTTTAAATAATTATTTATATTTTTTTGTATTTCCTTATTATCTTCACTATAAATCCATTTATCTTTTAATGTTTTTTGTAATAAGGTTTTATTTATTAAAAATAATTTATCATAATCTAATTTTATTTCATCTTTAAAGCTAAAATCATTTTTTAATTTTTGAGTAAAACTATGAATAATTTTATCAGATGGAACAAAATATGAATTATTTTTAAATATATCAATTAACGCATTTAAAATTGGTTGACATATTTTTTTTTTTCGATTTTCATATAAATTTTCACATGTTAAATTGATTTTTTCTAATAAATGGTTAGCCCATTGAATTACTTTTATATCAAATGCAGATGTATTATCTTTTTCAACTAATTCACATAATAACCATAACCAAGGTAAATAACTTTCTTCCATATATTCTTTAATAAATATTTTTAATTTTTGTTCTAAGGGTAATTCATTTAAATACAAATATTCTGTAGACATAAAATCAGATTTATGTTGTCTGGTACTATTTAATGAATGATATTCTATTTCTGGTTTTTGTGGTAATTTTAAACTATCTAGATTATCGGTATTATAATATTCATTAAATATTTTTGTAAATAAGCATCGTTCATGATAAGGAATAAATGGTGCTAATAATGTATGTCCAAATTTAATTATTTTTTTCCATAAAATTAAAGCATCATCAAAGTTTATAATTTTTGTATTATCTCTAAATCTATAACAACTAAATATAGAATCTGTATTATGAACAATTAATGATCCAACTCCTGCATGAAAATGATGATTTTCTGTTGTTAAATCATATACATATTCTTCTGGTTCGTTATATAATTCAATTTTACGTAAATCGAATTTTGTTTCTTTTGTTATACATAATATATAATAATTTTCATTAAAATTTACTTCAACATGTTTTCCTAATTTTTTTATATTATAATAATAAGTTAATGCATCTACTGCACATTTTGTTTTATACGGAATTGGATTATTTATCTCATTATATCCATCTAGATCTTCAAGTCTTGTTTTGGGATGTAGAATAGGAAAACTATGTAATAATATATCATCAAATTTAATTTCTTGAGGTTTAATTTCTGTAATTTGAAAATTTTTTGTTATTAATAAAGAATGATCATCTGTAACTACAACTGATCCACTATATGTATTTACACGAAATAATTTTTTATATGGAGCTAATTTGTGTCGAATTATACATTTTATAGTTGTCCAACCTTTTTCTGTCCAAATTTCTACATTGTTTAAGTAAGCTGTTTCTTTATCAGAAAAAGATAAAATCTTATATTGGTTACCAGGAACTAAATCACCTATAGTTTTAATAAAAATCTTTTTTGAAATTGAATTGCGTAATAATAAAGGCATTTCTCCAATTATACTATCACCATATCTAACTATAGGCTGACACGTTATATTTTTAATAGTCAATATAAATTTTTCTAATGATGAGATAATTTTTTCATTTTGTCGATCTTTAATTTCTAAATCATATAATTTATTAATATTCTCTTTATCATTATGTTCATAATAATATTTTAGTGTATTAATAATACATGGTAATATTTCTTCATCGTACTTTTTGGCCAAAATTAACATTTCTCTACCTGTAGAGGTTGTGCAGGCAGCTATATCTCTTTTTTGAATAGGAGATGTAGCTGCTCCTAATTGACCGTATAAAGAATTTGCTGTTATTTTAATCGCATTCTGTTTAGCATCTAAAATTTTATATTTAAAAGGATCTTTTTCAGTTTTCATTATTTGTTTAATTATTTTACGTTCTTTTAATAAATTATTAAGAATAGTTGGAATAACTCCTAATTTATTATTTATTTGAGCAAATTTACGATATTGAACGGATCCATCCGAATCTTTAAAATTTGCTTGATAATATTTTACATTTGGTAAATTATCATACATTGGATCTTCTACAATTGTTTCATGACTCATATTTTTATGCATAATAGAAGATGGATATAAACTCATATAATCTTTTGTAGCTAAAGCTTCATATTCAACTCGTGGAATTGGATCAAATACCAATGCTCCCACAAAACTACTCGAATCCATTTCTATTTCTTCACGTTTTTTGGATTGACATTTTGGACATGTCCAACTATTATCATATTCATTTTCACAAGTTAAACATCGATATGATTTTTTTAATTTAATAACAGGAAAAATATACTTTTGTTTTCGATATTCTCTCAAACATAATGAAAATAATTTAATTCCTTGACCTCGTGTAAATAGAAATGATAAAGGTACATAACATACATTTGCCATTTCTATATTTTTTGTAATAATTTCTAATTTATTTATCAATAGATTAACTAATTTACAATCTTTAATACAATATTTAGCAATAATACTTCTATCTTCAGGAGATCCTTTATATAATCTAAATATATCTTTTGGTCCAATATCATCTTTGGCTTGAGACCAATTTAACTTTATTTTTAAAGATTTAATATCTAAATAAGATTTATTTTCTAATAAAATTTGTTTTACATCATTTTTTAGTGATACTTTATTTAAAATTTCAGAAATTAAATTATTTTTTTTATTATTTTTTATAATAATTTTTTTATTATAGCTATCAATATTTACTATTAAATATTTATTTCCAATTTCATCAGAAATAAATCCTTTAACTACTTCAATATGAATAAAATCTCCTATACATATATCTTGAATATTATCACAAGTTAACTCTAAATAATAATTATCAATAGATGATTGAGGTATTATTTGAATAGATAAAATATCACCTCTGATAAATTTAGATGATACAAAATCTAATTTATAGGATGGTAGACTAAAAGTTTTTTGAATATCTTTCATTAGATCTATATGAATTCTTCCTGGAGTTTGCCAGAATTTTAAAAGATTATCTCCTAAAGCTGAAGACGATAATTTTATTTCTGTAAAGTTACATTTAAAATATTTTAATTTAGACATAAATGAGATATCTATTTTTAATATATCTTTACATCTATCAAAAATATATTTTTCATCAAAAAAGAAAATATTATATCCTGTTATAATATCACAATCACTATTTATTAATTCTGTTATAAATCCATAAATAAGTTCTGTTTCAGTTTCATAGCTTTCTACTATAATATTATCTAATGGGCTTGTATTTTTTAGACAAGCTATATATTGTCTATAAGGTGTTGATTCACCTAAGTATGTATATGTTGCACCAATTTGAATAATAGCATCACCTGATCGTTTAGCTTGAGGAAATTCACCATCTATAGAATTACATTCAATATCAAATGCACATATACGTAAAGGTGCATTATAATCTTTTTTTTGAGGAATTAAATTTGTCCAATCTATACTAATCTCTATATTACAACGGGATATTTTATCATCTTCATGGATCAAATTATAATTCAATACTTCAACCCAACCACATCCATTAATATTTTTAATATGAAAACATCGTAACATTGATAAAAGATTAGCCTCATATAATTTAAATTTATATTTATTATTTTCGATTGTAACTTCATTATTATCAAAAAAATATTTATATTTTTGTAAACCATCAACATTATTAAAAACTAATCTTGCAAAATAATATTCTTTATCATTTGTAAATCCTTCTGCTTTTTTAAATTTATGTAATTCTAGTCTTATCAATGAATTTTTATATTTATAAAAAATTTTTTTATTCTCTTTACTTTTTAAAAAAGCTTCTAAATCCATTAATAATGTTTCATTATATAATTTAGTTTTAGTTTGAAATTTATTAGGTAGTAAAATATAAAAATATGGTGTAAAATTTTTAATTTTACCATATACTGATTTACCATCTAAACATCTTCCAAAAATATGAATTATATACTTTCCTGGATTAATTGTATCTTCATCTTCTTCTTCTTCATGATCTTCTAACCAATCGTATATTTGAAATTCCAATTTATCATTTTTTGGCATAATATTCATATTATACTATAAACAAAAATTATCTTTATCAATTTTTTATTTAAAAAAATAAACTTTGAATATTACTTTGTGGTAATATTTTTGCATAAGATACAACATTTTTAGTAATATAATATAAAGTTTTATTGTGTTTTTGTTTTTATTTTTTTATTATTAAAAACTTAATAATAGTTCAAATTATTATATCTAATGGATTTATTAAACTATTAATCACTTATTGATATTAAAAAAGTATGCTGATCTTGTTTTTTTTAATGATAATTCTAAATTTTATATAATTTTATATAATTTTATAATTTAATCAGATTTATAACCTCGGCTAGATAGATAATTAAATTGCTTTTGATCAAGACACACACACCCACTGTTTTTACCCCAATTACATGATAAATTTGTTGGAATAAAATTAGAATATTGTTTATCATTTGATAGAGCTATTTCTGGTGGTAATTTCCATTGTGTATATTTACAACAATCACGCGAACATTCATTTAAATCTATCTTAAATTTATCATTTTCATCATCTATATTATTTTGATTAAGTAAGGTAAGCTGTTCCTTGATTTTTTTTTCATAATAATTATCATTCAATGGTAATAATATTAAAAAGAAAATTACAATTAAGATTAGAGTTAAAATTAATGTAATAGTATTACAATCAATAACCATATATAATTATATTTAGATTTTAAATTATTTTTCTCGATTTAATATATGGAAAATAATATAATCAATAAGGTAACATCTAATAATGAAGAAAAACTTGATTATATGAAAAAATTTTTAGATATTAATGGTAAATATAAAATTGATTTTATAAAATTGAATAATAGTAAATTATTAGGATTATTTACTATGGATAATAAGTTATTAATAACAGGTAATTATAATTTTTTTGGTATATATCAAGGAAAACATAATTTATGGATTTGGGCATCTTCTATACCAGGCGTTGATAAACAAGTACTTCATAATATACAAAAAATTAAATTATTTAATTATTTATTTGAACCATATGAGGATGATAAAAGTAATTTTTATTATCAATTATTAACTCAAGATGTTATAATGGTTAAAAATGAAATTCAAATACAATGGATTAATGAATTATTATTGTATCTATCTAACAGTTTATTTTATTTTAATCCTATAAATTCTGATGAGAACATGCAATTTTTAACATTAAATAATATAAAAGAACAATATATTTAATTTATTTATAATTATAAAAATTATTATTTAATATGCTTTAATAAACGTTTTTTTTCTTTAGATTCTAAGACATTAAATTCAGTAGTCTTATCAATTTTTAAACACAATTCTATTTCTTTAATACCAATATTTTTGTTATATTTATTTAATATATTAATCAAAATATAATCGTTGTGTTTTTTAATTAAATGATTACATATTTTATTCAACATTAATATTTCTTGATTTGTTTTATTATTAATCAATTTAGATAAATTCATAATATTTTTTTTATTTATATTTTTCAGAGATGTTTTATTTAAATCAGAACTAAATTTAATATCATCGTATAATAAATCATGTGAATTATTTTTATTAATCCAAAAAGATGTATTAATACATGTATAAAATCCATGAATATTTTGTAAATACCAATTTTGATCAGTATAAATACTAGTTTCGACATTGTCACCCTTTGAAATTGAGTCTGATACTTTGATCATAATATTCATTATTTCATCAAATGGTAAAGAAGTTTGTTTTAAAATTTTTTTGAAATAATTTTCATGTATCATAAGAGGTAATAATACTTTTTCATTTTCATATAATTTTATAAGCGTTTCATAGTCTAAATAATTATTTAATACCTTTTCTGTTGATTCAAATAAACCTATATCAATATTTTTTTCTCGAGATTTTTCAATGAAACTGTTAATATCAGTTTCATATAATATATTATTATCTTTTAAATGAAAAGATAATTCTTGTAATAAATTAATTAATCTTCGAATATCAAATTGCGAAAATTGAATAATTTTATTTATTAAACTATCATAATTTTCTAATTTAATACCTTCTTTATTATATATGTCAATGATTAATGGTTTTAATTCATCATAAGATGGTCTAGTAAAAATAATTTCAGTACATCCTTTTTTTAAATCATATAATAATTTAGAATGACGATTATTAGATATAAAAATTAATGGAAAATTTTTCGATTTATTATTTTCTTTATAAATATCTAAAATATATTTTTTTTCATTTGTTAAAGTTATATTTTCTGTTTCATCAAAGATTAAAGCTATTTTATTAAAATTATTTTTATTAAATGATATTTTAGAATAAATGGAGTTTGAAAAATTATGATAATCATTAAAGTCGTCGTATAATCTATGATCTTTGATTTCATTAGGATTAATAATTCTAACATTATATCCATTTTCTTCTAAAACTAATTTAATAATTAAAGTTTTTCCTATACCTTGATAACCAGAAATAATTACAGTTAACTTTTTACTAATATTAATATTATTTAACCAATTTAAAAATTGGTCAATTTGTATTTTATTTCCAACAATTTGTGATATTTGAGTAGGCCTATATTTATTAATCCATAGATCATTTTCCATATAAACTATTATTTTATAAATAATAACACCGTTTAAATATATATTTTATCGAAAAATATCTAAATTCATAATAATATGACGTTTAATAAATTATATATCTATTGAAAATATTATAATATTTTCTACCAGAAATATCTAAAATTTATTTTTTATAGATTTAAGAAAAAATAAATTTTAAAAATATTTTCTAATTCATTATATATAGATATGAGTAATTATGATAGTAATAAATATGAAAAAAAATATGAAAAAGATGTTCATATTGATAATGAAGTTAAAAAATTATTTAAAAAAAATAATGGTATAATTACAACAGCTGATTTTATGAAATTACGGCATAAATATGATGATGCCGAACTAGTTGAAAATATTCAAAGATTATATTTAGAAAAATATAATTTAATTAGTAAAAAAGCAAAAAAATTTGCTAAACTTGTTCGAGAAAAATATGGCGATCAACAATATCCTTTTCATCAACTATTATCAAAAACAAAACTATTTGCTGCTAAATATAAAATGTCTCCTGAAGAATATGCTGAATTTCAACGTATTTATGAACAAGAACTTGTTGGATTAAAAAGTCCAGATGTATTAGCAGTTACAACTAATATGATGAAACTATTAGGATCAGTTAATATTGATTTTCAGGGTTTTGCTACTAAATTAAATGACACAGATTATAAATATTTACAAGAAATTCTTAAATTATATAGTGTATCTAGACCTTTACATGCTCAAGTTCTATTACAATCTGTTCAATATAGAGATTGTGATTTTGAAGCTCTAACTGGAGAATTTAGAAAAGAATTGGGACATAGACCAGGTGATAGTATTCATCCCGTCATTGCTGCATTGTTTTTACCTAAAATTGATATCTTAGAAACACATTTTCTTCATTCTAATATTGCTGGTATTGTAAAAGCCCGATATAATAATGAACCTTTATATACTCGTCCAGACTTTGTTCTTTTTGATGCTCTCATCAAAGATCCTAATGATGTAGTATGTGATAATCGTTCTAGTGTTCTCGATTTACTAAATCGTAGTCAAATTCAATATCAATTATGGAATTCCGTTCTTAATCTACGTAATGGTCAATATTATAATTCTGTATTTAGAGAATTTATTACAAGCATTGATGTTTGTAAACTAAATAAACAAGATAACCCAGATTTAATTTATGGACGATATGACGGAACAGTTTTAAAAAGATTATTAGCTACATTTTCTTTTAGACCAACAATCGTTTCAACTATGCCAGTTTATAATATTGTAAATATGAATCCTTATCAACAAAATATACGACCAATTGTAACTTCTGTACCTATGATTAATTTAAAACTTCCTGCTAGTTTAGATGACGAGACCCCTATTAGCCTTCAAGATGCTCTTGAACAACATCAATTTTTTATTGAAAATAATACTTTAGTTCCTAGACATACAAGTTTAATTTATTCACGTGGAGTATTATTCTTTTTTGTTGACCGTCGTGCGAATATTATTAGATATAATGATATTCAACCATTTAATGTTGCCAGGCTTCCTATTGCTGTCTCTGGTTTCGAAAGATTAAATGATAGAGAAATTGATTTTGATCATATAATTAAACTTCGCGGAGACGTATATCAATTACGATCTATTGTAATTGCAGAAATTAACCGAAACACTCCAGAAAAAAATATTGTTGTTGGATCTTCTACACTTGTAATGATACATCCAGATATCTCTAATAATATTTTCAAAGAAGAATATTTTATATATGACCCCGTGAATGTTATCGATTCAATAAAGTCTGAAACTGGTACATTAGTTAATCGTCCTCCTATTTCTCAAATATATGGAGGTCCTGGATTAGGACCCGAAGGTAGATCATTTATAGAACTCGCTAGAAAACGTGGTATTATTTTTATGTATGAACTTAAATCTGGACAAGCTGTAAAAAATAATGAAGATATTACTTTTTAGATTATATAGATTTAAATACAATTTATATAATTAATTTATATGAAACCATTAATTTTAATTGATACATCCTATACATTATTTTATCGATTTTTTGCAACTATAAGATGGTATACACTTGCGTTTTCTGATGAATTTAAAATATATAATGATCCAAAATATGATTGGGCTATTAATAATACATTTATGGAAAAATATAAAAAGATGTACCTACAATCAATTATTAATTTAATTAGTAAAGATATTTTTTTTAATTCAAATCTAATTTTTTGCATGGATACACCATTAGAAAATTTATGGAAAACAGAATTATACTGTAATTATAAAATAACCCGTAAAGCTCTTATTAAAAAATATAATTATGGTAATGTATTTAAATATACTTATGATAATTTAATACCACAAATTATACAAAATTATCATAATATTAAATATTTACAGATTAATAAGATTGAAGCAGATGATATTATTGGTAGTATTTGTTTATATTTAAAAAGTGTAGATAGTCAACAAATCATATATATACTATCGGGTGATCAAGATTTTTTACAATTAGGTCGAAAAAATATAATTTTTATAAATTATAAAACAAAAAAAAATTTAAGCTTAACAGAAGATGAAGCTTGTGAAAATTTAAAAAAAAAAATTATTTTTGGAGATAAATCTGATTGTATTGAAGGTATATTTCAAACAGGATATAAAATAAAAAAAAAAGATTTACTTGATGATGAAATTCTAAATAATTATTTAAATAATAATTTAAAAGCTAAACAAAAATAATAATTAAATAAAAAAATAATAGATTTTAATTATATACCAAAAAATTTATATAACAAAATCATAAAAAAATATTTAGATATCTTTAAAACTTAATAATGATCAATACTTTATAGTAAAATAATAAAAACATGTTATTTAAATACTTCTTTGTATTTGTGATTAATAGATGAAAAAAAATAATTTTTTTCATCTATTGATTTCTCTTAATTATATAAACTAAATATTTATATTCATTATTTCCTTCTTTTTTAATACTTGTAGATTTTATATAATACATTTAATTTGTGTATTTTTGATAAATTAATTGCTGTTTTTTTAATTATCTAATAATATATAAAATATTTTTATTATTCATCTACATTTATTAATAATCATCAATCTTACAATTATTTCTATTATTTGATATACCTGATAAAATTTATGATATTTATTTTTATTATGATGTGATTTATGATCTTTATGATAATTTAGGTATTTTTTATAGCGCTTAATTTTACGATACTCTTCTGTTGATCTTTATTGTTTCTCTTTTAGATGAACTTCATCTTCATATTGTTTATCTACATAATCTTATTGATAGCTTTCATATTGCTTATATTTATGATAGTCTTGTTGATAACTTTTATATTATCTTTATGATGGTCATATTGTTGATTTTACTATTGCTTATCTTGAATATAATAATTATTAAAAATTTGTTGAAATATATCATGCTTTAGAGTATAGTATTATGAGTTCATGTCAAAATTTATAATGAAGTAGGTTTAGAATGGCGAGTTTGACTTTGAGGTCTTTTGTCAAATAATTGATTCGTAGTATTTTTTTCAAAAAATTTTTCAAAAGGATAATTTTCTACAAAATAAAAATTTTGAAATATATTATACTCAATTTCTTTAAAATATGATAATAAAGATACTGTATATATATTTATAGAATTTTCATTATTCGGAAATAGTGAAATCAATGATTTTTGATCAATTAGTGACGAACAAGCATTTTTGTCCATAGTAGACAAATTTAATGTTTGAATAGTATCCATATTATACCTATACAGAAAATATTTACAAATTAATTTAATGCATATTTAATTATATCATTAAAATTTTTAACATATTTAACAATAAAATTATCATCTATTAAGCATTTATTTCTTTTTTTGATAATTTCTAAGGTTTTATTATTTTCTTTGGGAATTAAAACTAATTTTATTTTACTTTGTTTGGCACCTTCTAATTTTTCTTCTAATCCACCTATCGTACTAATTTTACCTTCTAAATTAATTTCACCTGTAATGGCTATATGATGTTTAATAGTTTTATCTACTAATAACGAATAGATAGCTAAAGTCAAGGCTGCACCAGCCGAAGGACCATCTTTAGGTACTGCTCCTTCAGGACAATGAATATGAAAACCCATTGGTTGTTTTTCCCAAAGCTTTAAATATTTATTTTTATATTCTTCAAGTAAATAATTCCAAGCTAAAGTACAAGCTACTTCCATACTTTCTTTAATTATTTTTTCTAAACATCCTGTTGTTTTTAAACTTAAAGCGGGTACACTTGGCATCCATAAGACTTGAATTGGTAAAATTCCTCCCATACCATATGATCCGGCAAATAAGCCATTTACTACTCCTTTTTTATCCATAGTATGAATACAATCTAATTGATTTTCTAATTTATCTTTTAATAAAGTTTTAATAATAGGTAATGTAATCATGAAAGGATATTTTACAAAAACTTCAATTGGTCCATTACTTGCATTTCTTTCTATTGAATAGTTTCTATACTCATTATCTTCGATCAAATCAATAATTGGAATTTGTTTAATTTTTAATGGTTGATCAATTAAATTTAATAAATTCAATTCTCTAATTATATTATACATTAAAGCTTTAATTTTTCGCACACCACCTTCGTGTGTATAAGTATTAATTATATATTTAATTATATTATCTATAATCATTATATCATTTTCATTTAATCCCATATCAGTTAATATTTTAGGTAAAATATAATTTTTAACTATATTTATTTTTTGACTCAATAATAAATATTTAGTTTCAATACTTGTTATTCTGTCTAATAATATAGGATTAATATTATTAATATTATTAAAACTAAATATCATAGTCGCACGAGATAAATCAATATCTATTCCGTGAAAATATTTATCTCTAAAATGGGAATTTTGTATAGGGTCTGTCAAATGAATCAATATATTAGTAATCTCTTCTCCTTTATGAGTTTTTGATATTTTATCTAATTCATCAAAATAAATAATAGGATTCATACATTTGCTAGTAATTAATCCATTAACAATTCTACCATAAATAGAACCTTCATATGTATAAGAGTGTCCTTCTAGAAAGGAAGCATCAGTTGCTCCACCTAAAGATATAAAAATAAAGGGTTTATTCATGGCTTTAGCAATGCCGTCTTTAATTAATGTAGTATTATGTGTAACTATAAAATTTCCTAGTACAAATCTATTATTACCATTTATTGTAAAACCATAATAATTATCGTATTTTGATTCTGTTATAAGTATATTATCATACATTAAATTTAATTCACAATTTTTGATAACTGTTTTATCAAAACATAAAAATGGTAATTCGGTTAAATTATATCCATAAATATCAATAATATAGCTATTATTTTTAGTATTTAATTTTGTTAATAAACCCAATGATCTTGTTAAAAATATGATATCTGTAGCTAAAGTATAAGATATAGTATTCAAACTAAAACAAGAATAACCTTTAAAACTTTGTTTTGAAGATAGTGCAACTCCTTTAGAGTTGATATTTTGATCATAAAAATTATCTAAAAATATATTTTTTACTGAAGTATTGTCTAAATTTTCTGAATTTAATGTTTGGATTTGTAAATAATTTAAATAACTACATGTATCAATTATACCAGCTAATAATTTTGAACGTATATCTATAGTATTAATTTTATATATATCAGGTATTATTTTATTAAATTCTATAAATTTATTTTCAGATATAAGTCTATAATATTTTAATACATAAATTAAATATGCAAATATAAAATCATTTGTAAGTATATAATTATTATTTATATATTTTATATTCAAAGGTTGATTAGTAAAAAAATCTTTAAAGTTTTTAATTATATAATTATATATTGTATTATTGTTAAGTTTAATATTAAAAATAATGTCCGTATCATCATTTGATTTAATAATTAAATATTTTTGGTTAGTTATATCAGGTCTTTCTGTAATATAAGAACCTATTAATAGACCCAATAAATAAGGATCAAATATAATATCTTGAGGTTTAAAATTAATTTGATTTCGATAAGCTTTTAATTTATATTGAATAAATTTAGGTAATCGTAAATAATCTTCAACTGTTATTTCTAATATGTTATCTGTTGTAGATATAATATTATCTAAATAATAGTGTGCATCAGATTCTGAATTAAATTGTGTATAACATAATTTATATAAATTAATATCAAAATATTGTACGATAAAAATTGGAGATTTTTGGGCTAGATCTTTCTGTTTTGCATAAAATTCTACTGTATTATATTCTTTTTCATACAAAATTATATTTAATTCATTCATTTTAAGACATAATATATGGTCTCCGTTAACTGTATATTTATCTCCTATTTTTGTGTATATATCATATAACATATTACAACCTTTTCCCAAAGATAAAACAGTTCGTGGTTTAGAATCATCACCCATAAGTTTATCTCCAATTTTAATATCTTGGACATTAATAATTTGTCCATTATACATTAATATGGGAGTGTTTTTAGCAAAACATTTTCCATTACCAGGCGGTCCCCATAAACCAATCATATTCCCTTTTGCTTTAGGATTTTTTATTTCTTGACCCATAATTTGAATTATTTGTTTTTTAGCATCATCATGACCATAAATTGCTTTATCCATTAATGTTTGTAAATTAAGTAAAAATTTTTTTATACAATTTGGTTTTAATAAAGGTAAATTAATACCCATATATTTACCAAAAGGTATTTTCATCAATGCATCAAACCAACTTCTTAATTTATTTTCGGATGTTAAATTTATTTGTAATGTAGTATATATTTCTAAAATATGATTTTTTTGTATATTTGAAATTGGTAATTGTAAAATTTGAATTAAATTTGGAATTTTTTTATTTTTATATTTTAAAATATTATTAAAGTTTTTAATAATCTTTGATTTTTCTTTAGTTTGTAGTTTATTAAAATATGTAAATAATTCAGTATTTAAATTCAATCTTTTAGATTTAAATAATTTATTAATAATTTTATTAGCAGTTTTTCGATTTTTATTATCATTATCTCTATCATTATTACTGCCATTATTGTTATCACTATCGTTATCACTATCATTATCACTATCGTTATCGCTATTATTATCACTATCATTATTACTACCATTATCACTATCATTATCGTTAATATTAGTTTGATTGCTATCATTATCGCTAGTACCATCACTAGTACTATCATTAGTATTATTTGAATTAGAACAGTTTGAAATTGTTAAAAAATTTTGAATTTTTGGATTAATATTATTATCATTAATATATAATAATTTACCAAGATTTTTATTTGGATATAAATAGCTTAATTTTAAAATGTTATTAAAGATTTCCTTAATTGTAATAAAGTCAATAACATTTTTAGGATTATTGATGATACAAGTAAAGTTTTTGCCGTCAATATTTTTTAAATTTTTTTGTACTTCAATAGAGGAATGTTTATTAATATTGATTAAAAATTGTAACACTAACTTAGCAAATTTAAGTAACAAAACTAAATCTTTATTATATAAATTTAATAGAGTATTATTATTTAATAATTCGGCAAAATTTATATAATTATTATATAAATTTTTACTAGCATCATATTTTCTTTTTTGTGAAATCATAGTATATATGTTTTAAATTTTTAATTTTTAGATAGATTTTAGATTATTATAATAAATATTTAATCGATTCAATTTTATATTAATAATATATTTATTTAAATTATATTTATTTACTAATAAATTAAATAATTTATCGATATTTGGTTTATTTAATTCTAATTGGTTTTCTTCAATATGGATATGACTAGCATTAATAAAATATTGAATTGCATTAGTATAATCATAATTATCTCCAATATTATAGCCCATATTTTTTAATTCATCTAAAGTTTTTTCAATAGATTTGGTTTTTATATATATATTATAGATATCATTAGGTTTTATATTTTTTATATGATAACAATAATCACAACCAAATAAAATACACAATTCAATAAATTGATTATATGATAAATTTAATTTATTTAATATAGTATTTAATGTAATTTGAATTGGATTTTTATGATTAGATATAAAATTTCGAATAATAATAGGTGATCCAAAAGTTAATATATCCATATCTTCGGTTAGAACAGCATAGACCATATTAGTTTTGCATAGATATGATAATTGTGAATCTGCTTCTTCTGGAGCATCAATATATGGAATACCCATTAATATTAATAATTCTCTACATTGGTTCATTTGTGCTTTAGTTATCCAAACACTTTTTTTTAAATATTTAATTTTATCGGTACTTGTTAATACATTATTTAATTTTTCTAAAGCTTTTAATTTGTTATTTTTTCTAAGTTGAATTATTTTTTCTTTAATTTTAGGTGGTTTTCCATCAAATACATAAATTGGAATAATTCCTTTATCTAAAAAAAATATAGTTTTATTAAATAATCCCAAAATATGTGATACCATTTCACCTGTTTTACTTGTTAATTTAGATTCATGATTTTTACTAGCTATAACGACTTGGTAAATTAGGATTGAAATATCAACAGCTATTTTTTTTCCATAAAATGTATTCCTATCAATTTCCTTAATAGTATCTGAAAAATGTGATAAAAAATATAATAAATTTTTTATTCCCATCAAATAGGTTTAATATTATACTTAATATTTCTTTAATAACTATTATTAATATTTTATTTAAATCTAAATATTATTTTCTGCGTAATAGTAATGAATTATCAAGTGTTATCTCCTATACCAACTTTTATTACTGCGGATTCATTTAAAGAAGCCATTAAAAATTATATTAATATGAATTATAATAGAAATATTAATTATATGATAATTAAATCAATGCAAGAAAAACAAGAAAAATTTTTAAGAGCTCATCTTTCATATTATATGAAAGATGACCGTCAAAAAGTTAAGATTGTAATGACCCCTATTCCTAATCCCAATATTACTTTAAATCCTGTTATTCCAACATATACATCAGCAATTGAAAATCCACTTAGTCCAACATCAAAAGTTATCGAAGTAGTTCCATCAGTAGAACATGTACCTGTTCCCATTCCAAGACCTGTCAGACCAAATCCTTTAATTTCTACTCCAATTTTATCACCTGATTTACAAAATGATTTACCATTTATTCCTATAAATGGTCCACCAATTTTACCACCAGCATTATCACCCATATCTGCAGTTACACCAATACATGAGGTATCACCATTTTTATTATCTAATTCACCCATTATTCCGCCATTTAATTTACACCATCTATAATTAAAATTCCAACATAAATAAAAAAATTATTCATCTATAAAATCACATTCGATTGTAGAAAGTATAGATTCATTTGTATTATATTTAATTAAAAAATCAGTTCTATTAAATTTTTTATCTAAAAATAAAATTTTATTATTAATTATAAAGTTATTATGAATATTAAACTCTATATTAACTTTATAATATTTTGCTTTTTGTTTAGTAATATTTTTTAGTTGAGTTAATTTATCTTGATGTTCTCTATAATATGTTATTGTATTCCAAATTGTCTGTAATCGAGGAATAATATTATTAAGAAAAATATCATTTTTTGGAATTGAAACATTATGAGCTTTTTCTAATTTCCAATAAATTATTTTATTAAAATAATAATCTTTATAAATTTCAGGATATAAAATTTTATATTCATCAAACATTTTTAGTAAAAAATCATTATATTTTATTTCATCCATATTCAATCTTTTTGGTATAATATATTTACTTTTCCATTCTATATTACTACCTTCAAATTCTGATTTATAATTCTTAGGATAAAATTCAATTATAATACCTTTTAATAAATTTTTATTAACAGATAATTTAGAAGGAGTACTTGATAAAAACATTTGTTGATTTTCTGTAGCTAAACTATCATTAATAGATTCTGTTATAATACATTTTTGACAATCATCTGCTAAATAATCATGTTTAGATTTATATTCTGTAAATTTACATTGCCAAAAATCACATATATCTAAATCACAACATATAAGCTGTTGTTGAATTTGACAATAGTAATAATAAGGACAAATATCACCAATTATATTACCATTAATAATAATATTTCGTGTAACAGGACATTTAATTTCTAACATTACACCTAACTTTGAAGAAAATTTATTATCTAAGGTATATTTTGAACAAATTCCATCAGGGGAAGCTCCTAAAAAAGGGTATTTTTCAGATGGTAATACGCCAAATTCAGCAACTTTTACATTATATATATGTTCATATAATAAAGTTGCAAGTGGTTCATATTTTCGACCATGGAAAACTGTAGCATTATCCATAAATGGATGATCAGGATCACACTTTTTAAGAATAAAGGATTCTAAAGGTTCATATGGATTCATATTAATAGCTGCAGCTGTATCAGAAGCTGTTATCCGATGGAATCTATAATTAAACCATTCTATAGAGCGTTGAATAGGTTGGGGTAGTTTTTGTAATTTGTTAAATTGTTTTTCTAATTTAATATAATTTTCAGGTATTTTAATACTATCTCCTTTAGAGCGCGGTGTAGAAAGATATATATAATTATCATCCCAATTTAAATTTTTATTAAATTTATAAGCTAATGTAAATAATTTTGAAAATATCTTATTTATAAGAGTAATTTGATCACGTATATTTAAATTTAAATTTTTAAAATCAGAATTATAAATTTTTAAAATATTATCTTTTAGTTTATTGTATGTTGTACAAGTAATTAAATCTAAATTTAATTGAGGAAATTCATTAGATAACGTATTTTCTTCAGTATATATCTTATTTAATTCATTTTTTAAATAATCCGTAACTGTATTTAATAAAATATTTAATTTTTTTGATACCATTACTAAATCATAATAAATATTCTTTAAACCTTTAAATTTAGTTAAGAGGGCTTATATCTAGATAAACCCTCTGACTAAAAAGATTGAAAAAATAAATTATAATTTATTTTTTCAATATAATATTAATGGCTGATACTATTAATAATATGATTTCTGATAATATCTCTTTAAATTCTAATTTAAATGAAAGTTTATATGAAACTATGTGTGCATATAGAATTGTATTAGAAGAAGAATATAATAATGAACTTCTTATTATAAAAGAATTAAAAAAATATTTATATTCATCTGGTATAGCCGTTAATAGTATTAATCAAACAATTTTTGATTTTTATAATTATTACGGAATCGATATATCATTAGAAACTATAGAAAATATTCGAGTACTACAACTTAATATGATGAATATATTAAATAATATATTTAATCAAAATGAAAATCCACAAGAAGCACCACAAGAAGCACCGCAAGAAACACCACAAGAAACGTCATCATATAATCATTCTGAAATATCACAAGATAATCAAACCGAAATATTCCAAGAAAATAATAATCAATATACAGATTTTATCGAATATAATAATTTAAGAAATCTTTTTACATCATTAATACAAGTAAATACAGAAAATACAGAAAATATAATTAATCCAGAATTTCAAGATGTAGTTGTATCATTAGATGAGGAGGCTTTAAAAAATTTAATCAATAAAAAATTGCAAGATAACTTGAATATTAAATGTAGTATTTGTTTGTCACAATTAAAAAAAGATGAATATATTATAGAACTCACATGTTCTCATAAATATCATAAGGAATGTATAATTCCTTATTTACAAAAGTATAACCATAAATGTCCTATCTGTAGAGTTGAATTAGGAACAAAAAAATATAATATTTAATTTTAAATTATGATTGACGACATTCAGTTGTATTACCCATTTGACCAGATGCAAAATTAGATTCAAAAGCATAATGATTTTTATCATTATCTTGTTCATTTACAGATTTAGTTTGATTTTGACTTTTATTTAGTTTATTTACTTCATCTTGTGTACAATCACATAAGATTACTTTATGTATTTTATCTGCTAAGTTCTGAGAGGGTAAATCAGATATAACTTTATTAATAGAAGGATCTGACACCTTTGAATTTTGTGGTGAAAAACTATTGGTTTTTTCACCAGAACTTTTTAATTCTTGTTTTTCTAAATTAGGTTCTACTAATTGTAATAATATTTTTAATTGAGTTTTACTATTATCATCTAATAATTTGATGCTAGGTATACTTACATTAAATTTAATATACAAATCTCCTCTTAAATCAGATTGTAAATATTTCATTCCTTCATTTTTTATTTTTCGTATAGTATTTACATCTGTTTTTTCTCGATATGTTAAAGATAATTTTCTATTATCTAAGTGAGTAATAACTGTATTAAATCCAAATAAAGCTTGATATAATTTAATATCTAATTCAATAAATAAATCATTTTCATACCGTTTAAAATATGGATGTATCAATTCGTTGATCGTTAAAATTAAATCTGTTTTTAAATTTTTATATTGATTTCCTTTACCTGTTAAATTGATTTTATTATTATGGGTCAACCCTGCTTTTAAAGGTATTTGAATAGTTTTTGATTTTTTAATAAAACAATTACCTTTACATGTGTTACAAATATTATTATCATCTTTAATTTTACCCGTTGCATTACATGTTTGACAATTTGCTATAGATTGTTGAATCATAGGACCTAATCTTAATAATTGTACATGGACTCCTTTACCATTACAAACACTACATATATTAGGTTTTCCATTTTTAGTTCCTTCTCCATTACATAATGAACAGAATACATTTTGCATATAAGTAAAATCAATTGTTTCTTCATTATAAATTTGTTCTAATGTAACATCTAAAACTTTTACAATATTTTCTTGAGGCTCTCTAGATCGTGATTTAGATCCAAAAACAGTATCAAAATTATTAAATTGATTAAACATATTACCAAAAGCTCCCTCAAATGGGTTTTGAGCTTGTCCATCAGTATTAAGTATATCAATACCTATTCTATCATATAGTTCTCGTTTTTTGACATCTAATAAAATTTCTTTAGCTTCATTAATTTCTTGAAATTTTTTTGTTATACTTTCTTTATCTTCACTAATTGATCTCTTATCTGGATGCCAAATTTTAGATAATTTATTAAAAGCTTTTTTGATTTCAGCCTCAGTTGCATTTGGCGAAACTTCTAATCTATCGTACAAAAATGTATCTTTAACCATTAATAAATTAAATAAATGATCTTTAATTAATTTAATATTAATTTATTATTTAAAGCAAAAAAATTGAAACAATTTTCAATTGTTTAAATTATTTTTAATTATTACCGAAAGAAAAATAATAGAAAAATATTATTTTTCTAATACCAAATTTTGATTTTAAAATCTAATCTAGTTTTTCTAAATCATTAGTTGTTACTTCATAAAGTATTGGTTATTATGGGAAAACATAAAATCAGAAAATATTCAAAATTAATGTCGTTGTGTGTAGTTGGAGAAAGTAAACCATTTTATACATCATCAATAGAAAAAATTAATCAAGATATTAAATCTTATATTTGTTTTTTTTCTTCAGGGCCAACTGTTCATGTTAATACTTTAAATGGTTATTTATTCACCTGTAATATATTAGAATTATATGATAAAATCAGCACACATATAACTAATGAAAGTTATTATATAATTAGTATAATTATAAATAATGTTGTATTACAATCACCATATCTTATTACAACTGTTCATATGTTAGCTCCATATATACAAACTACTAATGATGAAATCCAAATTACACTTATTAAAGAATTCAAATCTACAATTTTATCTAATAGGAGTGAAAATTCCAAATATACATTTAATTTTAGAGTATCTACACTTGAACAATTTTATTATAATTTGGATTTATGGAAAGACCAAAAATTAATGAATATATTAAATATGAATTATATATTATCATCTTGTACAAAACTTAATTATATTAATAATTCTAAATATTATTTAAAAAAAAGTAAATATAGAATATACACTATCATTTGTAGGTATCATAATGAAGTAAATCATGAAGATTATTTAAATTTTCTTGTATATTATCATTATTATGAAAAAAAAAATAGAATAAAATATATCTATAATGAAAATGATATAGATACCTATAATGAAAATGATATTGATATCTATAATGAAAATAATATTGATATCTATAATGAAAATGATATTTATATCTATAATGAGAATGATATCTATAATGAAAATGATATAGATATCTATAATGAAAATGATATTGATATCTATAATGAAGTTAATTACAATTAAAATAATTTATTTTATAGGCTAATGATTTATAAAGAATAATTTATTATAATAAATTATAAAATGATAATTTATGATAATATACATGGTTATATATCAGTTGATGATTTGGCTATTTCAATAATAGATACTCCAATATTTCAACGGTTGAAATATATAAACCAAACAGGAGTATTATATATGGTATTTCCATCAGCAAATCATAGTAGATTTGCACATTCTATAGGAACCTATTATTTAGCAAATCAAATGATAAAAAATTTAGCTTATAAACATCCTGAAATTAATATAAATGAAGAAATTATTCAATTAGTAAGTATTGCAGGTTTATGTCATGATTTGGGTCATTTAATTTATTCTCATTTATTTGATAATTATTTTTTAAAAAAATTACCTCACTATCAAGAATTAAAAAATATCACAAAATATGTATCTCATGAAAATAGATCCATATATTTATTACATCATTTAGTTGAGAGATATAATATAAAACTTAATCTAGATCAATTAAAAGTTATATGTGATTTAATTGATCCTTATAGTGCAGAATATAATAAATGGTTAGAAAAATATCAAATTGGAAAATGGATATTTCAAATTATATCAAATCCTGTAAATTCAATAGATGTTGATAAATTTGATTATCTAATTAGAGATACACAATCAGTAGGTTTAAAATTTAGTTTTAATTTTTCTCGTATTATAAAAGATGCTAAAATTATAAATAATCAAATATGTTATTCATTACAATGTAGCGAAGATATTTATCATATGTTTTTTATTAGATATAGATTACATAGACAAATTTATAATCATAAAACAGTTCAATCGTTAGAAATTTTAATAGTAAAATTATTATTTGAACTAGAAAAAGAAATTAAATTATCTGAATATATTTTAAATAGTGATAAAATGTTATTATTAGTTGATTATTTTATATGGACACAAACAAAAAATGATAATATAATTAAATTAATTAACGATATTCATATGAGAAATATACCAAAACTTGTATATCAAGATATATCATTAAATATAAATGATTTTATTAATCTAGAAACTAAAATAAAAGAAACTTTTGATACAAATATTTATGAAATTATAATATTTCAAGTAGGATATGCTAATAATACAAGTAATCCTCTTAATAAAATACTGTTTTATAACAATAAGACTAATGAAGTAATTACTAATAATAAAGTTAAAAATTTTTCATTATTATTAAATCAAAATCATCAAGAATATGTTTTTAGGGTATATTGTATAGATTTAACTAAACTAAATCTATTTTATCAGTTTTTTAAAAATATTTAATTTAAAATCTATTTAATTGTAATAATGGATTGGGAACATTATATAGTTAAAATAAATGTTAAAGTAACTGAAATTGATCTTAATAAACCATTGGATAAGACTAATATTTTATCTGCATCTGGAACTGGATTTTTTATTTGTAAAAATTTAATTTTAACTTGTTATCATGTTGTAAAATATGCTGTTCATATAGAAATAATTTATAATCAGACAAATATATTAAAAGGACAACTTGTATATATTTTTCCAGATGATGATCTTGCAATAATAAAAATTAATGAAAATTTTGATTCAATCAAAATTTTTGATTATAAAGAAATTCAAACTAAATTACGATTAAATGTATTATCTATCGGATTTCCTTTAAATAATACAAATATTATTGAAACTAAAGGTATTATTTCTGGTTATCGAAAATCTTTATTACAAACAGATGCAACATTAAATCCAGGAAATTCAGGGGGTCCTTCAATAATTTATGATAATAAAAAATGGAAAGTTATAGGAATTAATGTTGCAAAACTTAAGTTTGATGATGTTGAAAATACTTCTTTAGTTATACCATATTATAGATTCAATAAATATAAAAAACTTATCCAAATAAATAAATCATTAATAAACTTAATTATTTCTAATTCAATTCCTAGTATATTTCATAGTCCAACCTGGAATTTTAATTATCAATTAATTAAACAAGAAAAATTACGATCAGTTTTATTTCAATCTATACAAAATGTTAAAAATTCGAATATTTTTATTAAAAATAAAATAGGTATTCGTATATCACAATTAAATTCAAAAAATTATTTAAATAAATTTTTTAATATCAATGATATTCTATTATTTATTAATAATAATAAAATTGATATTAATGGATTTATTAAATTTGATTTTTTTCCAGAAAAAATTGCTGTATGCGATTTATATTTATGGTTTGTTCCAGGAGATGAACTTAATATAGTATATATCGACAGTACTAATAATCAGTTAAAGACAACTAAAGTTAAATTAGAATATCAAATGTCAAATTTAATAGAAATATACAATTTGGTTGATTTCTCAACTGATAAATTGCATCAATATTCTAAAGGGATCATGCCTTATTTTATTGAAAATAATGATTTAATCTTATGTATATTTACTCAAGAACATTATCAAAATATTTCGAATTTAAATATTACAAGTTTACAAGTATTTAAATTATTAGATAGATATTTATATAATAACGATCTCTTTACAGTATATTTAACCTCTGTTAATCCTAATATTTATTTAAGAATTACTAATCCTATTATTCCAATAGGAGATATAATAATTGAAATTAATGGTAAATCTTTTAATGATTATTTTAGTTTTATAGAATGTATAAAAGAACCAATAAAGATGATAAAGACTATTGATAATAATATTTTTTTTGTAGATTAAAATTGAATTAATTATATTTAAAAAATATTAGTATTATATAATAATGCCTAAGAAAAATAACAAAAAGGTAATAACAAAAGAAGATATTGATGATAATGATGATAATATTGATAATGATGATATTGAAGAAAATGAAATTGATGAAATTGGAGAAAATGATATTGATGAAATTGATCTAGATAATGAAGATGATGATCTTGAATTTAAAAAAGATGATTTTGATACTGAAACAGTAGAAGATATTATTGAAGATAAATATTATGATTTTGAAGATAGTAATTTAGATATTGATGATGATAATTACGAAATCAAATCTGTAACCAAAGATTATTTAATAGGTGAAAATAGAGTATCTGTTAATCGTCTTACAAAATATGAAATGGTTAGAATTTTAGGAGAAAGAATAAAACAATTGACTATGGGAGCTAAACCATTAGTTAAAAATTTTACAGGTTTGTCATATGAAAAAATAGCTGAAGAAGAATTTAAATTAAATATGATTCCTTTTAAAATAATCAGAACATTACCCAATGGAAATCAAGAAATGTGGACTTTAGATGAATTATATAAAAAACATTTATATTTACAACTTGATGAAAATTAATTTCTAATTTAAAATAATGAATCTAATTTTGGAAGTTATTCTAAAAGCAATTATAGTTGGTTTATTTACAATAATTATTGGCCAACTATTAGGATTTTTAATGCATAATATATATACAATTGATTTTTTACCTGAAGTATGTAATACTTGGAATAAATATTATATAATGGAACAAATATTATTTTTAACAGGATTTTTAATACATATTATATCTCAACTTATAAGTATTTATCATTGTTGATGTTATAAATAGAATAGCCTATAAAGCCAAATAAAAAATATAATTTACCAATTAAAGAAACAAACTGTGCATATATAATTAACCTTATAACTATTTTTATTTTTATAGAATACGGCATCTTTCAAATTGTTATTTTTATAAGTAGAACAATTTATATTTTTGCATGTATAATCTCTAGTATGAGGCAATAGAGGATCATTTACTATTAATTTATTTTCTTCAATATTATATATTTTATGACTTGTATCTTCTAAATTTATTTGATATAATAAAGTTGTTTCATTAATTTGTTTTTTATGATTACAATTATTACATATAAATTGTGCTCCAGATAATACTACATCATTAAATAATTGATTTAATACATTTTTATCATAATTTTTTATTTTTTTATTTTTATAGAAATCTTCTTTAGAAAATTCTGCTTTATATTTAGTAATATCATCATTATTATCTAAAATCTTAAAAGCATCGCTGATTTTTGTTAGGGGGATTTTAGCAGCATCGTCTTTTGATATTGCAGAAGATTTGCTAATATCAAGGATATATGAACAATTAGGACAAAAGTACATTAATTATTATATTTAATTAAGATTTTATATGAATTTATATTCATTTTTTATTTTAGACAAAATATTTCAATCTATAAATTAGTTTTTTCATCAAAGATGCATTATTAGATTATTTTTTTTAATATCATCATAAATAACATATTTATGATGATATTAAAAAATCATACGATGATACATCATCATATTATGGCGGCATTATTAAAAAAAATAAAAATTGAAAAAATATATATAAAAAAATCTTATCTTATTTAATTAATGCCAGCTAACAATAATTGTAAGAAAATGGATGAATGTAAACAAAAAGTTATCAATTTCTTGTGTAATCACAGATATAACGATGATATGGAAGATAAACCAACGCATCAATCATGGGGAAATGTGATTAAAGGTCGATTTTATATTAATAGTGAAGATGGCAAAGAATTTATGGCTATGTATAATGATGCTATTGAAAATAATGTTACTGATTTTTCTATTTTAGAAATGCAAAAAGAATATTCTCCTATAATCGTTGATATAGATTTGAAAATTCCAACAGATGATTATCAAAATAAAAGATTATATGATAATAATTTAATTAATAATATTATTAAAAAATTTTTAAATGCTTTTGATAAATATATAGAATTTGATAAAACAAATTTTAAAATTTGTGTATTTGAAAAAAAATCTGTTACAAAATTAGATGATATATGTAAAGATGGATTTCATTTAATTTTTCCAGATATATGTGCTAATGTGATTACTAGACATCTTATAAGGCAATACGTCGTAAATTTATGTACTGATGAAAATATTTTTGAAACTTTTTTAGAAACACCTGATAAAATAATAGATAAAGCTGTTGTATCTAGTAATGGATGGTTTTTATATGGATCAAAAAAACCAGGAGGTCAAATGTATAAGTTATCTCAAGTTTATAACTATAATTTAGAAAAAATTGAATTAAATGGTAATCTCGTTATTTTTTTCTCTTTACATTATAAAAAAAAAAGATATAGTAAAAAAACATCTAATAAATTAAAACTTAATTATGAAGATATTGATATTCATGCTGAAATAGATAGATTAAATATTAATACTTTTAAATCCGACGGTAATAAATATGAACTTTCTGAAGATTTAGAAACATTAGTCAAAAGAGCATGTACATTTATTAGTATGTTAGATGAAAACAGAGCAGCAAACTATGAAGAATGGAGAAATGTAGGTTTAGCTTTACATAATACTCATGAATCCTTATTACCAACATGGTTGGAATTTTCATCTAAATGTACTGAAAAATACAATGAAGGTGCATGTTATAAATTTTGGAAACAATTTAAAAATCCGTTATCAGGTAATCTTTTAACTATACGATCATTAGCCTATTGGGCTAAATTAGATAATCCTAAAGAATATGAAATATTTATTCATAATGAATTTAAAAAATCCAGAGAAGAAAGTCTAGATGGGAGTACATATAAAATAGCTAAATCTTTTCATGCCAAATATTCAGATAAATTTGCTTGTTCATCAGCAAAATCTAATTTATGGTGGGAATTCAAAAATCATAGGTGGAATAGAATAGAAGATGCTTATAGTATTAAAATTTTACTATCAGAAGAATTTCAAAATGATTATCGTGCGGATATTATTGATTTGAATATTAGAGCAACCAAAAGTTCAGGAATAGAAAAAGATCAAATCCAAGCGCGTATATCTGCAGTTAATAAGATTATAGAACGACTTATGAACATTGATTTTAAAAAAAAAATTATAGAAGAAGCTAAATCTTTGTTTTTAGAACCTAAATTTGATGAAAAATTAGATAGTAATATCAATATTATTGGTTTTGAAAATGGAGTATATGATTTAGAACAAAATATATTTAGAGATGGACATCCTGATGATTTTATATCATTAAGTACTAAAAATAATTATATTAAATTTTCTGAAAATATGCCCTATTATAAACAAATTGTTAAATTTTTCTCTGAAGTATTACCAAATGAAAAAGTTAGAAAATATTTTATACAAGCTTTATGTACATGTTTATCAGGTGACACTAAAGAAGAAAAATTATATATTTTAACAGGGTCAGGCTCTAATGGTAAATCATTAACTATGGATTTAATGTATGCATCCTTAGGAGATTATTATATGTCATGTCCTATTACAATTATAACTAGAAAACGAGGTCAGTCTAATGAAACTTCACCAGAAAAAGTTCGAATGCGAGGAAAAAGATGTGGTGTTTTTCAAGAAACAGATGATGGTGATAAAATTAATGTTGGTGTTATGAAAGAATTTACAGGAGGTGATAAAGTTTTAGTTCGAGATCTATTTAAAGGAGCTAATGAAATGATTGAATTTAAACCACAAATGAAATATTTTTTAACATGTAATCAGTTACCAGAAGTCCCTTCGAATGATGATGGAACTTGGAGAAGATTACGTGTTATTGAATTTGGATCACGATTTATTGATTCGCCTGATCCAAATAAATCTAATGAATTCAAAATTAATACTAGTATGAAACAAAATATTCAAAATTGGACAAGTACATTTGTTAGTTATTTAATTCATATTTATAAAAATGAATATAAAGGAATTAATTATCTGAAAGAACCAGAAGAGGTTATGGCAAGTACTAATCAATATAAACTTCAAAATGATTACTATACAGAATATTGTCTAGATAGATTAACAATTACAAATGATCCTAAAAATAAAATTTCACGTGAAACTTTATATAGTGATTTCAAAGCTTGGTGTTTGAAATTTTATAATGTTAAAATTATGACGAAAAAACCTGAATGTGAAAAGAATTTTAATAAATTCCTTGGCCAACCAGATAGAATCTATTATACTAAAGTATTATTTAATTATAATACAGAATCAAGCGGCGAATCTGATGATTGCAATGGCAATAATCTTTTAGATCAATTAGATCAAACAGATCAATAAATTAACTTTTTTTAGAACTCTTATTAAATAAAAATTGAAATATTAATAATATAATATGTAATATAAATATTTTTACTGTAAGATATCAGATTAACTATTATTTTGTTAAACACTCATTAAAACGAGTATAATCAACTAGAAGAACAAAATGGAATTTCATAACCCTTTTGTTGGAATTCAATTTGATCCTAGTATGTTTGGACCACAACACCAAAAAATAGTAGCTGAAGTAAATATGCTTCATGCTACAATTAAGAAAGAACAACAAAAAACAGAACAAAGTCGCTCTCTAATCATAGTACAAAGTGATCCCCGTGCAACCACTAGTGGAGAATCCATGATTCATACGTACTTTTGCCAGACAGGTACATATGTTCAAAGTATCATTGGATAAAAGAATGATACAATCCCATCTACGTTCATCAAATATCTAATTAAATATAAATTAATTTATTAAGTTTTATTTAATTGAAAAAACTATGATTATCTAAATATTCTATAGTACATCTTTTTTTAGGATCAATTATTAACATTGATAACAATAAATTTTTAATTATTACTTTTATTTCATTATCTATATTTAATAAATCTAATTTTTTATCTAATCTAGTTGATTTGCAATTTTGTTGAGAACTATTATTATTATAATCTATAAGTTTATTTAAAATAAAAAATTCTTTATATCTCATAGTTGACTTTATAAAAGTCAAAGGAAACTGACCACATGTATCATATATTAAACAGAGATGATAATAATCTCTAGATTTTTTTGAATCTTTTATTGGATCGAATAATATTTGTCCAGATAATAATTCATAAAATGTGCAACCTAAAGCCCAAATATCAACAGGGTATGAACATTTTCCTGATAATATAATTTCTGGAGCTTGATAATATCGAGTACCAAAACCATCCGTAAATTCATCATCTTCATCACAAAAAGTACCAAAATCGGATAGACTAACTAATAAATTTTCATTATGTATCTGGTTTAAGTTAAAATAATTAATATTTGTTGTTTTTAATTCATCTAAAATTATTTGAGTTATATTTTTATGATACTGCGATCTTAATAATTTATTTTCAGGTGATAATTTATTTAATTCATCTAAATATTTATTACAAATGAATTTATCACGATCATTAATACCTTTGATTAAAATATTATCTGTTTTTATATCACCATGAAAAACTTTAAATTTTTTATGTAAAATCATTAAGGCCGTTATTATTTGTCTCATTATTTTTTTAACTAAAATAAGAGGTAAACCATTGTTATAATTGCATTTTCTTACTAATGTATCAATATTAAAATAGTGTAAATTCCAAACCGAACATAAATACTTTTGTGCATCTCTATATTCTATAAAATATTCTACTAAATTATTAAAAACTGGAGGATTTTTAGGTAATCTACTAACAAATTTAATTTCGTCTTTACCACTAAGAAATTCATGAGAATCTTGTACTTTTATAGCATAAAATTTATTAGTTTGGATATGATAACCTAACCATACGATAGAATATGAACCTCGTCCTAATTCATTAATAATATTATAAGTTCTTAACATACCTCCTGTTAAATCTAATGCTGAAATATGCTCTAAATTTTCATCACTCGATGAAGAAATAAATGATGAATTACTAGAAGATATATCACTCGAATTTAGATCATTTTGTTCATCAATTTGTATACTATTTTTTTTATGCATAATATTAATATCAATAAATAATTCTTTAAAATAAATATATTATTTAAATATTTTTATATCTTATGTATAAATGAAAAAACGTATATTAAATACTGATGAAAAATTACAAAATAATTCAAATGAAATTATAACTGTTAAAGCAAATTCACAATTGTTACATCCCCTCACTTGTACTTGGATTAGTACCAAAATTGATAAAAAAGATATATGTTTAACCAAATACAACTATCAAAATAATAATTTTACTTTCAGTAAAGAACAAAAATGTAAGGATAACAATAATTATGCAAAATATTTATATTTACCACCTGTTGGAATATCTCCGGATATTATATTAAAAATTTATGAAATTAATGATATCGATTCATTAAATGATTGGATTAATACTAATATAGACATGATCAATATTTTAACAATTAATAGAATTATTAATTGTTGGATTATAAATAATATAAATATCCTTAAAAAACACAATAAATTTTTAGTTCAGATTTATAATAAATTAATATTAAAATATGCAAATAGAAAAATTTTAAATAAAATTAATCATGATATTATTGATCTTGATATAGAAACTCTTAAATTTATTGAATATTGGATTAATAAAATTAATGTATCTGATTTTAAAATTGATTTATTAGAAGATTATAATATGTATTTAGAAAAAAAATATACACAAATATAATGAGTAGTGATTCGCCTAAAATTAAATATCCTTATCGGAGATATTGGCCCACGCCACCAATCATACAAAGTTTTTATCAATATCAAGATGTGAACGCAGATAAAAGATTACAAACTGACGTAATTGAATTTTTTTATAAAAAAGTTTTATCATGGATTGACTCTAAAGAAAAATTTTTAAAATTTAAAAATTTTAATAAATTAAAAAATGGTAAGAAAATAATTTATAAAATATTAAAACAAATTATAAAAAAAACAAATATTAATTGGTATGATTTACGAGATAATTACATTCTTATTAAAAAATATATATATATTAAATTAAATAAATATTATAAATTTTTTATATAATTATAATTTTTTTTCCATTTATTTGATTTTAATTTATTTTTAATTATTTGATGTTGAGAATTAGAATCATTTTTATCAGATATATTATTAATTAAAATTAATTTATCTAATTTATATTTATTTAGCGAATTCCGTTTAGTTATATAATCTAATAACCGTTGATCCTTTTCTACTTTAGCTAGATATACTTCTTCTATTTCAGATAATTTTTTTTTTTTATTATTTTCAATCTCTAATTTTTTTTTTTCAATTTGTTCTGCTATTAAACATTGTTCTAATAGCAATCTATCATTAATTATTTTTTCTAATTCTTTTTGTCGTCTTATATAAAAATTATTATCGAAATCAAATTGTTTTTTTTGTTCAAATTTTTCATTAACATTAGAGATAATTTCTTTTAACAGTATAGTACTTTCATTTCTTCGTATACTATTTTTATCGTATTCTTGTTCAGAAAAAATACTAGTTTTCAATTCTTGTGATTTATTATATTCAGTTTGAATTGATATAGTATTGTCTTGTTTAGAAGCTAACAAATTAGATATTCGATCTAATAATTTTTTTTTTTGGTTAATATCATTTTTTAAATTGGTTTTATATATATGTTTTGAATTGGAATTTGATACTTTGTCATTTCTTAATTTGTAATCATCAGAATAGTCTAAATTTTGATCATTATTTTTTATTGAATATAAATCACTAGTTGTTTTTGAAATTAAATCATCAAAAATTTCTAAACTTGAATCATGAGATTTTTGTGAGCTTGAATTTTCTGAATTTTCTGATTTTTCTACAGTTTTATCTAAATCAAAAAAATAATTTTTAATTTCATGAATATTTTCTTGTTTACTTGCTAAACGCATTGATATAAGATTTAATAATTTATTTTTTATAGAATTGTCTGTATCCTTTTCATTTACATGATTTACATCTGTATCTTTTTCATTTACATGATTTATGTTTGTGTCTATTTCAGAATTAGATAATGTATTTAAAAAATATTGATTAACTTTATTATTTAGACGAATTAGAAGTTTTTTATTTAGAAGATCATCTTTAAAATGTAAATTATAAACTTCTATTATTTTATTTATAATTTTTTCTATTATATTATTTTTAATACTAACTTTATTATTATTGTTATGATTAATAATATAATTTTTTTCTTCACCTATTGAAGATATTTTATTATCTATATCATTAAATAAAATATTATATTCATTTAATGCCTTAATTAGAGATTTAGTATCATCTATACTAGTTATAGATAAATCTGAATCTAATTTATGATTATCATAATATTTTATAACTACATTAATAATTTTATAAATTATATTATTTTCTAAGGAGATTAAATTATCATTATCATGATTACTAATTTGTTTTATTAATATATTTTTTTCTTCAGCATCATTAAAAAATATATTAATTTCATCTAGTGTTGTTAACTTTTTTTCTTCTAAATTAGTACTATCTGAACACATTCTATATATTATATTTTAAATTAAATTTTATAATTTAATTTAATTTAATTTATACTACATTTTATCGATAAATAAATTTTTGAAATAATATAAAAGGTATAAAAACAATTTGTCTTGATAGTTATGGATTATCCCAAAGAAATTTTAGTCAAAGATTATTTTGAAATTCATAATTATTATTCTAATATCTATGGGATAGATAAAACTATTGTATTAATACAAGTTGGTTCATTTCACGAAGCATATTGTACAGACACAGATGGTATTAATTTACTCAATTTATCACAAAAATTAGATATATGTTGTACAAAAAAAAATAATAGTCAACCTGTTAGTAAAAATAATCCTCGAATGATGGGATTTCCAATATATGTAACTAATAATTTTATTGATAAATTAATTGATTTAAATTTTACTATAGTTTTAATTGATCAAGTTTCTGATCCTCCGCGACCAAAAAGAAAAGTCACTAATATATATTCACCAGGAACTTTTATTGAAAAAACAATTAATAAAACTTTATTTATCGTATCTATCATAATTGATATTATCAAAGAAAGTAAAACTAATAATCTACATTTATGTTTAGGTTTATCAGCATATGATTTATCCACAGGTAAAGGATGCTTTTATGAAACATATTCAAATTCATCTGATAATTTTCTAGCATTGGATAATGTAAATTATTTTTTAGAAAATTATCCTCCAATTGAAATTATTTTAGAAGAAAATATTAAAGATAATAAAATTTATAATATGAGTATTGAAGAAATATTAAGATATCTTAATATTAATACTAATATTATAACTATTTCAAATAAACAAACTAATGATGAATACACAAATAAATCAGCTTCAGTTAATATTTATAAAATGAAAATTGTTAATCATAGAAAAATAAGTTGGCAAATAGAATTACTAAATAAAATTTATAATTTTAAAACAAATGTTGATATAATAGAATTATTAGGATTACAATATTATAATTGGGCAAGATTAAGTTTAATCATATTATTGGATTATATTATAGCTCATCAACCTAATCTAGTAAAAAATATTCAATTACCTATTTTATTTGATACAAAAAAATATTTGTATTTGGGCAATAGAGCATTAGATCAATTAGATGTTATTTCAAATAATACCAATGGTATTAAACTATTTAATGTAATTAATTTTACAACTACGACTTTAGGCAAGCGTTATTTAATTAACCAATTAACTATGCCGCTTATTGATCCAATTAAAATCACTGAACGATATAATCTTATTCAACAAATTATAGATAATGAATATTATTATTTTATAGAAAATCATTTGAAAAATATTTATGATTTAGATAAATTAGGTAGAAAATTAGATATGAATACTATTAGTCCCCATGAATTATATCAAATATATATTTCATTTATACAAATTAATAATCTTATTGATTATTTTAGACAAAATAAATTATTAGATATATTCATAATTAATAATGAATATATATCTGATAGTTATGCATTGCTTGAATGGATTAAAACTAGATTTGATATTGAAAAAATAAATGGGCTTAATTTTAATAATTTTAATGAAATTGACTATTCTATTTATAAGCAGAAAATACATAATCAATTAGATGAACTACAAAATAATATTGATATTAATAAAAATTTTATGACTTATCTCATTAAAGAATTAGAACAATATATTGATGATAAGATTTATTTAAAAAAAAATATAAATATCAACTCCAAAAGAGTTGATATTGAAGGGAAACTCGAGTTTTCCTCCAATACTCAAGATAAAAATTTTATTATTTTAAAATATAATGATAGAGATGGACATTATTTATTATTAACTTCTCGAAGATGTGAAATCCTCAAAAAAAATTTAAATAAAATTAAAGAAATTTTTATTGGTAAATCAGATTCAAATAATGATAAAAATCTTATGAAACTTAATGTTTCAGATTTAGAATTTAATAATCTTCCAAAATCAACGAATACTAAAATTACATGTAAAAAAATAAAAGAATTTTCATTAGAATTAATTAAATACAAATTAGCAATGGCAAAATATACCAAAGATCTATTTAAAGCAGATATGTTAACTTTTTTTAATCATTATAAAAAATTATTATGTAATTGGTCTAATAAAATCGCTTACATCGATTTTATAAATAGTGGAGCTATTTGTGCTATTCAAAATCATTATTCTAAACCTATATTACAAACTAAAAATAATAGTTATTTTAAAGCTAAAGAGTTACGTCACCCAATTGTTGAAAAAATTAATTCTAAAACAAATTATATACCACATGATATTGAATTAGGACATGAAACAGACCAATATGGTATCCTATTATATGGTATTAATTCTGCTGGAAAATCTACTCTTATGAAAGCTATTGGACTTAATATAATTCTAGCTCAAATTGGATATTTTACATCAACTACTTATTTTGAATTTTATCCTTATCAAAATTTATTTACACGAATTAATGGAAATGATAATATTTTTAAAAATTTAAGTTCTTTTATGGTTGAAATGTTAGAATTAATAGCTATTTTAAAAAGAAATAATTCTAATACATTAGTCATTGCTGATGAATTGTGTCATACTACCGAAGAACTTTCTGCAAATGTAATCATAACTTATATGTTAGAAGTATTATCTAAAAACCATGCATCTTTTATAACTGCAACACATTTACATAAATTGGCAAAAATTAAATCTATCAAAATTTTAAAAGAACTTAAAATTAAACATATTAAAATTACATATGATGAAATTAATGATTTATTAATCTATGATAGAAATTTACTTGAAGGTGAAGGAGAATCTTTTTATGGATTACAAATTGCTAAATATATGATGAAAGATCAATATTTTAATGATAGAACAACAGAATTATTAGATGAATATAATGAAATAAAAAAAAATAAAAACAGTAAATATAATAGTAAATTATATTTAAACTATTGTGAAATATGTAAAACTCAAAATAATTTAGAAACACATCATATTTTTTTTCAAAAAGATTTTAATAAATTAGGGATAAATAAGTCCAAATTTTATTTACAAAAAAATAGTTTAGCTAATTTAGTGGTCTTATGTATGCAATGTCATGATGAAATTGATAAAGGAACAATTATAATTAATGGATGGATTGAAACATCACAAGGAACTAAATTAGATTATATTATAAACAATACTAAAATTATTAAAAAAAAATATGATGAAAATATGATTGCTTTTGTTAAACAAATACAATTAATCAGTAATAATGACCCCAGATTAGCAAGACTTAAAATTCAAGAAAAATTAAATCTTAAAATCTCTACTAAAACTATTTTAAATATGTGGAATGATCAATATTAGTTTTATAGATTCTACATCTTCTATAAATTTCATTAGTTCTATTCTAAAATTAAATTTATTAATATTGTTATTTTCTACATACCAAGTATTTTTTACAATATGTTTGTTATTATATGCAAATGCTTCGATATTATTATGAAGTTCTTTGTATAAGTTATTATTAAAAATTCTATGAGCTAATTCTATATATTATATTATATTATATTATATTATATTATATTATATTATATTGTATAGTATGGAACGGTTAATATCTGAATTATTATATTTTTTAAATATGTTTTTGATATTTGCTGCAGCTTTTTTTTAATTTCATCAAAAAAATATTTATTTCTATATTTATTATACACATTAACATGTTTACTTTTCAAATCCGAGACACAAAATGAATGAATCATTGGTAAAAGTATTAAAATTAATCATCGCAATAAATTTTGAAATACTTTCACCCCTTGTAATAATATTTGTTTCTTTATTGTCGGTTAAATTATCTAAATTTTCATACCAATTTGAGTTATATCAAATTGGTATGAACTGTAAAATTATTATTGATAGTTGTTTTCTATATTATTGAATTAATATTTTTACATATTTTTACATATTTTTGATGGCGTAATTTATCTTGTTTACAAGATAAATTTTTATAACAAAATTTACATTGATTTATATTCTTCTTTTCACAAACTATATTGAAGTAAACTAAACCTTTAGTTTACAAGAGGTTATAATTGTATGAAATTTTTTTATTGCGATTCCATTAAGATTTTATATGATAGGTAATCTTTGTTACATATTCTTAAATGATTTTTTTCTGGAGATTTTATTTACAATCTAATATTAAATTTATTAGATTAATATTGTTATGATATATGACGGCAAAAAATATGTTTTTGCCATTAATAGATATTTTTACCTTGGATTTTATCTAAAAGTTGTTTTATTTGAATTCTAAGATTAATTTTATTGATATCATTATTTTTTTCCTATTAAAATTATTATTAATAGTTGTTTTATTATTTAATATATTAATGTTTATATTTTGTAATATTTTTGAATTAATTTTAAAAGGATATTTTTTATATAAAAATATTAATATTAATATAATATAAAAATATTAATATTATATTAATATTAATTTTCTCTATATTTATATATAAATGATAAGTCACTGTACTTATTCAACAATAGGTAAATATTCATGTATTGAATATATGAATAATACAGATGTCCTCCATAGTACTAAACTTCCAGGAATTCAACGGGAACCAATCTACAATAAAATTGAAAGGAAACCATTTAAAATTGTAAATGCCCCCCCAAGAGGTACTAAACCTCCAAAAATTCCACCGGGACCAATCTACAATAAAATTGAAACGAGCCCAGTCGAAATTGTAACTCCAAATGGAATACCTGGCTCTAGCAACAAAATTGGTAATACTTTTAAAGAAAAATGGTATAAGCCCTCCTTAAATCCCCACCCCATTGCTATAAATGCCCAACCTTATGCACAAGGACCTTGAAGCCAAGGTTTTTATGATACATCTCACGGAAATAATGTTACCAGGGAGAAATGTAAATGCCCAAATAATTTAGTTTGGAAGGATAATGAAGAATGTGAATGTGCATGCAAAAAAATACCAAACTTTCCCAATAATAATACCAAACTTTCCCCAATACCCTTTTACAATAAATCTTACAATAAATCTTAAAATATCTTATGTATAAGGTACAAATATAACAAGGTTGTGATGAAATCATAAATTGTAGCCATGTAGAAAAAATTGTCTAAGTGGAAAATATTTAACTAATAATATGTGTAATTGTGCATGCATATCAAATGTATTAAGTCTTCAATTTTATTTATAAAATTATAGTATTTAAATCTATATCAATTATATGTTTACAATTCATAAAATTTAATTTCAACTTTGAAATGCTATAATATATCTACTAAAATTAAAATATTCTAGTATACTAAATATTAATCTATTTTTTTAATATAATTAAAAAATAAGCATATAATGGATGGTAATTATTCATAATAATGATGATTTAAAATAATTATATTAGTAATGTTAGTAAGTTTAAAATATATTTTTCCACTTATTATATTTTATATTTTATATTTATAACACATAATTTTATGAACTCAAAATCAAGATTTTTAAAGTAACCTATAAAAATATTAATAATATTAATATTTAAAATGTTAATCTTAAACATTTTAAATATTTTTTAACTTTTTAATATAATTATTAGCAATATTAATTATTTCTTGTTTGTTAGTTTTTTTTTTCCAATAAACCAATTGATATCTTAATCCATAATCAGATTTTAGTTCTTCATAATTTTCATTAATATAATTATAATAAAGAGCATCAAATATTTCTTTCCAATTATTAATATTCTTAAAATTACTCATTTTGAATATATAATTAGATGATGCAATATAATTTTTTGTCATGATTTTAATTTTATTGAGAATCATACCATATACATTTCCATACATTACCCATGAATATGCATCGATAAATGCTTCCATAAACCATCTATATATTATATCATTTTTTAATAAACATAATTTAAAAAAATTTCCAAAATACATTAGTCGAGTTATATGATGTGAATATGCATATGGTAATATATAAGTCTTTATCATAGAATCAATTGGATACATATTAGTTTTATAATTCCATAATTTATCATATATTATGGAGATTTCATATTTAATTTTAATGATTGGATTTTCAATCATATAAATTGTCATCATATAGTTTCTCCAAAATATTTGTCTAATAAAACCTTCAATATTTTGTATATTAGATTTATGTTTTAATACTTTTTTAATAATTATTTTATCTGTTAATAATCCTATATTTAACATTGGTGTAATTACACTATGAAATAAAAATGGATGATTTTCTATAGTAGCATCTTCATATTCACCAAAATTATCCATTTTATATTTTAAAAATTTATTAAACCATCTTTCGGAATCTTGATGTGTTATTGGATAAATAAAATTAATTTCTCCATAATTATTATTGAAATATTTATTAATATAATTAGTTGCTTCTTCTGTATATTTATTATTAATTATTTTAGGTAATATAGGTAGTTTAGTATTTTTTGGAATTTTTTTTCTATTATTTTTATCAAAACTCCATTTATCACCAATTGGTTTTTCATCTAACTTTACTAAAATTTTATATTTTTTACGATAATAAATATAAAACTTATTAAATAAATATGAATCTTTAAATATTGTATCTTTTAATAATTTTATATCTTTATAAACTAAAAAATTTATAGTTGGAAAAATAAATAATTTATCTTTGTATATTTTTTTTAATTTGTCTAATAATTCATATTCTATTGGATCATAAATATAAATTTTATTAATTTTAAGATTTTGATAAAATTTATATGTTATATTTTTAAATTCATAATATTCAGTTTTAATTTTATTTTTTTTTAGATAATCATAATAATATTTCATAGTTGCTCTATGGTATGCTAATTTTAATTTATGATAATTATAATTAGTAAAATAAATTGGTTCTTCAATTAAATAGACTTGTTTATTTTGTAATAAATCGATATCTTTAAATAATTGTGTTGGAAAAATTAAAACAATATTCATATATTTATATTATACTTAGTTATATATATTTATTTATTTTCTGCTAATCATTTTTTTCTTTTTCTAATTTACGTTCTAATAAAATCATTTTAACACTTTTATCATTTCCTATTTCCATATTTTTTAATTGTCTAAAGTTATTTCTAATTTCTTTTTTAATTTTTCTTCTTTTATATTATTACTTTTCCAATACATACTATATTCATTTTATTTAAATTTTCTTTATACTTAATTTGGTATAAAATTAAGCTGTTGTTATAGAATTCGAATGATCTAAAAATTTACCAAATTATTCTAATTTATTACATACTTCTATAAGATTATGTGGTATGAAATATCTAGCATTATGGATATGTATTTTTTTACTATCATATCCAGCTTTTCTTGCTATATTTTTAAACATTTGCTGAAAAAACATAGTGGTTTTTAATTTATTTTAATCATTTTTCTGTGGGCAAATCAGCTGCTATATAAAAACTGTATAATTCTTTATAAAATAACTAACTATTTATAAAGAATTATTTATATTTACGCATACCATTTAATTTAGCACTAAAAACATTAATTATACTAACTAAATCTTTCGTTAATTCTTCCTGCGGAGAATCATCTGATGAATTTAATATTATGATTTTCCCATTAGAACTTTCTTTTATAATTGTATTTATTAAATCAAAGCCAAATCTTGCTAATCTATCTTTATATGCTACTATTAATTCATTAATTTCACCATTTAATGCATATTTTATAATTTTATTTAAGGCGGATCTATTAAAATTTAATTCGCTTGCTATATCTGAAATTATTTCATTATTAGGATATTTATGTTTCATATATTCAATTTGATTAACTGATGAAACGCGGCAATAACAAATATTTCTTTTTATTATATTATACTAGTATAAGAATGGACAATTGATAGTGTAATGTTCATATGGAAACATTTATAGAATGGTATTAAATAAAATTAAAATAATGAAGAAAAATTATATTTTAAAATAAATAATTTCAAAAATAGTAATTGGACTAAAATATTTGATGCTTTATATTATACCAATTATGAACAATTAAAACATGAAGATAGCTTATATTTAAAAAATGTCAATTGATACCAAAAATAAATTAGAATATATAGCTAAAGCCTATCAATTTTATTAGATAAAAATTGATTAATACAAACTTTAAATTAATTTATTATGACTCAATATATGTTCTATGATGGTTATAATACATATTCAGATATTCCAGTAAGATATTACCGTAAGATAGAGTTAATGAATAATCATGATAAAGATTTAATAATATTTTTACAAAATCCTGCATCTTCAGCTAATGAAATAGATCGTATGACATTATTTTTGAAAAATTATATTATTGATTATAAATGTATTCATATTTTGAATATAATTCCAATTGTATCTAAACATCTTGAAAAGATTAAAATTGATAATTTATCTATACTCATAAAATTTCATGAAGATAATCTTAAAATAATTAAATCAATTTTAGAATCTTATCCAAATAGCATTATATTGTTTGCATGTGGTCAACATTTTGTCCAAAATAAAGTAAAACTAAGAAAAACCTACAAAAGTTTTTTTCTTGATATTTATAAAATAATTATGGATTATCATGAAAAAATATATTGTTTAGGTTATACATCTAAATATTTAAAAATAAAATTAGATCTTTCTAATAAATTTACTAATTTATTAGCTGATATAGATACTACAAATAAACCTCTTTTTCCTTATTTAAAAATAAAAATTCGTTTGCCGTATTATCCTAGATTTAAAAAATTTGAATTCATAAAATATAAATTGTTAAGTGTTTAAAATTTATTAAAAATTAACATTATTAAAATATATTTTACGACATTTATTAATTTGTTTATCTGATGTAACTTTATTAATGATATTATTAAATTTTTCTTTATTTAATAATCGAATAATAAAATTAATAGAATATACTCCACATTCAGAATTACCAGTTTGATGTTGTATGTTATTATATTTATAATCAATATTTTTGATTATATTATCAATTTGCGGATTGCTATCTAATAGATCTTGTAATTTAGAATATTTCATTTGTTCAATTAATTTTAATTTTTCAACAATATTATTTAATTGTAAATTAGTATTATATATTTTTTTATAATAATATTTTATTATTTTATTAATAAACTGTTTAATTCTTTTAGGTGGTTGGTTTCCAACCGAATCAAAAAAATAGATCTGATATTTTTGTAAATCACAATATAGACTAACCCAATGAGATCCTCTTTTATAATGTTCATCTAAGTTAATAACTAATCCTAATTTTGTTTTATTATTATTTTCTAATTCTTTGAAATTAATATTTTTTAATCCTAACATAGTTATATCTTCAAAATCATAAGGAACTGCCCCTAAAAATAGAAAATCTTTATGAATATATTGATATTGTTCAAGCACTTCATTAATATGTACAGTACTTAACCAATCATATTTTTCAGTAGGTCCATCTGGTCTAAAAGCATTTTCAATTGAATTATCATTTAATGCTTTGATAAAATCAAGACGTATCCAACATACTTGATTAGAACATTGTTTGGATAAATTTTGTTCTAATTTTTTAACTAATTCTTGTTTAGGTAAATTAATATTAATTTTATTTTTGTTTGTAATTTTGTTATAATTTATTGCTATTTTTTTTAAATCTTTTAATTGTAAACATGATTCATCGATATATTGTCTTCCAGGTGCACATTTTTTATTAATTATAGCATCTATATTACTTTTTTTCATTAATATAATAATGAAAAAAATGGTACTTTAGGAAATTAAATAAATATTATAAATATAGCCATACATACTACCTACTGGTTCATGTAATAATGGTTCTAGTTCATTGTTTAAATTTTGGAGTTCAATTTTAAATAAATTATCAAATGATAAGTTAGATTCTAATTCTAGATTTTCACGTTTTATAGAATGTACATAACCGCATTTAGGATATAAAGTGTATATATATTTTTGACTATCTGGTGAAAATGTTACAAATATTGTTTGACCAATTTTTAAATCATTGATAAAAATTTCTGAATATGATTTCCCATTAATTAAAGTTTCTATTTGTTCATAACATGTATTATAATAATTTTCTTCATTATTATCAAATAACATATTTATTTTAATTAAAAAATCTATAATTATTCTAATTAAAAAATCTATAAATCATTTTATAATAAAAATTTTATTTTTATATATATTTATATATATGTCTTACAAGCAAAAATATTTTAAATATAAATTAAAATATTTAAAATTAAAAGGTATAATGACGGATAATTATATTTTAAATGGAGGACAATCTAATAAAACTCGTAATTTAAATACGAATATTTTAAATGTAGATGTTTTAACACAAACTCCATCGATGTTAGATATGTATGGTTATACATTTTCAGATAGAGATCAGGTTGATACTTTAAATAAATTACTTAATAATGAAGATAAATCTGTTGTTGATAAAGTTGAAAATGATTCTGATGTAAGTAGTGATACAAAAATTAATACTTCTGTAATTTCTGATTCTGAATCAGAAAGTGAATTAGATACTATGCCACGAGTATTAAATAAAGTATTAAAAACTTCTAGTTATAAAAATTTATTATTAACATCTCGTAAAAATACTAAATCATCTAAGAAAAAAAATATTCGTAAAAAAAATCAATTTCTAAAAACATCTTCAGAAGAATTTAATAGTGAATCAAATGATATGCTTAATACAGAAATTTCATCTTTATAAAATAAAGATGAAATTAGTGATTAATATAAAGGATAAAAATCCATGATTTTTATGAAATTTAACTCGCTTTGTCAGTCAAGATCTTTCTATAAAAATTGAATATTATAATTTTTTTTATAAAAGTAGATAATATTAATGAATAGTTTTATTATTAAGGATATTCGCCTAATAACAACATGGTATTATAATTTACTTAGTAATACAGATTGTACAATTTGTCGATGTAGTTTAAATAGCAATAGTTTATACAATCAAGATAAAGGTATAGATTCTCAAATTATTCAAGGTTTATGTGGGCATACTTTTCACGAAGAATGTATTTTACCATGGTTGATTAAAAATAAACATTGTCCGATTTGTTCTAGCTTGTGGATAGAAGCAAAAAAATTAAAAATAAATTAAAAATTAAATTTATATATATTATTATATATGTTATATAATATTAATATAAAAAGAGCATTTCCACATGATTTAAATTATTTAGAATTAAATAATGTAGATCGTACATTAATTCCAAAAATTGTTGATTTAAGAAGCAAATTACCTCCTATATATGATCAAGGCAATTTAGGATCATGTACAGCAAATGCCTTATGTACTGTGATGGAATATATAGATCATGTAAGAGGATCTCGTTTATTTTTATATTATAATGAAAGAAAATTAGAAAATGATATTCCAGATGATGCAGGTGCATATTTAATTGATGGTATTAAGTGTTTATGTAAATATGGAATCTGCGATGAAAATATATGGCCTTATGATGAAAAAAAATTTTCAATATGCCCTCCGTCTTTATGCTATAAAGAAGCTATAAAACATAAAGCTATAACTGTAAAAAACATAACGAATGATATGTATACAATGAAACAAGCATTAGTTCAAAATCATATTTTTGTTGTAGGTATTTCAATATATTTGTCTTTTGAATCAGATGTAGTAGTAAAAACTGGATATGTTCCCATTCCTGAACATGATGAAAAGTTTTTAGGAGGTCATGCAGTAGTATGTGTAGGCTATGATGATAATAAAAAAATTTGGCTGATGAGAAATTCATGGGGAACAAATTGGGGCGATAATGGGTATTTTTATTTACCTTATGAATATTTATTAGATTCATCCTTAGCTAGTGATTTATGGATAATAATAAAAGCATCATAATATATATCTTATGATACCTTATAATGATAGATTGTAATTCCATTATGAAATTCTCCATATGTATCAATATTGAATATACATGATTTAATACCATTTATATCTAAATCATTTCTTTTAGCTAATTTCATATTATAAATATTATTAGTTTGATCTCTAATATAATTATTATTATTATCACATTCCAATACATAACCATTACATTTATCATAATAAACATCTTTTTGTTTGATTCTATTGAAAATTGCCCAATCATCACCGCCCCATCCAGATAAATCATTAGGAAATCCATTAATTATATTATATGTATCTGAATCAAAAAGACAACAAGCTCCTAATACAGGAAAAGTATAATGATTAAATAAGTCTAAAAAACCTCTTTTAAAATTGATGAATTTATTAGGTAATGTATATTTCTCATCAAAATTATAATCTGTATTAATATGGATATATAATTTTTCAAAATTAAATGTATTTTCGCTAATTATAAATGCTATATTTAATAATTTACCACGATTAAATAATTCTTTATTATTTTGTTCGCATATAACTAATTTATAATCCAGTTGATTTTTACTAAAATAGGTTTTTATGTTTTGAATTAAATTTATTAATTCATTTCTTCGAAAAAGTTGAGGTTCAATAGCTCTATAACAAACTTGTATAATATAGACTATTTGTTTTTCATATAAAATATCTGAAAAAAAATCTTTTATTCCTTCTTCTAAAGGCACTAAAGCTTTCCAATTTAATTTTTGAAAACTAGGTGTAGGATCTTGATATATATGTTTAATATCTCCAGGTCTATCTTTTATATATCTAATTTCACAATTAAAATATTTTCCTATTTTATTTAATGTATGATTTATTCCTGTACATAAATCAATAATTCCAATTATATCAGAATTCATTGCCATAATATGTCCGTTAACAATATCTGATACATGTGTAAAATCTCTACTTTGTTCACCATTTCCTGTAATTTCAATATAACCATTTATATTTTTACATTTTCTAAGTGCTGAAAATACATTAGGCGAGGGTCCCAATTCTGATTGTCTAGATCCATATACATTAGAATTTCTTAAACAAATAACAGATAAATTATACATTTCAGTATATACCCTTCCTAATGATTCAAGTGCTTCTTTTGAAGATCGATAAGGAGTCCAATAAGCATAAATTACATTTGATGATGTCATAACAACTCTTTTAATCCCTTTTTTTCTAGCTATTTCTAATATATTTAATGTACCTATTACATTTGTTTGATAAGCAAGAATTGGATTATCTATGCACCATGGTGTTCTAGCTATAGCTGCTAAATGAAATATACCATCAATATCAATAAAATATTTTTCTATATTTTCTAATATTGATATATCACTATTAGAAAATGTAGCTTTTGTATTAATATTCTTTTCAAACCCAGATATTAAATTATCCAAAACTATAATAGAATGATTTAATTCTATAAGTTTATCAACTAAATGACTACCTATAAATCCAGCTCCTCCTGTTACTATGTATTTCATGATTATATATATATATATATATATAATTAAAATTTATTATAAACTAAATTTATCCAATATTCCATTCGTAATTTTTCATAATTAAATGATTTTTGAGAATAATCTATTATAATATTATTTAATAAATTTTCGGTGATATCATCCCATCTATCAACTGAATAAACTGGTAAATCTTCATATATAATATCTAAACAACTTTTTTTTATTATTACAATACAACCTAAACATAAAGCTTCAAATGTTCTTATACAATCTAAACCATTACCAAAAGGACTTAATACAAAAGAATATTCTAACATTTTTATAAGTTTCACTTCTCGGAATGTTTCTTGGTAAACAACAAGCTCTTTAGGTAAAATATTTACTAAATTTCTTCTCCAATTTCCATATCTTCCATCAGTCCAATTAAGATGAAAATTAGCATAGATTAATAATTTTCTTTTAGTGAAATGAATACTATTTTTATTAAATTTTTCTAATTGAGCATTTTGGTCTTCAAAACTAGTAATAGGTTCTCCAAAATAGTTTTGAGTAGATAAAGTCCAATAATTTAATCCATAAGGAATACTAGTGAATTGATTATCATCTGGTATAGTTTTATTTATTGAAAACCAATGTTTAAAATATTGATTTTTTTTTAAATATTCAATTAAATTTTTATCAAATTCTGATGGGAATTCAGTATCTTCCATAGCAGTTATTATTATAAAAGGTTTTTTAATCTCAACAAAAAATTGATATAATTTATATAAATATTCCGGTGAATGATGACAATAAATAATAATTTGATTTTTTGTATTTAAAAAATCTATATCTATTAAATCTTCACAATATTTTGTTAAATTTACATCTGCAATTTTAGAAAATAAATTGGTGAATAAAACATATATATATAATTATATATTTAAATATATATTTAAATATATAATTATATATTTAAATATATAATGAGTCACCAAGACTGGGTACCCGTAATTTGGAAAAAACCAGAAAGTGAACAAAAAAAAAATCAAAAGTCTACAATGGTGGTTGCAAATAAACAAAAAAATGCAAATACCATGAATAATACTATAAAAAAAGTTTATAATGAAGAAGATACTAATCCCAAAAATGAACCCGATATTATGCCTGTGTATATAGATCAAGATTTTTCTAAAAATTTACAAAAAAAAAGATTAGAAAAAAAATTATCCCAAGAAAATTTAGCCAAAGCTTTATCTATACCTGTAGCTATTATTAATGAATATGAAAGAGGAACAGGGGTTAGAAATGGAACATATGTATCCAAAATTCGAAAATATTTAAATTTTTAGATAATTATTACATAATAATTTAATCAATAAAATCAGATTGGTCTAGGATTTCTTGTTTAGAAAAATCATATTTTTCTAAATAACTATTGAGTGAACTTACAGTTTCGGGTAAAAGCGAAGCTTTTGTCCTTAATAACTCATGAGTTGTTTCTTTTTTTGAATCAATTATAACATTATTATGAACATAAATTGTATTAATTTTGAAATTTAATTTAGTATACAATTTTTTTCTATATCTACCTTGATTGACAAAACATGGTATATTATCTATAATATCATAAATAATTGGTGGTAATTTAGGATCCAATTTCCTAATGATTCGACCAACCGCTTGTTCCACTTCTTTTCGCGACGTTACCATAAATAATGTATTTAAATTTGGAATATCCAAACCTTCAGCTGCCATAGCATAAGAAGCTAAGATAATATGAGCTTGATCAGCGGTTTTATCTAAATCTATTTGTTTCATACCTCCGATATAAAAATCTGAAATTATTTTTTCAGATTCATTTTCATTCTGATTATTTATATTATCTAAACGTTTTTTTAACAGTTTTAAATGTTCAATTCTATCAGATAATACAATAATTTTTCGACCGACTTCTTTTACACATTGTTGAATCATTTCAACAATAAATTTATTTCTTCTACCTATCGTGGTAATTTTGCTTATTGTTAAAGGGCGATTAATATCACCATTTTTTAATTTAAATTCATGAAATTTATCATGTTCTATATCATAATTAATAATATTTACAACAACCATATTATTAATTTGCGTACTAATTTGATACATAATATCACCAAAATACCAATATAAAACTTTTTCTAATTTATCAGTTCGTTTAGGTGTAGCACTTAATCCAATAGTTAATTTACATGCAATTATAGGTAACGCATTTGAAAAATATTTAGAAGGTGCATGATGAGCTTCGTCAAATATTACTAATCCAAAATCTTTAAAGGTGCAACTAGTATATTTATCTTTAGCAATAGATTGAAGCATTCCAATCACAATATCTTTATTGGTTATATCAATTTTATCTTGTTTAATAATTCCAATATTAGCATTAGTAAATTCAATAATTTGCTTTTTCCATTGATGTAACAAAAATGTTTTATGAACAATTATTAGAGTTTTAACTTTAAAATATGTGGCTAAATAAAGTGCAATTATTGTTTTCCCTGTACCACATGGTAAACATAATATTCCACCTTCATTAGTATTAATATACGGTATAATTGTATCTATAATATTTTTTTGTTGATCACGTAAATTTCCCTTAAATGTAATTTTAATTTTTTCTCCATCTAATTGTTGATTGGAATGAGGTAAACCTAATTTTTTAATTCCATAATATTTTGGAACAATAAAATAGTTTTCGTTTTCTTGATAAATAGGAAATTGTATTGGTTTTTTTTTATTTTTGATATTAAAATAGTCATATGGTTCAACCATTAATTCTTTTCTTGCAAGATTTATTGCATCGATATATTTATCATTTTTAGGAATAAAATATCCTTGTTTATATAAAATTGTAGAAAGATTTGATTTTAATTCTTGTGTAATTGTTGACATTATAAAATATTTAATTTTATATCTAAAAATATAAATATTTCAATTTTATATTTATAAAAAATATAAAAAATATTTTTTTATAAGTTAATATATATAGTACAATGTATAATCAAGTTGTAAATAATTCTAATACTAAATTTGACACTGGAATTAACTCTAAAGTTGATCCCCTTGGTATTATGAATAATAAATTATTTTATACCAATTTAAATGTCAACAATATTGGTATGACTTTATTAGCTGTATTGTTAGTTTTATATAGTGCTTTTATTGCTCATAAATTACCACCGCATTTAGAAAAAAATTTAAATAAATCTTATATTATACTAGTAGCATTAGTTTTGATTATTTATCTTACTACTAAAAAAGCAGCCTTAGGGTTACTTGTAGCACTAGCTATATTAATAACTATTCAAAGTCATGTCAGATTATATAATCCTTTACAATATAATAATCAAATTATACCTACTACCGCAAATAATTCTCGAGAAATTTCTTTATCCCCTAAACGTTCTCAATTAATTCAAGAGTGTATAAATAAATCCCAATTTCATAATGAACAAGCATCCAAAGCAGAAGCTATAGGAGATACTAAACAAGCAGAAGCAGAAAAATACAAAGTATGGCAACAAAATCTCAAAATCGAATATGCTATCAAATCAAAAAATCATTTAATAGAAGCAAAGATAGCAGAAGAAGCTGGTTATTTTGATCTTGTAACTGAACATATGAATTATGCTAAAAATTTCAATATGAAACTTATTACTTTAATTAAAGAAGAACAATTACATGAACATGCACAAGCTGCTTTAACGGAAGGTCGAATAGATAAAGCTGAAAAATTATATAATTACGCAAAAATAGAAGCTGACAAATTACAATTATTACTTGAAATTGATGATCACATCGAAAAAGCATCTAGAGCTCAAAATAATGGTCAAGATAATGAATCTAAAATTCATTTAGCTAAAGCCATGGAATTAAATAAAATTTATAGTGATTATAAATCTAATGAAGAAGAAATTTATGCATTGATTGAAAATAATAATACTTTACCGGATACTGTTAAAAATGAACAATTACCTGTTGAACAAAATGAATCACAAATATTAGGATATGATCACTTAGATTATGCTGTTTATTAAAAATTTATATTTAATAATATATGGCAAAAAATAATTTAAAAACTATAAATTATAATACTGTTGATAAATCCAATGACAAAGATGTTGGATTTACCGCTTCTAAAAGTAATGATATAAAAATTCAACAAAAAAAATTTGAAACTTATTTAGCTAATTCATATAATTATAAACAATTATGGTTTGAAAAATGCAATAAATATAATATTAATGAACCATCCTTTATTTTACCTAAAGTACCAAGAATTATTGTAATTGGAGATGTTCATGGTGATTGGGACCGAACTCTAAAAGTTTTAAAAATAGCAAAAGTAATAGATCAATCTAATAATTGGATAGGAGGTAATACAGTGGTTGTTCAGCTAGGTGATCAAATTGATAGATGTAGATTTAGTAATATACCATGTTATATTCAAGGAGCAACTGAATATGATGAAGGTAATGATTTGAAACTTCTTAAATATTTTACTCAATTACATAAACAAGCACAAAAACATGGAGGAGCTGTTTATTCTTTATTAGGAAATCATGAAGTAATGAATGTGCAGCAAAATTTAAGATATGTATCATACGAAGGGCTAAAAGAATTTGATAATTTTATGAGCGGTAAAAGGATTATTAAAGATGGAAAAACAGCTAGATTGTGGAGATTTAAACCTGGTAATGATATTAGTGAATTTTTAGCTTGTACACGACAGGTAGCTATTATTATCGGCTCAAATTTATTTGTACATGCAGGAATTTTACCCCAAATAGCTGAAAAATATAATGTTACTAGTATAAATATGATAATGACATTATATTTATGGAATAAATTAAAAGATATAACTAAATATTCTGATATTATACATCCTCATAATGATTCGCCATTATGGACTAGAGTTTTTGGAAATTTAGGTAATTTAAATTTATTACATAATAATAATCCTATTATAGATAAAATAATTTGTAAAAAAATAATTACACCGCTAGAAACAATATATAACATAGGAAAAATTTATGTTGGTCATACGCCAACTTTATCACATAAGGTAAATAACATATGTCATAAAAAAATATGGTTGACCGATTATGGTTTATCTAAAGGATTTGATAAATTTTTTCCCTCTACAGATAAAAAAAAATTACAAGTATTAGAAATAATAGATGATGGTCGAGAATTTAATATATTAGAAGGTTATTAAATATTTATTATAATACTATAATACATAAAGATTTATTATAGCATTATAATAAAAATGGATGTTTTTCAAAATATTTGTGAAAATAATGTAACAAATGATTTATTTTGGTACAAACAATATGCCTTATTTTATAATTTAGATAAAAATATTAATATAGATAATTATCTAGAAAAATTAAAAAATAAATCTAATGAAAAAAATATGCAAAATAAAATAATCCAAATTGAACAAGACTATATACAAAAAATACATAATATAGAAAAATTATATTTAGATGATAACAAAATTAAAATATTAAAAAAACAAAATAGTTTAATTATATTACAAAAAGAATTAGAAACTATAAAAATATTAACAAAATATACATTACAAAATAAAATATTGAATTATAAATTTTTAAAAATATGTTTAAATCTATTATTAGAATTCAGTGAAACTTTAAGATTACGTTTAAAACAAAAAGAATTTTTTCATGATAATATTGAAAATAAAATTAATATATCAAGATGTTCTTATAAATTTTGTTCTTATCAAGCTAACTGTTCATATAATTATAATTCTAAATCTAAAAGATTATGTTATCAAGATCATTATGTTCATAATATGGTTTCATCTGATTTAAAAATATTATTAAAATATATCGAAGAAAAAAAAAAATCTATAATACCAATTTCTTCAGAGTTGATATTGGCAGAAAACTTAAGTTTTCAGTCAATAAAAATAGAAGAAAAATCTAATGAAATAAACTATACACCAATAAAGCATTCCTTTTTAGAGAATTATTCTGGTGAAAATATTTTAGAGAATAATATTGATGAAAAAAATCATAATTATGAAACTTCTTGTGAAAATAATTTACCAGAATTATCAAATTCTAAAGAATTTGATAATAGTATGAGCAAACAATTTAAAGATTTTATGTTCCCAGAACATAAATTAGATACATTTATTGTTCATACAAAAGAAATATTAAAAACTATAAATACTTTAAGTTTTGTTATTAATCATATGGAATGTGAATTAAGAACAAAATGTCTTACTTTACTTTCTCAATCTATATCAGATAATACTAATATAAATACACTATTTGCAAATATTCCAGATTATAAAATAGAAATGTTTCATATTGTAAAAAATTGAAAGTTAATAATATTCAAAATATAAGATTATTAAAATTAAGTTATATTATGCCCATTATTTTAAATGATTATTCAATTGATTATTGGATTACGGGAAATATTATCGACTGTGGTAAAAGTAATCATCCTAAAGATGAAGAAATTAGTAAAGGGCAAGAAGATCAAAATTTAGAATTTATGATAAATTACATTATAGCAGATACAAACCCACTAAAACATCATTATGACATCAAACCTTCAAGAGTTGATATTAACGAAAAACCTAAGTTTCAGACTGATATGCACAATAAACAAAGAAATAAATTCAAAGGAAAAAATCCACATAATTATGCATTATCTTTACAAACTAAACAAATAAATAACTCTATAGTTTATAATGAGGAAAAATTAAATAGTCATTTTCGTAAATCTTTCCAAAAAATATATTCAAATAATAAAAAAAATCATATTAATAAAGAAAATTATACAGACTTTTTATTTAATAATAAAATTTTATCATATGATAAAATTTAGATTTAAAAATTGATATATATAGAATATATGTATCAAGAATTATGCTATTAATGCAAACTATCTATAATAAATTTTCAAATTTATTAAATACGGTTCTAAATTTACAAATTTTGAAGATTAATAAAAAATTGAATCTAGAAATAGAAATATTATTAAATATTTTAAATGCTACGATTCATAAATTACCTTATAATATAACATCATATACTGATCAATTAAATAAAATAAATACTAAACTTCATTGTAGTTATATTAACAAATTCGATAAAAATAAAAAATGTCTTAGAATTGCTAATTATAAAAATAGTAAAAATGAAATATTTTGTTGGATTCATGCCCAACAATTATTAATAAGGTAAATATTACGAATTAAATACCTACTATAACAAACTAATATTAATAATTATAATAAAAAAATTAATATATATATTAATTTAATATATATTAATATTAATTCTCATAGTTGGTTTGATATAACTAAAGCAAAATAAAAATGTGCGTTAAATTATAATAATATAGATAAGAAAATAAATAAAATTATTACCTACAGATGAATAAAAAGATAAATTATTATTATGGTTAGACTACATTAAACTGAAAAATAATTTTTATTTTTTGGTTTAATCTTATAGGTTAAAAATTTGTAATGATACTATCAATATTATTAAATAGCTAAAATAATAAAAAATATATTAAGTGATGATATATTAGAATGCAAAAGTTAAAAAGATATAAAACAAATATATTTTAATAAATCTAACAAATATTTGTATCATTAGATAAAATCATTAAATTAGCATGTAGTAACTATAAATCAGCTTTAACTAATTTAAAAAATAAAAATATTAAATATTTTACTGTTAGATACATAAAAGCAACTAAAAAATCAAAGGTTTTAGAATTAGAAAGTTTTTGTACAAAACAATTAGGAAAAGTTATAAAAAATATTAAATGTAATAGTAAATTATTATATAAGGCAATAATAGATAGATTTTATCTATTGGTGATTTCTTATTATAAAAAAACTAAATAATTAGATCATTTTAATAAAATTATATCAATTAATTTCTAACCAGAAAATATTTTTAACAGGATTGGATTAACACAGAATAAAGTTTATAAAATAGGATGTAATTTAACTGATAATATATAAACTAAACTAGAATGTATAAATCATTTAAATTATATCAATAATAAAAAATCTAAATGGTTAGTAAATATTATAGAAAAAATAAAATAAAAAATTAGATAACTAATTTATATTAGATATGTATTAATTATTTAGTAATGGATATTAATATTAAATGTATTAACATCTAGGATTTAAATACTATAGATAGTATATCTAATAAAAAATATATGAAAGCTATTAGAATTATAAACTGTATTAGTTACAAATTTTTACAGCGGTACAATTTAAATGTATGGAATAGAATATTATATTCCATATAACAGAGGAAGCTTATACATTAAAAGTATGTTATAAATATAATTTATTAGATACAAAATGTTCTTAATAGAACTATAAGCTATAAAAATTGTAATAATAGCATTAACAGAGATATAAATAGCGCTGGTAATATCTTATTAAAAATTTATGAATAGATATTCTATAAGCTATTACTGTGAGCCTAACTGGGATATCTTGTGATTGTGCTTCTAGCATAATTAACGGCGATAAAGAATTATATGCTGGAAAACATAGCTTTTGCTTTCTAATTTAGCATTAAAACAATGCTTTATTTAATAGTTTTCCGAAGCAAATTGGTTTTCAATTTTATATAAAAAAATTGAAAAAATTATATACTTATTATAATGGTTTAATTTTTATGGCTAAATTAAAAGAAATAAAGAATCTTAATAATTTATTGAATAATCATCTAACAGAATTAGATGGAATATTACAGATGCAAATAAAAAAAATTAAAAATGAATATATAAATAATTTAATTGATGAAAAAATTAAATTAGCTTTCGAAATCTGTCAAGGAGAAAATTTAGATTTTGAACAAATAAAAAATAAATATTTTAAATCTAGGGATTTATATAAATATACGACTATAGATACTAATATTGAAATAAAAGCTGAAGAAGAATTATTAGATAAAATATTAATAGATGGTAAAGAATATTATTATGAAAATAAAGAATTAGGTACAGTATATGATATTGATTCGAATATTGTAGGATTATTTAAACAAGGGCAAATTATTTTAAATTAATTAATTGTATTAACCGTAAAGTAGCTTTTTTTGACCATTTATATTTCTCTCGAAATAAATTTATTTTAGTATTATCTAATTTTTGATTTTTAAAATTTTGTATAAAAATATTTAAATCATTATATCCTCCTAATAGTAAACTTCCTTTTTTTTCACGATTTTTTAAATATATTTGAGGAAATGTCGAAATGAATTTAGTTTTATATTTATCAGCATCATTAACATCGATATGTATAAATTGACATGGTATATTATTTGAAATTAATAAATTATATGCAGAAGTTGAATAATAACATTCTTTTAATAATATTATCATAATATAATACTTATTCATTGTTTTATTATATATAATCATAAAATTATTTTATGATTATATATAAAGATTCTGTACTATGTTATCATAGTAATGACTGGCGGATTAATACAGTTAATTATTAAAGGAGTACAAGATTCCCCTTTAATTAATAATCCTGAAATTACATTTTTTAAAAAAATTTTTAAACAACATACCCAATTTTCTCTATATCAAAATCAACGCTATTTAGGAATAGCAAATTTTGATAAAGAATATATAAAAATTATAGAAAAAAATGGAGATTTATTATACAATCAATATTTTCAAATAGAAATACCATATTTTACAATAAATAAAGTTTTAAATAATTTTGATAATATTAATTTGGGTTATGTTGTCAATTATTTAAAAATATCATCTAATAATATAGATAATATAGTATTATATATTTCTGATGGTATAACGAAAAGTAATTGGTATATTGTACCAATTAATTTATTTAAATCATTATTTTATAATAAATCTTTAAATAAAATAGATAAAAAAAAATTTTATACTAATATGTTACCTGATATAATTCCAGAAAATGATATAGATCAAATGTATGTAATTAATATTAATTATACTCAGATAAATCCAATTATAAATACTTTATTAGAACAAGCTAATATTTGGGAACAATTATGGATCCAAGAAATAATTAATAAAAAATTATTCAATCAATTAATAACTTATAATAGTTATTATAACCACTTATATTTGAATATAAAAAACTATATATTTAATCGTTATACAGAAATATATTGGTTTAATAAAAATAATTCATATTTTTATTTTATAGATAAAACCAATAAATCAGAAACTGAACGATATTTTGATTATATAAATAAACAAAATGATCAAATGCAAGATATTTTTGATATTGATATAACTTATACATATTGTCAAAATAATAAATTAAATTTTAATAATTATATTGATTATGTAAAGAATAATTCACAAATTATTTTGTTAATATTATCGATGTTATATGGATCAGATAATTTGATATTTTCATTTTGGAAAAAATATAATGTTAAAACAAATAATAATATTACCAATACTATTACAAATAATAATAATACATTCAAAAACGAGTCTAAACAAAATCTAGAATATTTTATAAATAAATATTTTTCAACAACAATAATTAACAATTATTTATTTGATATATATAAAATTGTGTATTTTAATATTACAAACAATATTAATCAATTATTTTCTACTTTAAACTTAAATGATCCTAAAAATATTTATATATTATTAAAAAAAATATTTAATAGATTTTATACAATTCCTAATTATCAAGTTAATTATAATAATTATTATAATGCTACATATTATAAATCAGAGATAGCACTAAATTATAATAAGGATTTATATAATATCACATCACAAGATTTAATTGATTACAATAATTTAATTACTACCTTTGAAGACCTATTAAGTGATGAAACTAAAAATTTATCTCCTGTAGATTTACAAAATATTTATGGTGTGATAGCATATGATATTGTTGATTCATCATTTAATTTAAAATTATCTAATGGATTAAAATCATTTTTAATATTATGGAGAAATAATGTGTTTACTCGTTTGTATAAAAAGCATTTAGATACATTTTCTTTAATAGAAACCAATGGTCAATTATTTAATTTTAATAATAATAGAAACTTGTATTTTTATTATTCTATTTATCCATCTAATTTATATTCTTATACTGATTTTATAACTTCCTTTTATGAAATGTTTTTTAAAAATAGTTGGATAGGAAAAATACCAAAAAGTTTAGAAATAGATATATTGAATAATGTTAATATAGTTCAAATTCAACCAGTTGATATTAATAATAAAAAATTAACTAATATTTTTACTACTGTTACTCAAAATAAATTTTATAATCTTAAAATTATTAACACATATGAATATACAAATGAATCATATAATTATGATATCAATACAGGTACACTATATGTTGATTATTATAATTATTATGATGATTCTTGTCAAATTGAATTTTATATTAATAATATTTTATATATCCATAAACAGGTGAAATATACTTATATTGATAATGCTTATATGACAGGTATGTGTTTAATAATTACGCTTGATTACAGTGGAGATATTAAAAATAAAAATATCACATTAAAAATTACTTTTTCTAAATATTTACCAATTATTGCATTTTATAATGATAATATGAACATACCGATATATAAAACTACGCAATATGATTTAATGATTAAAAATGAAAAAAATCAAATAACAAGTTTAAATTTCAGTAATAATCATATATATTTATCTGATTCAATTTCAAATATTAAAGAATGGAAAGTTTTGATTATTGTTACTATGACAAATGAATATAAAAATATACTAGTCTATTTAGATCCAGTTGAAGGTGGTTATTTACTAAGAGATTTAAATAATGATATTATAATTTTACCAATGGAATTAGATTCTATTCAAAAAATTTATTTAGAAAGTATTAATTTGCCTTATGAAATTATTACAAATATGGATTTTACTATAACATGTAATCAATCCTTTAATATAATTTCTTTAATAAATAAGGATTTATTTTCTTATAATTATTTTTATTATTTGGTTCATATCTATAATTATAAAGAATATTATAAACTCATTCCTTCAAAAAAATATATTAAATTTAGACCTTTACCATTTATTATTGAAACATTTTATGCTTATAGTTATATATTTACATTTTTTAATTCTATTTTAGGTGAAGAATCAAAACATTATTTTACATTAACAATTTTTTTAGATACTGAATTAAGTAGTAGTAATACAATAACACTATCTAATTTTATATATATCAATAATTATGATTCGATAAATATTTATCGAACTCGAGAAAATGATGTTACATATTATTATTTAACTAATATAACTAATATATCAACATTTACAGATAATTTTATGGATGATAATTTAACTAAAAAATATATTTTTCCAGATAATGACATTATAGAAAAATATCTGGAAGAAATTGATCCAATACTTTGTACATATAACAAACAAAGTAGTAATCATAAATATAAATATAAAATAGCATTATATGATACTAGAACACAATCTGAATCAATAGCTTCATCAGAAATGTTATTATTTTGTAATCCTATAGATATAAATAATCTAACATTTATTAATTTTACAGCTATTTATGATCCAATCTACAATCAAATTAAATTATATCGAACAAAATTAGATCAAGATATTTTTTTTACTATGGTGTATCATTATCCTCAAAATTCGTTAGTAATTAATATAAGTGATGATAATTTATTAGATCCCTATATAGAACCATATTTTTATACAACATTTAATTCATCTAATATAATCAATTATAAAATTATACGAATACCAGTTAATAATTTTGTTCCTAATTTAAATAATTTTATAAGTCATTCAACAGATTTATTATATACAAATCAAAAAATGATATCTGATTTGAATGATTATATCTTTAATAAATCTTTTATTTTATTGAATAATATAGCATCTTTTGATTCTATAAATGATCCCAAAACTGTATTAAATGCATCATTAATATATTTATATAATATTAATTTTAAATTATGTCCAAATTCTATTATTTTATTAAATGATATTCAAGTTGATTTTTTATTACCTTTATCTACAGAACAATTTTTTATTAAAACAGATCCTTATTATAAATTAGATATTAATTATAATTATATCAAAGTTGATCAATATGAATTAAATCAAGTGAGGTTTAATCCAGCATTTGATGAATTTAATTTGTATCCTTATGTTTTTAAAAATATAAATAATAAAAATTTAACAAATTTACCTTTTTCTGGAATACATAAAAATTCATCATTAAAAAAATTCATAGATACAATTATTTATACAATAGATATAAGTAATTACAGTGAAGATTATACATCTATTATTAATTTGATTAGTCAAATTGATGAAAATAATTATTTAAATATTTTTAAAAATTATTTTTTAAATAAGTTTGGATTAACAACACAAACTATATTAGATTGTATACCTGTTATTAATAAATTAAATTTTAATAATGAAATTTTATCATATAATCTATTAAATATATCAAATGATGATTATTTTATATATAGTCATAATGCATTTAAATTATTAAATGTTAGTGATACGGATATGGATCGAATAAATTTTAACACTGCTACTAATATTCAATTATTAACACCTGTATATAATAATTATAATGCTGCAAATAAGATTTCTAATAATTTGATAGAGTATTTAAATGATGTAGTTAATTATTTCACATCTCATATTAATTATATTAATCAATATATATATATACTAAATTTAATAAATCCCATAAATTATAGTAATAACACCTTATCATACGATGAATTAGTATTGAATAAACTTATTAATTTTAATAAAATTACAATCACAAATATAGATATTTTATATCCTATTATTGACCAAAATATTCATAGTATATATTATCAAGACAAATATTATAATTTACAAAAACCTGTAGATCAAATAATGTGTAATACACTTTCAATTTCAAATTTTGATATAAAAATAAATGAAAATAAGTATACTAATACTCAAATAAAAATTATTAATAGAAATGATTTTCAATCAAATAAATTTAATTATATTGGTATTACTACAATCGGTAATATTTCTCTAGATTTGATAACCAATCTAGATTCTAAATTTTGTCAATTAGATGATAATAAAATTTATAAAATATACTATGATACAATAAAACAAGTTAATCAAATAGACACCGGATGTAATTATTGTATTAGTTTGAATCCTAAAATTGTATCATTTAATGATTTAAATCCTTTTAATTTAAATTTATTATATATAAATAACAAATTTATATATATTGTCCGCATAGATTATTTATATTCGAATCCAATTCAAACATCATTTAATGGTATTTTTATAATTAATAATTATGCAGTTCCTGCTTATTACAATTATATTGATAATATGACGGGTGAATTATATATATTAGAATATGAATATCCTTTAATATTTAATAATAAAATTTTATTATATTATGAAATCAATCAATATTTGTGTTGGCAAACTACTTCAAATATAGATAAATTCATAATAAAACAAAAATTATACGTTAACTATAAATTTATAGATAATAATAATATTATTAATTCATATAAATTTGCACAAATTGAAAAAAATTATTATGATATCAATAATTTTGTACACATTAACATAGCTAATATAAATACTTATTATTTTAAAATTAACACAACTAGTCCTATCTTAAATATATATTTATATAAAAATGTACAAATTACTTTATTACCCCCAATAATTATAAAAAATAAAATTTTATTAAACTACAATACTGTTTATAATACTAGTATTATAAATTATAATAAAAATTATTATGTTTTATTAGTTAATTTTAAAAATAATAGAAATTTTTTGTTACAAATAAAAGATATTATTAATAAAGAAATCCCTCATGATAATTATCATTGTTGGATTTATCCACAAAATTTTTTAAATTTGATTGAATATAATATTAATTTTACAATTACAAATAATAAAATAATATTAGAAAATATAAACCATTTAATTTCTAAACTTCCTCAATATTCATTTTATTTAATTAAAGACAATATAAATAATAATGAAATTATATATTATTATGAGAATAATAATTTTATTTATAATATAGAGGATCTCTCAATAAATTATTTTTCATTATCTAATCAAATAATAAATTCTATTTATTTAATAGATAATGAATTATTTAATACTGAATATAAACAAATGCTTAAAATTTCAAAAATACTAAAAAATGTAAAAGAAAATATACTCTATGGAAATATATTGTTAAATAATACTCAATTTAGTGTTATACAAGAATTTGATTCTCGTGATTTATCTAATATTTATTATAAATCTGAATATATTAATGATAACTATTCATTATTATCTCAAACAAATAATATTATTACATTTAATAAAAATGATGAAATTATTGTGAATTTTATTAGTTGTATCTATTTTATTTATAAATATAAAATAACTTTTTATAATTCACAAACTTTATATGAATATAATCCAAATATAACTATTAATGTTAATGCATGTAATTATATTGATAATCAAAATTCAATAAAATTAACAAATATTTATCTTTTAGATACTAAATTATATGATACAATTAATATTTATCGTACAAAAATAAATACAGATAGTTATTATTTTGTAGGAGACCTAAATCAACCAACAACTAATTCCATTTTTACTGATGAAATCAAAGATAATGATCTGAGTATTATATATAATCCAGATCAATATATAAAAAATCCTCCTTGTGAATATAATATAAATACTAATCCTTATGAATATAAATATCGATTAACTTTTTATAATTCTAATAATGAACTTGAATCGGAAATATCAAATCCTTTAATAATTAATATTATTAATATTAATGAGACTAATCATATTGTATTATCCTATTTTAATTATATTGATATGGTAAAATATGATAGCCTCAAAATATATCGTACAAGAAGAAATGATAATAAATATTATTTTTTAGATATTATTAAAAGTAATTATTATACAGATATTATTCCAGATAATCAATTACTTCATTTATATATTAAAACTATATGTGAATTTCAATTACATAGTATCCAATTAAATTTAAAATTATATGAATATAAATACATATTTACTTTGTATAATTCTAAAACAGATACTGAATCTACTATATTCAATACATTAGTAATAATTACATATAATACTATAAATATTAATAATATTATTTTTATTTCTGATTTTAATCAGCTTAATAATAAAAGTAGTTATGATAATATTAAAATTTATAGAACTAAAGCAAATGATTTTTCTCAGTATTATTTTTTAGTTACTACTAGATTTAATTATTTTGCTGATAATATAAGTGACAATAAATTAACTATAAATTATAATAGAGATATCTATTATTTTGATTCTTCGTCTATTATAATAAAATATAATTATCAATATAAATTAAGCTTATATAATTCAATAACTACTTCAGAATCAGAATTATCAGGGAGTCTGCAATTAGAATTATATCACGAAATTAATGAAAATTATCCTATAAAATTATCTAATTTTATGCTTTTAGATGGAACTATCTATGATACTATTAAAATATACAGAACCAAAAATAATGATAATATATATTATTGGATTGGTACTACAGTATCTGATATATTTATTGATACTACAGTTGATAATTTATTGCATATTGCTTACACAAATTCTGATTATTTATCTATTTCTATAATTCAATATACATTAAATAAATATAATTTTGTTTATAATTATAAATTTACTTATTATAATACAATAACCGAAATTGAATCTGATTTTATTGATGTTTTAACAGTAAATTTAATAAATCCTATAGGTTCCGATAATTATGTTAATTTATCCACAGATAGAATAAATATTATATATGATTTAAATTTTAACTCTATTAGAATATATCGTACTAAGGTTAATCAAAGTGATTATTATTATTTAGATACATTTATATATTTAGAATCATCAAACCCTAAAGAACAAGATTTTTTGTACAAAGATTCAATTATAGATGATAATTTAACACAATTATGTATTAATAAAGTTAATATTAAAATAGAAAAAAAATTCAATTATAGTTTAGCTTATACCTATAAATATAAATTTTCATATTATAATTCTGTAACTTTAATGGAATCTATGTTATCAGATATTTTATACATAACAATAGATAATATAATTGATAATACTTATAATATTATTTTTAAAAATTTTCCTACAAATGCTAATTATGATCAAATTAAAATATATAGAACTTTAAAAAATACGATTGATATAAATAATAATATATATTATTTATTAGACATATTCGATTCGTTAGATATATATATTGATACAATAGAAGATAAACACTTACTTAATGGTCATCTTTATAAAGATATATATACAAGTTATCCTCCATGTCAAATTAATTATCAAATAAAACCTAATATTTATAAATATTTTATGACATATTATAATTTAGAAAATCATATAGAATCAGATACACTATCCAATTTTGAAATTAATACAATTAAACAAATTGATGATATTAATACAATTATATTAAATAATTTTGTTTATCATACAAATTATAATAGTATTATAATATATCGTACACATTCTAATCAAAATATTTACTATCGATTAGGACAAATATTTTATTCTTCACAAGAAGAATTACAAAATACAACATATGAGGATAATACTTCTGATAATAATTTAATTTTACCATATGATAGAATTTATTTTGACATTAAAATTAGTCCTAAATATAATATAAGTCTAACATCTTATATGTATATGTATGGTTTTTCATTATTTAATCCTACGACACAATTAGAATCTAATATAACTATCCATTTATTTAAATTAAATGGTCATATTAATTTTGATAATTATGTTGAATTTAAAAATTTGGAAATTCTATATCCTGAATACACCTACATTAAATTATATCGAACACAAGCTAATAATAATGTATTTTATTATTTAGGTTTAACGAATGATGGAATATTTATCGATACAATTTCTGATGAATCTATAATAAATAATTTAAAAATTGATATTTATTATTCTAATCCAATTTGCAGATATACGATTGAATCTAATATTAGTACATATAATTATAAATTTTCTTTTTATAATTATTTAACATATAATGAATCACAATTATCAAATAGTTTGATTATTAATTTAAATAATGATATTAATGTAAATAATTATGTTGATTTAAATAAACTAGATACTATACCAATTAAATATAATTCTATTAAAATATACCGTAGCAAAAAGAATCCAAAACTAAATCTATCAGATAATTTATATTATCTGATAGGTATAACAACTAATTCCTCATATATTGATAATACTATAGATAATCAACTTGTATTAAATTATGGTATAAATACATATAATATTAAAATAAATCATTATTTTACTACGAATAATTTTACATATAACTATATATGTATATTTTATAATGCTAATAATGGTCTACATTCAGGAATATCAAATAATTTTTCCTTAATTATCAATAAATCAATTTCAAATTCAAATATTATAAAATTATTTGATTTCAATCCAATTGATACATTAAAATTTACACATATTCAAATTTATCGTACTAAAACGACTGATTTATATACATATTATTTATTAGAGACTATTAAAACTATATCTTTTTATGATAATATATCTGATGATTTATTAAAAATACCATTTTATAATGATATATATCATATAAATTCTTTATTTACATATGACTATAATAAACAAGGATATATTTATAAGTATAAAGTTACATTTTATAATTCAAAGACAGGGAAAGAAATATTAATATTAAATACAAAAAAGATTTTATTAGATAGTAATATTACCAATAAACAAGTTATTATTCTATCTAATTTTATCAATTATGATTTAGATTTATACGATAGTCTAAAATTATATCGAACAAAAACTAACGAAAATAATTATTATTATTTAACTACTATTACAAATAATTTTTATATTGATAATAATACAGATGATTTATTAATATTTCAATTAAATGAAAATACAATCGATACAATCAATACTACTACGGAACTATTTATGTATAAAATAAACCAAACTTATAATACTTATAAATATAGATTTTCATATTATAATTCCATTTTATTAAGAGAATCTGAATTATCATCTATAATTTTTATTAATGTACCATTTATTATTAATACATATAATCCAGTTTTTTTACATAATTTAAGTAATATTAATAAGAATTCCTATGATAGTATTAAAATATATCGTACTAAAAAAGATAATAATAAATATTATTTATTAAATTATACCGAAAATAATAATTATATAGATAATCAAACCGATGAATTATTAATTATAGAATACAATAAAGATATTTATACAGGTGATATACCATTTAAATATGAATTAATATATAATTATATTTTTCATCCTCTTGTGCTTAAACAAAATAATAATAAAATCAATAATTTGGATGAACTTGTATTAAATTATACATTTAATGGATCTCCGTATAAAAATAGAATAATTCCCATTTATGCGAACAATATAAGTATATTAAATGATAATATTAATAATGATCCAAATAATAATTTATATAAACTAGATTATTTATACATAGGATGTATAACATCTGGTCAAAATTTAGTTTTAGAGACTATAAATACTTCTATGCTAATAATAACAATATCATCAATTCATTATATTTATTTACATAAAACTTCATTTAAAAATAATTTTACATTATGGAAAATTCAATGTACTAAAATTTTAAATGATAATAATATAGGATATATATATTTTTGGACACTCTATTTTAATGATATTAATTTAATTACAATGTATTTAAATTTAACATTCAATTTAAATCAACCATATTATATTAATCCTAGTTTACTTCTAAATATTGATTATAATTACATGTTAATTGCTTGTGATCCACCAATTTTTTATGTAGAAAATAAAAAATTAAATTTAATAAATTCATATTCAGATATATTGTTAAGTTGTAAATATTATAATAATAAATATAAAGTTGATGAAGAATTACAAACAATTCAAAATACATATTTTCAAATATATGAGGTTAATTTTAATAGTATTTTAAATATAAAACCACATATTGAATTTTATACTAATGACAAAATTTCAGATGATAATAATATGAATATCATATTATATATCGTTATAACTGATACTATTAAAATTTATTTTAATGATGAATATTCTAAAATGTTATCAGAAGTTCCATCAAATAGAACAATTTATAGTTGTATCGATTATCCTCAATATATAACTAATTCATTTGTTTTAATGGAGGAAAAGAACTCACAAGCTAGTTCTTTTGGTGCAAAAGGTTTACTTTTGAATCAAAATAATATATTTTTGATGATGAATGTAGATAAAATATATTTAGAACTTAATGAAATAATTATAATTAATGATAATTTTTTTCAAGTTTTAGGATTAAATACAATAACATACTATTACGAATTAAAACTTATTAAATTGGTTGGAATATTAAATGAAGGTTATTATTCTGGATATTATACAATTGGTACATATTTACATAATCAAAATAAATTAATCCCACCGATAGTTCCACCTAATATTATACAATACAATAAACTAATGCTTATTTCACAAGGTGAATTTTATATACAAAATTTTACTTTAAATTTATCCTTAAAAAAACAAACATTAGCAAATATATTTGTATTTAATAGTTTATTAGATGAAGAAGGAAATTTCCGGTTACGTGATCAATTTTATAATAATACTATATCTATTAAATTATTTCATACTAACAATAAATTATATATTTTAGATAATTATGTACGATTTAAAAAATTTGATATTTTACTTTATATAAATAATAATGAAATTTATATTTATCTTATATTAAATATTAGTGATAGCCAAATTTATTATAAAAATTTAACTTCAGGTACAAATATTATTTTTGAAGATAATACTATATTAAATTTTCTTTTACCATATCAACCTTTTGATATATATTATCTAGATATTCAAAATGATATAATACAAAATATTAGTTTAGAAGATTCAGACTGTGTAATTTTAGATGTAGATTTATATCAAGATATTCAAATTTATAAAATTAAAGATAACACAATTTATACTCATGATAATAAATCCTTAAATATAACTCAATATAAATGGATTAAATATTTGAACACTAATTATAAATATTATTTTGATAATAATTTCATAAGTCCTCCTTATTTTACTATAACTAATAAACAAAATAATAAATATTCTATTGAAATGAAAGGCTTGTATTCCAATAATTCTGTATTTATTTCAAATGATTATTTTGATCAATACGTTTTTTACTATTTACAACCAGTATATTTATGTGGAATGTATAATAATATCACAAGTATTACTTCAATAGATAATCTTTATACAAAATTAAATTTAAAATATAAACTTAATATTAATGAATCAATATCAAATATAAAAATTATTTTTTCACCATATTATTGCAATAACCTAAATTATTATTCAGATTATAAATTTAATTATAATTTTTCTTTACAACCAATATATGGATATAATTATTTTAAAATAATTAAATACACATTATATAATGATGAATTAATAAAATTGACTACAATGGAAGTTAGTCGATTAGAAGAACTACAAGAAGATAATTTAATTAATAATACATATCTAAATATTTATTTTCATAATTACCAACGAATAGATATAAATACTTTAAAATTAAATCATCATGATTTAGTAATCGGTTATTATTATTTATTAATAGAAAAAACTAATAATGATGATTTAGTTTATTTAGTTAAATTAACTTATTATAATAAATTAAAAATTTATAGTCCAATTAATATTACTAATAATACCTATTATCTAAATAGAATATATCCATGTTTTATTAATAAGAATTTAGAATTCACTTTAGCAAGTTTACAAATTTATCAAGTAGAAAATATTTTAGATATAAATCAGCATGATTTATATATTATTTATAAATATACTATTAGATTTATTGGTAAACAAATTTATGAAAATGGTAAATATCAACAACAGATTGATATAATAGACGGTAATCAATATTTAATATCAATTATAAATATAATTTATTTTAATTTAGATGATGAGAATGGATATGATTTTTTTATATATGATGGCAAATATATAATTGTATCAAATACTTATATATCATATAATCTTAATACCATTTACATTAAAATTATTAATTATATATTACATACAAATTATATAAGTACACCTTTAATAATAGATAATTCATTATATAATTCTATACATGAACAAAAAATAGAATTATTAACATATAATATTATACTTGAAAAATATACAGATAAATCTTATTATTATTCTCTAATTGATAATAGCGAATATCAATTAAATAGCAATTTATTGACATCATATTTTATATCAAAACCATACTTTCCAATTTACAGTATTAATTCAAAAACCATCATAATTAATAATAATATATTAATTACAGTAACTCGAAAAATTTTAACAACTAATGTAGATATAGATATAAATAATAATATAAAAGTCAATATATGGTTTAAAAATTTTATTGATAATAAATATTTGTATGATACAAAAAAAGTATTTGATGATTTATATCAATTAAGATGTAAATTATTTTCAATAAGTAAAATTAATATTAATATGTTGTATTATTTTGTTAAACCATGGGAAACTTGGAGTTTATTAAATTGTATTAAGTATATACCATCTATGAATAAGTTATTATATAATTCATTCAAAATTTATTTACAATGGATTAATAATTCTATAAATATTGTAACTAGTTCAATTTCTAATAATGATGTATATTATATGACATATGATGACTATACACTTCTACATAATTTTTTGAAAATTATGAATACTAATTTAATTGCTCGACGGAATTTTTTTATATTAAAAAATGAGATAGAACCTTTAATTTATAATAATTTAAATAATTGGTTGAATTCTCCATATTTTTATAAAAATGTTACAAAGTGTATTAATGATTTATTATATTATAATAATTATAAAGCTTATTTTGATGGAAATAATATAATATTTAGCGATGATACTATTATTTATTTAAATAATAGTATTGAATTAGCAAATTATATAACGAATGAATTTGTATATGAAACAACATCAAATATAGTTTATAGATCATATAAGCAATATTCAAAAATAGAATCACAAATAAATTCATGGTTTACTAATACATTTTTATTAACATCCGAAGATCAAAAATTGGGAATCTCGATTCATCAATTATTAAGATTTTTAAATAACCTTGGTGATATTTTAAATAAATTATATGTAGATATAATCAGTACAAATAATATACCCATTTATAATTATAATAATAGTCTGAAATTTTTAATAACAAAATTATGGGAAAAATATCGAGATAATTTAACTAATATAAATCCATATTTTAATAATACTTTTTTAATCAACTACACATATAATAAGCTAAATCAAGCTATAATTTCAGGAATAACATATTCCAATTTATTATATGTTAAATCTTATGGATTTTATGGAACTAATGCTTTTAGTATTTTAAAAGATACAAATGAAAATACTATAACTAATTTGAGTATATATGAAAATACGAATATATCACTTAATGATACCGTTACATACATAACAGATAGTATTTATTTATATACTATTAATTACACTTCGTATGATATAGATATTAATGCAATTTTTACTTATAGTATTTTTAATGATATTCGACCAAATATTAATTTAATCAATATTCAAGTGGATAAACCTGTATTATATCAAAATCAAATTACTTTTTATGCTAACTATCAATTATACAACAAACATTTTATTATTTTTAATGAAATTCATAAATATAATATAATACATAGTGTTCTTTTTGGGAAATTATACCAATTAGATTTAAGTTGTTTTAATAATAATTCTATTAATACATTATACTTTAATAATTTACCTATAATGATTTATAATAATGTAAATAATATTTATGATATAATTATTCCACCCACAATAGATCTGACTAAAGATAACATTATAATAGATATTGTATCAACTATTGGTCTTAAAGATTATTATATAAAAAATGCTAAATGCTATTTTATTTTTAATAAACCAATAAATTTTATTTCTCAACAAACATTTATTAAATTAAATAATCAAATATATTTATTATTTTATAGAGAAACAAATTATTTCATAGATACATATTTGAATGATTTAAAATTTGATAATATTGAACTAATATATAAAATAATATTAAATAAAACTTTTGAATTAATATCACCTATAGTTATAAAAAGTTATAATCTTTTAAACAATAAATATTATTTAACATTGGATACGCCTATTAATTTTTTTCCAAATAATACTTCAGTTTTAATCAATAATGAATTGTATGTATTATATAAATTAAATACTGATATGACTTTCGAATATTATATAAATATTAATCCACAGACTAGCATAAATTTTATTAATACAAAATTATATCAATTAGTTTTAATAAATTCAATTACATATTTAAATACAAGTATTTATAAATATACTTTAGATAGTCCAATATCTTCAGCAATATTAAATACTTATGATTTAGAGATTATGAATAAAAATATAATATATCAACCTAAAAAATTTTCTATTGAAAATAATTTATTATATTGTCATTTTACTGATTTACATGATTATGAAATTGCAGATACAATAAGACATACGAGAAAAGTTGGACATAATAATGTAAACTTAATCCTTAATATAGAAAAACAGGATGAATATTTATATTATTTTAATTATATAAATCCATCAACATATAATTCTTATATATATATACATCCAAAAATAGATAGTGATTATGCAGATTATGATATTGTTAAAGCAATTTTAAAATCTAATATTAAATCTAATTTATTTTATCAAAATAATAATATATCTTATTTTACATTAGATATATATATTGACCAAATCAATAATTATAATTTTCTACAAAAGAATTTATGGATTATTTCAGAATATACATATATTGGTAATATATTAAAATTTAATATACCATTAGATTTTAATTTGATAATTTCAAAAAATTATTATTATTTAATTAATGATACTCTTATAGATAGCCAACATATCATTTTTAATAATAATGTTTTAACAATTAATATGAATTTAGTCGGGTTTAATCTAAATTCATCAAATTTTAAATTAATACAAATATTTATAGATATGAAAATGAAAATTTTTATACCTGATTTATTTATAAAATATATAATCAATTTTCAAACAGAATTACAATATATTCCAGTAAATATTTTTTATATTGCACCATATTTATTAACTCTTAAAGATGCTTATCCATATTTATATAAGATCAAATTAGTTTCGCGGATTAATATTTCAATTCAAACTTCATGTTATTTATATTCTGATAATACCAAATATAAATGTCTTATATTTGGTGGTTATGATATCATTGATGATTATTTTATAATAGCATTACAAACTAATTTAATAGATTTAACCTTAGAAATAGATAATTCTAGACAGAATTATATTTATGAAATTAATAATGTTATATATAATGTTATTGATATTAAATTTTATCAAAATATAATACAATTTTGTCAATATCATAATCAAACATCTTTAACTAGTATTGAAGTATTTATGGGATTAAATAATTATAATGAAATATTTAATAAATTAGTGGGATCTCGTTTTATTTGTGAAATAATTCCAATGAATAATATATTATACAATATATATCTAATATCTTATAATGAATATAATTTATTCGATAATTATACTCTAATTCAAAATAGTTCATTAAAACAACATATTATACAAACACAAATGACCAGAACAATATCTTATATTCCTAAATGGAATTCTTATTTTAAATTTTTTAATTATATTCATTTATATTTTAATGATGTATTAATAGAAGAATTAAATGATGACATATTTAATATAAATTATTATTTATATTCATCTGAAGAAACACGAAAACAAATTGATAAATTAACTCAAATAAAATTTACCGGTTATAGTTGGATATTTCATATTCCTCTAATTTTTTGGTTTTCTAAAAAATCTGAATTAGCTTTACCCTTAATTGCTTTACCATATACCGAAATAAAAATAAAATATAAATTCGCCGATTTAAAATCAATACTTATTTTATCTGATGATATGAAATTAATTGATTTAAGTAACTTTAATCCTGATATTAAAATAAATCTTATTACTGAATATATTTTGCTTGATTTAACTGAAAGACAATTATTTGGATCATATAGTCATGAGTATTTAATTTCTAAATATAAAATATATAAAAGTAATTATATTAATGTGTCAAATATTGTAATTAATCAAAAATTATCAGGTTTAATAAAAGATATATATCTAATAAGTAAACCATTAAATTACCCATCATTAAATTATATTCCAGAAGTTGAATCAAATTATGATAATAGATATGCAAAATATTTAACTAGTTTAAATTATTATAACAATTATATTTTGACTAATTTATTTACATCACAAAATGAATACATGTATATAGAAGATATAAATATTATTAAAGAAAATTTAATAACTTACAATAAATATTTGAGTGCTCCAGATAAGAATATAAGTGAATTTACTTATATTAATTTATTAATAGATAATTTTCAAACTTTATCTTTTTGGGATGAAAACTTATTAAAATATTTATTATATTTTATAAATAAATATTTATCTAGTGCTCAACGTAAAACAAAAATGAATAATAATAAAAATCGTAATATTATTTATATATTAACCCAATATTTGTTACATACATATAAAAATGAAGTTAAAATAACTGAAATTTCACCCATTACTTCTTTAAAATTTACCGTAAATGGAACAGATTTATTTAATGCTTTAGATAGCACATATTATAATAGTGTAGTTCCTTATACAAAATTTAAGAATACATTACCTATTGGATATTATGTATATTCTTTTTCTTTATATCCTCTAGATGATCAACCATCAGGACACCAAAATTTTACAAACTTTGATACGACAACAATAGAAATTACATCTGCTGTGACTAATAATATAGTAGAACCTTATAAATTAACTTTATTTGTAAAAGATTATAATATAATAAGAATTATGAGCGGAATGGGTAGTTTAGCTTGGATAGATTAAAGTATATAAATTAAACCACCTACTCCATTACTTATTTTTAATATATTATATTGGACACCATAAGCTTGTATGAAAACAGGATTTTGATAATTAACAATAGAGTTCATATTTAGAGAAATATAAGCATCGTCAATTTTACTAAAATTAATACTCCCAGAAGGTTGTAATTCTAATGGATTTAATGCAAAGGAATATAGATAAATCCCTTTTTGTGTATTGTAAAATTTATATTGATATTTTTGAATAATATCATAATATTGTATTGCAGAAAGATCCATTCTATTTATTGAATTAATAACAATAGTATTTTTAGTGATTAAATCTTGTTCTATTTCTGTATATGGATAAGATGTATAATTAAATTTATTATTAATTAAATTATTTGATACTGTTAGACAATGCCAAATAATTAATTTAATAGGATTATAAAATGGTAATTTATATATAGTATTAACAGAATATAATATTTGTTGTGGCAATGTTTGTATAACTTGAATTAAATATTCATGATCATTATTAATAAATTTTTTTCTTTCATAATTATCTAAATAGATATAATCTATCAATAAATATGCATCAATAAAAGATGGTTTATTAAATTTGAAATAATCTTCATTTTGTACAATTACTGAATTTGGTTGAATATAAATATTAAAGTTAGATATATTACCAATAATTTTTAATTTATTATCATTCAATTCCGTTGGAACAATAAATTTTCCCACTAAAGGATTATAATATAATATTTGATTAATATTATCAAAATAAATAAATTTAGCAATATTTTTAATATTTTGATAATATTGATATATTATTTCACCAGGTTGTAGAATACAAATATTATTGGTGACACGCATATAATATGAAGGACTTATATTATAACATGTATCAATAGTATTAAATTCAACATGTATTTTAATTTCATTATGAGCTAAAGCAATTAAAGGTAAAGTTAAGCCGGAATCTTGACAAAACCAAAATGAAAGCGGTACATATAATATATATTTATTTTTATTTAAGGAAAAATCGGTTAAAACTGGTATATTTCCAATCATTTTATTATATCCATGTTTTTGCCCTCCTGAAATAGTTAATTCATTCCATATATTTAACCAATCACCATAATGACGATCTATAATTGTTCCTCCTATTTCAAATTCTATATAATTAATTAATGCTATACCAATTTTTTCTACCCAAGCAAATTTTTTTAAATTTGTAATAGTTTCTAATTGAATAGTAGGTAATATAATACATAAATAAGTCATACCAATTAAATCGGCATTTTTTCCTATATTAACGGTACATCGTCTACTAAAATCTGGTGTTGTTTTAAAATATTGAGCTGTTTGTTCGATAGAATAATTAGTATATCTTTTATATGCTATTTTAAAATATGTAATTTCGGGCTGTGCAGATAAAAAAATATTTTCTTTACCTACATTTATTAAAGTTAGTAACCCTAAACCCATTATTATTAAAAGTAGAATTCAAATTTTTAAGATATTTTATTCAATCATATGTATATTATTGAATAAAATTCTTATATATATATTATATTATTGTTGCATTAATTCTAAACTATTAATAAAATTTAATTCCAGGATGCTGATTGAATTGTATTATCATATTTTGTATCTTGTATAAGCTCAACCAATTTGTTTAACACACCAACTAAAGATTCTCGTTTTCCCGAAACTTTATTTATAAGGTGTTCTTTACTTTGATTAAATTTAGCTAGATGATCTATTGATAATACAGTTGTATTATCTTGTACATTATAAAGTTCAAGTAATCTTTGATATTTTTCTATATATAATAGAACTTTTACTAATTTAATTTCAGAGTTTTTAAGACTATCGAGTAAACTTTGAATTTTCTGATCATCTGCGGGACTTATTGTTTTATTTAATGATTTAAAATTTTGTACTAATTGTAAATACTGACTTTGTAGAACACTCCAATATTGTTTAGAAGCATAATGAAGTACATTTTCTTCTGAATTTAAGTTTATATTATCTCCGCCAATCATATAAGCTATATAAGGAGGATATAGGGCTGGTGTAGCCGCAAATTTAAGTTTGTATGTGTCATTTTTAGTTTGATTAAGTATTCGTCCTATATTGCTTAGATTAAGATTATCATTAGGTCTAGCAGAGGATACCCAAGGTTTTATACCTATATTAGTTAATTTAAAATGTTTAGGACCAATTGATACATCAGGAAGTGGTACAGTTATTTCTTTATTCAAAATCGCAGGATTGTTATTTATTTTATTTACAAGTAAATCTAAATATGATATTAATTTCGTATTATTAGAAATAAGATTTAAATCTTCTAATGTAAGTTTTTGATCTACTGGTATAGATCCATTATTAATTTCATCTTTTAAACTTTCTAACCATTTTTCTGTAGTTTGAACTTTAGTTAATCTTCTATTTAATAGTTCATCAAATTGCGATTGTACTTTAAATTTAAATGCTTTTAGAGTAATAATTGCAATATCTGGTAACATATTTTCTACTTCCTTTACAGCATCAGTCCAAAAATTTGGATTTTTTAAATATCTTTTGCATTCCTGAATATTACGACCTTTAAGGCAATCTCTTAAATAATCTGTACATGTATATTGTATATTTCCATCTAGATTATTTATAAATCCTGTACCAAAACATTTATTTTCTACAGTTAATTTTGCAAATTCTTCTGATTTACTATGTACACCAACTTCCACATTATTTACGATTGTGTATAATAGACCATCAGCTAATTTTCTATAATATTTTTGTTGACTAGGAGCAATTTCTTCTGTTAAAATTTTAGAAACCTCTAAATCTAAGGGTTCTACTTGTTTTGTATGCTCTTCTAATATTGTCGTAATAAAAAATTTATTAATCATATAACCAAATGCAGATTTATTATATGGTCCCGTAACTAAAGCTTGTTTAAAAACTGTAGTAATAACTTCGGGCCAATTATTGGAATTTGTAATTCCCATTATTTGTTCAATAAGATAACTTTTATATTCAAGATTATCTGGTAAAAGAGCAACTGTCTGATTTTTTTTGCTATTTAAATCACCAGTAATAGGAATATTACCAGTTAATCGAAATATATCTCGTATTATACGGAAGTCGGTTATAGGAATATCTGTGCCTTCAGGGTCGTCTTCAAATTGAACAGCATATCCGAATAATTGTTCATATATATTTCGAAACGGATAAGCTGTAAAGATAGTTTCGGCATTTTGTAGTTCATAATTATTATCCGTAAATAATTTTGGAGTGTTATCTCCTGGAGTATTAAAAGCTAAAATTTTATCTAAAATCGCACAAACTACATTTTCAGAAGATTTTGGTTTAGCATTATATAAATGATGTAAACTATTTAAAAAATCAATATCTTTAGGGTCGGTACTTCCTTTTTTAATTACCCTTCCTGAAGTATTCGGTTCAAGTTCGTAATAAGGATCAAAATGATAAGCAATTGCACCAATAAAATATTTCCATTCTGGATGTATTTCAGTTAGACCTAAACCTTCAATTTTATTAATAAAAAATCTATTTTGCATGATGGTTGGATATAGATTAGAATTTTCATTATAAATAAAATAAACATCATTAGCATGATAATTATTTAAGGTTTGTTTCGCAGCTATAATTGAAGCATTATTACACATCTCATCTAAAAATAGTCTAACTCTATTATCATATTTATTTCCAAATAACGGTATAAATTTATTATAACGTGTTTTATCTAGACTCATTATATTATAATATAATATAGAAAAAAAATTTCTTAATATAATTATATTATAATATAATATTTTTTTTCTATATTATAATATAATAATAATCATGGATAATAATTTAAAACTTATTCCAGTATATATACCATATATAATATTTTTAATAGTTTTAATATTAATATCAAATACGATTGATAATCCAGAACAATTACTAAGGTTTCAAAAAGTCATATTAGTTTTATTTGTATTAATAGGTTTAATTAGAATTAATTACTATAATAATTTAAAATACCCAATAGACCATCTAGAAACTATAGAAACTATAGATAAACCTATAGTTTATTATTTTTATGCTGAATGGTGTCCACATTGTAAAAATTTTTTTCCGGAATGGAAAAAATTTGTTGAAAGAATTCAAAACCAAAAATTGGATCTAGAATTTCAATTAATTAACGAGTGTAACGAAAAACAATTATGTAAACAATACAATATAACTGGATTTCCTACAGTAATATTAAAAATAAATAATAATAACATTAAACAATATGATGGATCTCGTAATGCAGATGCACTATATAATTTTACTATAGAAAATCTTAATAATTTTTAAATTTTAATTGTTAAAGTTATTTAAACTATTTTTATTATTAAAATATAATGGAAAATATTGATCTTACTATTGAATTTAATGTATTAAAATATAATTTATATGAAATTTTAAATGTATTACAATCAGCAAATATAAATCAAATTAAAACAAATTATATTAAATTAATTAAAAAATTTCATCCAGATAAAAATTCTAATCTAGAAGAAGATATTTATTATCATATCATAATAGCTGGACAAATTTTATTAAATAATAAATTAAGAGAAGAATATGATGAATATTTAAATAATAAATCTGATACTTATCTTGAATTAAAAAATAACTTTAATAATCTTCAATTTAATAAATTAAATGATATACCGACAGATAATATATATGAAAAGCTTCAACAAAAAATGAATAAAAATCATGGTTATAATATAAAAATTAATGATATTAATCCAATGGAAAAATTTATAACATATAAATCTTCTAGAAAAAATGATACATATATTCCTCTAGTAAATTATAACACTACTGCAGATTTTAATGATGACTTTAAAAAAAGAAAATCAAATGATACAAATTTAGATAATCAAATTATTCAATCAGTTACTTATCCATTAGAATTAAATACTTATATAACTACAGAACAATATTCAAAATTAGATGATATAGAAAAATTATATATAAATGATTCTGTACAAAGTTCAAATTTTACAAGCTTAGATAAAGCTTTTTTATTGCATCCAGAATTAAATATAAATGAAAATATAAAAATTGAAGACAAGATAAAAAATTATAATAATGATTCAATTAGATATAATAATATGAATTTGGTTGATTATTCTAAAATTAAATTTTCAGATTGGTATTCATAAAAATATATATTTTTTAATTATCTTATTGTTAAAAATATCAATTTTTCCTTTAATATCAACTCTAAAGGTGTTAATAACTAATTTAAGATGGGTATATTTTTATTTTCTATAAAATTTTGTGCACATATGGCTCCATGGTTTAATAATTGTTTTTTTTCTTCATCTGTGTAATCATAATTTAATATCTTATTATTAATTTTAGGAATTTTAATTATATCATTCTCATCATCTTTTGAATATTTATTCATAGATATAGATGTAATTATTATTTCTAATATAGTTTTAAAAAAAATCATAATATCTTGAATAAAATTATTGGTATTAGTATTATTTTTACAGGATTTAGATGTAATTAATAATCCTAATGTTGAATTTTTATTACAATGATTAAAAGGAAAATTATTAATTAATGCTCCATCTAAATAGTAGGAATTATTATATAATACTGGTGTAAATAATATAGGAATTGAAATTGATATACGGATAGCTAATATAATAGACATATCAGGTGTTGTATCATAGGAAAATATTTCTTCACATTGATTTGAATAATTGGTACCTATGACTAATAAAGTTTTGTTAGTTTTAACAAATAAGTCTTTAAATGTTAAATCATCTACATCATATTTATTTTTAATAAATTTGCTAAACATATACTTAAATTTTAATCCATCATTGATTCCATAGTTTTCAAATAAATTATTAAATGTATATTTTGCTTCTAATGTTTTTAAATTAAATAGGTTAATAAATTCATATATTTCATTAATAGAATAATCTAATGCTAACATAAATGCTATAATTGCTCCACTAGATGTACCTGCAAAAGTTTTAAATGAAGTTAAATCTATATATTTATTATTTTCTAAATAATACAGAGCACCTATACACATTATTCCATGAATACCTCCGCCACTAAAACATATAGTATCATATACTTTATTTAAATTAATCATTATGTTAAATAATTATTAATTTCTTAAATAATTAAATATAATATAATTTTAATGGTTAATGCACAAGAATTAATTAATAAACAAAAAGAACGTGAACAGATAAAAACATTAACATATGATAAAATATATAGTTTTATTGAAAAAAAAATTATTTTATCGAGTGAAGGCAATTCTTATTATACATGGTATCAAATACCAGAATTTTTTATTGGTTTACCATTATATTCCATAGATGAATGTCAAATTTATATAAGAAATAAATTAAAAAAAAATGGATTTAAAACAGAATTTTATCAACCGAATATTTTATTAATTAAATGGTTTTCATCATAATTTAAACTTTAAACTTTTTTATTTAAATTAATATCATATCAATTTATGATATTTATAATTTATATTAAATTATTTAATAAATTTAAAATTAATATAATAAATACACTAATTAATATTAATACAATAATATCTTTATTTTTATCAATAATTTGTTGTAAATTATCTAAAATTAAAGAAGCAGAATGCTTAATTTCACCTTTAGACCCTAAAGAGGAAGAATTACTCTGTTGAGCAGAAAGATGTATATTATTATTTAAACTTAAATACAATTCATTTTTTAATTTAGTTTGACATTTTTCGCATTTTTTTATATGTAAAAAAATATCATCACATAAATTTGATATATATAAATGTTGATTATTTGTATTTAAATTATTACAATTAGAAGAAATCAACTTTTGATTTTGAAAAGAGTTGATATTGGCAACTTGATCAGAAAAAATACCTGTTTTTTCCGAAGAACTATTATCCAAAAAATTTTGTTTTTTGGATAATTCTTGTATTGTTGGCATAAAAGGTTTTTGAACATTTTCAAAATTTTCAGTAATTATATAAGGTTCTTTTTTTTGATTTTCATGAATATATCCATTATTATTCATATAATCATTATAATTATCTATTATTTTATTATTACCCCAAGCTTCTGAAAGTAAACAATAATTCATTATTTATCAAGTATAGATAATAATTTTTAAAATAAAATATAAATTATTATAATGGAAAACAACTTATTTGTAAGTTCTTTTAGTTCAAGAGAAATGCTTTTGAATGAAAACATTGAAAATAAACTAATATCCTTAATTAATTTATTATTGGCAATATATATTTTAACATTAAATGAAAAAACAATGAATTATTATATAAATATAATTAATTTATTAAAAAATACTGTTATAAAATTAATTATATTCTTTATCATCATATTAAATTATAATATTAAAACAAATATATTATTAATTTTGGCAGTCATATTATCAAATCATTATATGTATATTAATGATTATAATGTTTTAGTTAAAAATATTGTTAAATATCGTTCCTGTATATAAAATAAGAGCTATGTTAGATTAAAAACTATAAAATTTTTGATTACTATGCGTTAAAGTAAAATAAAGAATCTTTATATTATTAATGTCAGATTCAGAAACACTTCATAGTATTAAATATCAAAATTCTAAAGGTGAAAATTTATTAGATAATGAAAATAATAAAAAATTAACGTCTGATACAGAATATTATTTTAATTTAATTGCAAATCCATCAAAAATGATAAAAAATAAAAATACAACAAGTTCACAATCTGATTTACAGGAATTTATAAATAATTCAGATTCAGATACAGATAAATTATCTAAAAATTCTATAGTATCATCTTATACAAATCATAATAATGATAACTTAAATTTATTAGATCAATTATCTGATAATCCAAAACAAGATTCAAAACAAATTTATGAAACAATTAATTTAAATACAAATCCATATAAAAAACCTATTAGTCCAGTAACACAATTTATTTCACCAGATATTAAATTGCAAGAAACTAAAAATGTAATTATATCCAATGAAATTAAAGAAAACCCTTTATCTCCACAGGAAATTCGAATGAAAAAAATTGAATTATTACGTAAATTATCTGAAATAAAAGTTAAAGGATATCAATTATCTAAAGATTATGATTTTAATAGTCAATTAGAAGAGATGGAATATGAATATGCCTTACTACGTAGTTTTGTTGATAAACGTAATGGTGTTAAAATATTCAAAAATAGTTTATTACAATTTGTATCAGTTGTTGAATTTTTAAATGATAAATATGATCCATTTGATTTTCAATTATCTGGTTGGAGTGAACATTTAACTATAGAAGTAGATAATTGGGAGGATGTTATGGAAGAATTATATGAGAAATATAAAGGGAAAGGTAGAAAAATGGCTCCTGAAATTAAATTATTATATTTAATTATAGCTTCAGCATCAGCGTTTCATTTTTCAAAATCATATGCTTCAAAATTACCAGGTTTAGACTCTATATTATCATCAAATCCTGGATTATTAAATAAAATAATAAATGGTAATTCAAAAGAAAGTTCACAATTTATGACACCACAAGAATTAAATATAGAAAAACAAAAGGAAAAAATAAAAAAAAATGAAATTGATAATAAAAATCACATATTACAACAACAAAATTATATTAAAGAGTTACAACATAAAATGCAACAACAACAAAATTTTATAGAAACTATTGCACAAAATCAAAATAAGAATACCGATTATAGGAATAATTTTGAAAATACTAATAATCAAGAACCATCAATTAAAGCTCCTGAAAATGTTAAAGATATATTAAATCGCATACATACTTTATCTGGCACTATTAGAAGTAATGCTGATACACAAGATGAAGTATCTTCAAATAATGATAGATTAATTTCAGAAACAACTCTTAGTGAAAATCCTAAAAGAAAATATCAAAAAAAAAATAAAAAAGCAAATATAGTTATAACCTAATCTTTTGAATAAAATTCAAAATTTTATTTCTTTAGATGATTTAATCTATAAATTTAAAGATGTAATAATATTATATTTATATTTTTAAACTTATGGATCATAAAAAAAAACGCGGACGCAAACCTAAAAATCTTATCCAAAATATAAATAGAAATGAAAATTTAGAAAGTATTAATGAAATAATTAATACTGAAGATGAAAAAATAATATTTCATATTCCAATATCAATAAATGATATTAATAATAATTTAGTAGTTAATGATAATAAATCATCTAATAATGACCTTACTGATTTATTTATTAAAAATGAATCAGTTAATACAGATTCAAATACATTTAGCAGTGAATTAAATACAACCTTTAATCAAAATACGTATATTATAAATAATGTAAATAAAATAATAACTCATAATATCATTTTTAATAATAATACAAAATGCTGGTGGTGTAAAAATACATTTGATACACCACCAGTACAATTACCTGAAAATTATTACAATGAAACATTTTATTGTATAGGTAATTTTTGTAGTTATAATTGTGTTAAAAGTTATAACTTAGATTTAAATGATTCTGCGTTATATAAACGCGAATCGTTAATTAATTTATTATTTTTTTTAACTTATTCTAAATATAAACATATAGTATTAGCACCGCATTGGTTAACTTTAGAAGAATATGGAGGATTATTAAATATTAATGAATTTAGGAAAAATATGGTCTTTAATACTAAAGAATATACTATTTTACACCCTCCATTAATATCTAGACAGATGCAAATTGAGGAATCGTATAAAATTAATAAATTAAAAGAGGTTCATATTGATAAACTTAATAAAATATATTCAGAAATAGATTCTGAATATATTATTAAGCGTAATAAAAGTTTAACATCATCTCAATTAAATTTAGAATCTACCATGGGATTAATCAAAAAAAAATGTAAAAATACATCCTAATTATATGTTAACCTAATTATGCTAAATAATAAATTTTTTTAGAATTTTATTATTTGGCATTAAATAAAAATGTTTTGCTTTTATTTAACAGTCTCAGATATATCGATGTAAATATCAGGTTCATATTTTTTTATTTCATTTTGTAATTGATTTATAAATATATCATGATCACATTTAGATGAATCTAAAGATGAAGTTTCAAATATATAATATGGAGCAGTATTATATTTTAATTCATAGTTACATTTTATATGTTGTAAAACAGATGAAAAAATATCTTTAGTATGATTAATATTACTATTTGAAATAATACCTATCTTAGTAAGTAATTTATTTATAAAAATATTTTTTTTTTGATAATATTCTTTTAATTGTAGATATAATTGATTCCAGGATTCATCTGATGATAATGTTTTAATATGTTCATTAAGTTTGTTATCCGAAGAATTTTTTATTTCAGGTTGGCAAAAAAGCATAAATTCTTTTTTATCAAGATCTAATTTACTATAGTTTGCATAGCAAATTTCATGTAATTTTACTGTATTAATCCAAGTTTCTAAAAATGATATATTATTATTAAAATATTTTCCTAATGAGATATTAGTATTAAATTTATTATTATATTCTCGTCTTAATACATCAATATGATATACTAATTGTTTCCATAGAATATTAAAATCATAATTATAAGATAGACAAAAAGATTTTATGAATTGTTCAAATTGTTTATTTTCATTAAAATAAATTAATAATTTTTCTTGAATTAAATTCATATTATTTTGTATCTTATTATCTATTAATTCATTTGTTAAATTAAGTAAAGATAATTGTACTATTTTCGCAGTCTTATCTATATCAATTATTTTAACTACAGTATTTTTATTTAATGTTATAATTTTATTCCAACTATTAATTTTTTTTTTTTTTTTTTCTTTTTTAAAATTAATAAGACCTTTATATGGATATTCTAATAAATTTGCTTTGAAAAATGATTCACCTTTTTCTATAAATTGAACAATTACTAATTCATTTAATTTAGGATCTTCTATTGAATAAAAATTCAAATTCATTACATTTATCACTTATAAATATTTTATATACTAATCATTATTTATTGATTTAAAGATTAATAAAAAAGTTTTTAATATTTTTAGAATTAATTTCTAATAGTATTATAAAAGTAAATACCTTGTAAAAAACAATCTGCTAAATCATCTTTTTTTTTATGACTTTCAAAATATGTTAACCACTCATGAAGATGTTGAATATTTTTTAAACAATAATCTATTCCTAATTTTTTTGTTAATTTATAAGTTTGAGAACTATTATTATCTGATTTTTTTTCTTTTAATTTTTTTTCATCTGTTTCACTAATAAGTTTTAATTTATTCGAAGGTGATAAAAATTTCACATATAATATAGACGAATTAGTTAATTTTTTATCTATAATACCTCGTATAAGGTAATAATCATGTAAAGTTAAGGCTATAGATTTCATTCGAGGATTTTTAAAAGAAGGTTGATTTTCAATAACAACATAATTCGCTAGTAATAGATTAGGGCGTTTTTCTAATTCCATAATTAAATTATATTTCAACTCATCAAAATTGTAATTTGTAGATTTTTTTGTTTTGATTATTTTTAATTCTGATGTTTTTTTTATATTATTATAATATTGTTTTGCATGAACTGTACAATAATATTTATTTGATTGTATAGATGTATTATGATTTTGGAATAAATATTTTCCTAGTTTAGTACAACTACCAACTTCAATAGAATTTCTAGATTTTTCTTTGTTGAAAAATGTATAATCTCTAATTTCATTAGGAGTTTCATTATCTTTTAATGCACAACTAGTTTGTGAAAATTTATAACAACATTTCTCAGTACCTTTATATTCCTGAAAATAATAATCATAAGGTTCATTAGATAAATTAATATTTTTACTATGTTTTTTACAATAATAACAATCTATATTATTAATAGTATTCATATAACTGGCTTTTAAACTACAGGATAATGAATTTGTAGGATTACCATTTTCAGTATTATGTGAATTCTTAAATGTGCATAATTTAATATCGGTATTTGTTAAATCAATATTATTCCATTCTATTATAGCCCAATGTAATTGATTATTACAATCCATTTTTTGGGTTAAAAGACAATAAGATAAATTTACAACACCAACATCAAAAGATAATATCTTTGGATATATTTGTGTCATGCTTTTAGACTAAAATAAACCTTTAAGTAGATTTATATAAAAAATGAAAAATTATTTCTAAAGAATATTATTTTTAATGATTTTAATGGCCATGATTAAATATTTAGTTAATGAATCTATTATCAATAATCAAAAAACATTTACAAAATGGGATTCAATTGAATTTATAGATTATTTAAATATTAAACAAAATGAAATTACTAATTTACCTAAAGAAATCAGTATATCCACAATGTGTGCATCATGTAAATTAAATACAAAATTAAATATATTGAATATAGAAAAATATTTGGCTCTTAACCAAGATGATATTCTAACAGTTAAAATTAATAAAGAACGCATAAGAACTTTAATTATTTCTAAACTTAAACCTAAACGTTTAAAAAAAAATGATAATAAAACTAAGAATTATTCTAATAACTATTTTTATAATCAAATTACTGTAGTTCTTAGGATTACCCATGGTTCATGCGAATATTTAAATAAGGAACCTAAAATTAATATTAAATTATTTAAAAATGGTTCTATACAAATGTCTGGTTGTAAAAATATAAAAAATATTAATATTGTATTAAATAAATTAATCTATCGTTTGAAAGAAATAAAAGCAAAGATAGAAAATGGTATAATTACTGAGAAATTATTTATTGAAGATAATCAAAATATTACCATTAAAGATTTTAAAATTGATATGATTAATTCAAATTATCAAGTTAATATGCAAATTGATCGAGCAAAATTGTATAATCTTTTATTAAAAAAAAAAATTAAATGTACTTATGAACCATGTATTCGAGCATGTGTAATTATAAAATATATTCCTCAAATTAATAATAATGAAAGTAAAGAGATAAGTATATTTATTTTCCAAAAAGGTAATATTATAATTACTGGAGCTAAATCTAAATATCATATAATATCATCATATGAATACATTAATAATATATTAACTAATCATGAAGATGATATTATTAAAAAGAACGACAAAGATGAAGAAGATATTATTTTTAATATATATGATGATATTATAAAAGATATTAATATAGGATTACTTAAAATATAATATTTTTTTGATGATATATATCATTCACTAAATGATTATCATTTAAAGTATTAATAAAATTTGAATTAATATGATAAGATGCAATTGATTCATTTTTTTGTACATTTTCTATGAATTCTTCTGATTTCTGATTATTTTCTTGATAATAATCATTATCTGGTAATATAGCAGAAAAGTCTAAATTTTGATGAGGATGTGACAAATAACTAAATAAAATAGGATCATGTAATACGACAGTTTCTTTATTAATATAAGGACCATGTAAATCTGCTTTTCCATTTGGTGTTCTATTTTTAGTTGTTTGTTCCTTTTTATCGTCAATAGTCATATTATCAGTTGCCATATGTGAAATATTATCATTTATTTCACCAACTGCATTACCTAAATAATCTTCTAATAAAGTCGTTTCTTTTTTGGTTGACTTTAGTTTATCATTTTTATCTACAACATAATTGGCCATCTGATTTTGATTTATTCTACCTTCTGGCGTCATGTGTAATAAACTTTCTTTAATTGTCGGTTTACAAATTAATTCTTTACTTTTAACATATATAGCATCAGATTTATTATTAACATGACCAATAGATATTGTATTTTCGGTAACTTCTTTTAACGTAGGTTTAGCTTTGTGATCTAAACTTCTAATATATGTCAAATCATTAAAACTTGATGAAACATTAGCAATATTCATTTTATTTTCTGTTGTTTCTTTGATTGTGTTTCTTGCTTTAAAAGTATTATCTTTAATGTAATTTAAATTATTATTGCTAAGGTTTCCTATTTGCTCAACACTATTTGTTTCTCTTAAAGTTGTTTTTGCTTTTAATTTTTTATCAATAATATAATTTTGCGTGTTAGTATTAATGTTATTTATACGATTATTTATAATCGTTGTGTTTTTTATAGTAGGCTTTAAATCATCTTGTAATGAACTATAAGTAATATATGTTTCGCCTTTAATATTAATTTCAGGTGTAGTAATTAATTGAGTTTCTTTAAGAGTTGGTCTTAATTTTTCTTTTAATTCAAGATATGATGAATGTTCAGGGGGTTTTATTTGAGATGGTAAATTATGTGATATTTCAGGCTTTTGAGTAATTTTAGCTTGATCATTATTATAGATTGGTACATGACGAATTTTTGAATCAGTATTTAAAATTAAATTATGTGATATTTCAGGTCGTTGGGTAATTTTAGCTTGATCATTATTATAAATAGGTACATGTTTATTATTAGAATTTGTATTAAGTATTAAATTATGAGATATTTCAGGTCGTTGTGTAATTTTGGCTTGATCATTATTATAAATGGGTACATGTTTATTATTAGAATTTGTATTAAGTATTAAATTATGAGATATTTCAGGTCGTTGTGTAATTTTGGCTTGATCATTATTATAAATGGGTACATGTTTATTATTAGAATTTGTATTAAGTATTAAATTATGAGATATTTCAGGTCGTTGTGTAATTTTAGCTTGATCATTATTATATATAGGAACATGCCTTATATCAGAAATTGTATTTAAAACTAGATTGTGTGATATTTCGGGCCTTATAGTATTTTTTGCTTGATCTTCATTATAAACCGGAACATTTCGATAATCAGAAGCAGAATTTAGAACTAAATTATGTGATGTACTTAATCTGTGAGATGGTTTAGATGAATAGCCAGATATAACATTATTAGCTTTAACATCTCTATTTGGGCCTAGAATATCCTTATTTTGTGTACTTTGCCTATTAGTAATAGGTAAAACCATATTATTTGAAAAAATATAATTATTTTTATTTTGAGATGCAAAATTTACTAAATTATCATTGAATAACATTTGATCTTTTAATGTTATATTAGGTTTATTTTTATAATCTATACTATAATTACTATTAATACTATTAATATTTCCGCTATCTTCATAATTTGTACTAAATCTTTGATTTTCATATACTTTATAAGCAGATGTATTACATAACATTGGTTTATTTAATACAGATGTAATCCCATGATTAATATCATTTAAAAAATTTTCTTTTTTAGATTTCTGATAATAAGATTTTTCTTTATTAGGAGCATCACCGTAAGAAATATTTAATTTAGGACCAGGTAAATAATTTTCTTTTTCATTTCTTTGAGTTTTAATATCAGTGAATTTACCCTTTACAAAACTTTTAGTAATAGTACTTTTGGAAGGTAATAAATCTGCTATTGTTTGTTCTCTAAAATCTTGTAATTTATAAGTGGTTAAGGCTGGGTCAGGAGCACGAACTTCACCTATTTTTATAGTTTCTAAAGGTTTATTAAGGTATGATACCTTTTGATTAATTTGACTACGAAGTGTATCAATATTTTGAGGATTTACTCTATAAACGGCATAAGTTCCTCGTTGATTTTCATTTTCTAGTCCTGGTTTAATTCGTAAATTATTATCAAAAGGTAAATTCCCATAATTATTTTTATTTGATGGTAAAAATCTATTTTCTATTGCATTTGTTATAGAGGGTATACCATTAATCCAACTTAAATCAGCAATTGGTTTAAATAAAGGATATTTTTCTTTTTTTTCAGTATAATTTGAAAATGAACCTGTAAATAATTCTAATCTTCTATGATTTCTAGTTTTATTACGTATATTACTTATATCTCGACGAGATGTATTTGGCGTCATATTATTATGATTAAATGAATCATTATTTATCACATCATAATGCATATCTGTATTTTGAAAATTAGAATAAGCATTTCTAAATTCCATTTCTCTTTGTAAATTTTTATTTAAACCTTTAGTATCATTAAATGATATAGGATTTTTTACATTATCAAATTTTAATTCATCAAATTGTAATAAATATTCTGGTTTATTATTATTATTTTGTAAATTTAAAATTTGTTGCATTTCTAATTTATCAATTGTATTTTGAATATTTGTATTATAAACAAAATTTAAATCATTATGTTTAGGACTTAATATATTATTAGTATTTTGTATCATTTATTAAATACATTTATAAAAAAACATTTATTAAATACATTTATAAAAAAATATTTATAAAATAACATTTATAGAACAACATTTATAGAACAACATTTATATAAAACATTAAAATTATTTTTATGTAATTAATAGCATACATACGAGCATGTATATGGTTTACTATTTTTAACTTCTTTTGGGAAGACAGATCCGTCATCCCAAGGAGTTTGTTCATGCATAACATACATATCTTTTGAATATAAACGAGAATTTAATCCAATTTTATCATAAATTTCTTGGATAGTACATTGTGGATTAATAGACAAATAAGGTTGTATTTGATAATATGTTAGACTCATACTGCGATAATAATCTAGAGGAAAAGTAAAACGTGTATCTTCTGGAATTAATTTTTTTGAACAATCATTTTTATGATGAATTTTTGGACATGAAAGTTTAGATTGTAAATTATTATTGTCGATAGCACTATTGCAAATTTCAACTTTTTTTGAGTTGGTGTCTTTAGATAATCTATGACTCCGCCAAGATAAATTTGATTCTGTCATTGCCATATCTCCAAAAGTTAAATCATATAAAGGTTTTACCAATGATACATCAGATTTAGCACCAATAGGTCCAAAATCTGAAAAACATTGGTTTATATTTTCAGGATAAGATTCAAATAATCTATAATCTCCAGGGGCAATACTTCTATTAGTATCTTGTTTGAAAGCATCTGAATCATATTTAGTCCTATTAAATGACATTATATATATTATAATATAAAATATTTAAATTATAATATATTTATACACAATTTTAAATTTATAAATACTTTAATTATTCATAAGATCTAATTATTATCTTAGTATACAAAATTTAGATAGCCATAACTTTTGTTTGGTGAGAATTTAACATTGGAGTTATGGGACGATCTATATTATTAGGAGTTATATAATGAATATTTTCACATATTCTTGCAGGTGAAAATGCTGCTGGGGTGAAATTATTATTAGGATTATATTTTTTTGAAGGACATAGAGTCCCTAACCGTTTTAATCCAAATAATTCATTTTCAGTATCAGCACGAATACTAAAATCTAAACTATTAGCATGATTACCCACAGGACATTGTTTATTTAGTTCATATTTACCTTTATATAAATAATAATCTAAAGGACTTGTACTTTCTTTTAATTCTATAGCATAGGAACATTTATCATAAATTAACCGATTAGAACTCATAGTATATAATTATATTTAGAAATAAAAATTTATATTTTTATTTTCAAAATCCATTGATATAATAATATTTGGGCATAACCTTCGCGTATCAAATTGGTCGCAACATATTTTTCATATATTAATTCTTTTAATAAATATTTAAATTGTTTGGTGTCAATTTTAGTTTGCATATTAATAATTTTATAAATTAAATATTTGATTTCTAAACTTAAAACCCATTGTAAATTTATATCATTAGCATAATTGATAAAAGGTATTAAATAGTATAAGATTATATCTAATTTACATTTAGGACAACCTAAATCATAATTTAAATCATAAATTATTTCTTCTTTAATTATATCAATATAAGTATTTCTACTTATTTCATTTAATGAATCTAGTAATTTATCAAGATATTTGATTATATCATATATAGTTATAAATTGAACTATATTATTTTTTTGAGTTTTATAATATAAATCTGAATATCTAATTGAACTATTTACATTAAAATCTAAATATTTTGATAACCATTTAAGATATTTTAGATTATAACTGGAATCGTTAGAAAACTCGCGATTTTGTAGAGAGTTGATGTCATTATAATTTTCACATATATATTTTTCAATTAGTACTATATCTATTTGATCACCTTTATTTGTATATTTTTTACCCTCCCTAAAAATTAAATGTTTTTTCATATCTGCTCCATATAAAAGTAAAAAACTAATCATATTCGGATCGGTTTCTAGACATGCATATTCTAATAAAGTATGTCCATTAGCATTTATTTCATCAATAGAAGCTCCTAAAATTAAAGCTTCTTTTATAAATCTGGTATCACCGTATTTAATAGCATAATGTAAAGCAGTTAATCCATTGTCATTATATAATTTAAAATCTATCTCACCATATTTAAATTGTTTCATATAATTAATCTCTCCTGTTTCTATTATATTAAATAAATTTAATGGTTCAATAGTTGTCTGATGAATTGAATTATCTTTTGAATCTTTTATTTGTGTATCAAAAGGTTTATTTATTAAATATAAAATGGATAATGTTATATATTTTATACATTCATTTTCTGTTTCCTCTAATAATTCCCAATATTGAATTTTATCAGTTTGTTTAACAATATTAACACATTTAATACATTGTTTAAAATATTCTAAAGATTTATCTATATCAGAATCATAATATTTTTTTGCAGTTAGGTACGATTTTAAACATTTTGTTAAATGATTTTGTTTTGAAACATCCATATTATTATTTAATTTAAAATAATTTATATTAAACGGTTTAAAAAAATACAAAAGTTACATTAAACATGATTTAATTTAAATATCATCTTTAATATATCTGATTATATTACTGTTTATATATCTATTTATATATCTTGATTATATTAGTTTATAACAGTTTATAATTATTTAATCATACCAATAGCTTCCTCCTAGTCGTCAAAAGATACTTTATAATTCTTAATATTAGTTTTATATTAGTTTATAATAGTTTAATAGGAGGGTTGATAAAAGAGTTGTTATATAAATTATTAATATGTAAAGGTTATAGGTTGAGACGTTGATTCCGAATGATTTATTATATTATTTGTTTTTCGCGTTGAGATACCTCCTCGTGGTATAGGCATTACAATATGTGTAGGATCTTGATAATTTTTATTTAAATATTGATATTGATAATCAAACATTTCTTCTGCTTCCTTATTTTGTTTATATAATTTTGTTTCTGAACGTGTTTGTTCTCCTTGTCTTATTTCATTAGATATGTTTAAATTACCAAAACCACGTCCAGGTCCAATATCACCTGGATAATAATAAGATTGTTCATAAATTTCTAAATTTCGTTTATTTTTATTATTATTATTATTATTTTTATCAAAAGTTAAATTCGTTTCTGTAGCAACAATATCTACTAATGGTAGTGTTGGTGTTAATAGTATTTGTGATGAGTAATTTGATAATATTTTATTATCAAAAAATTTAGCTTTTTTATATAAATTATCCATTAAAATCTTTAAGATAAAAATTATTTATATATTTTTTCTTTTACATTATTTATTTTATAATATAGATACATCTAAATAGCTATTAATTCTAAAGGAGTTAATATTTACAATGAATACCATTTATTTGCCATTGATAGATAAAAAATTTAAGTTTTTCACCGTAATTATCGACGTTGATAATGCGGATCTCTATATTTTAGGCAATTTTTTCCTAATGTTTTACATAAACCACTATTTTCCATATTATAACACCAATTAGCAAATTGTACTTGGTTATTAACTATAGATGTATTTGGCATAGTATAAAAATTACGATCGGATATATATTTACCCCAAATATCTGTTAAATCTGTATATAAAATAGAACGGAATTGTTTTCGAATATCGTTTTTAACATCATCATAATTACAAGCAGGTAGTCTTTCTACTAAGTTTTCTGTATTCTGTGATTTTACATCAATTATTGTTTGCTTATTAAATGCATCACCCAAAGTATAATTCATAAAAGGATTATTTAAAGTTGGTTTTGAACATAAATTTTTTGAAATATTATTATTGAGCAAAACATCAACTGGTATTTCATTAGAATTATTCGAAATAGTATTATCACCAGAAACATCATATAGTACTTCAGAAGCAGTTGTTGTTTGGTTTATATTATTTAATGATAAATAGTAACTAAATAAAAATAATATTAATGGTAGAAATAACAATATTTTATTCAGATTTAATAAAATAATCATAAAAACTATATATAAAGCTAATCTAGCAATTAAATTAACTCCATATATATGAGTTAATTTTCCAAACGGATAGATTTGATCAAGATTTATAAAGAGTATACTTGGATTTTTAAACCAATATTCTTCTGAATTATTTTTAGGCAAATATATGTCGTTGATTTTATTCATATATTAATGTTTGAAAATTATATTAAAAACTTATTTTTAATTTGTAATTAATGAAAGATAATAATGCTTGGGTTGAAAAATACAGACCAACCAAATTAGATGATATTTGTTCTCAAGAAAATATAATTACTGCTTTAAAATCTAGTTTAATTAATAAAAATATACCTCATTTAATTTTTTATGGTCCATCTGGATCGGGAAAAACTTCAACTATTTTAGCTTTAGCACGAGATTTATTTGGAGAAAGTAATTGTAGTAATAGAATTATTGAATTAAATGCTTCAGATGAAAGAGGTATTAATATTATTAGAGATAAAATAAAAATATATGCAAAACAAGCTGTTAAAGATTTAGCCATAGGACCACCATGGAAAATTATAATTTTAGATGAAGCAGATACTATGACAATTGATTCACAATTTGCTTTAAGGAGAATAATGGAACAATATGCTAAAATAACACGATTTTGTATTATTTGTAATTATTATAATAAAATTATTGATCCAATCATATCACGTTGTTCGCTATGTAGATTTAAACCTATTAAATCTGATGAAATGATTGAAAAATTAAAATATATCTGTAAACAAGAAAATATTTTATGTGATTATAAAATATTAAATAAAATTAATTTTATAAGTCGAGGAGATTTACGTAAAGCTATTAATTTATTACAAAAATGTTATAGTATGGAATGTAATATTTTATATCATATACAGGAAAAGACTTTACCTATTCCTCAAGAAGTTCCTATGAAAATTGAGATTGGATCGATAGAAAATAATTTATATTTATTTAATAATAATTCTGATATCTCTATGAATACTATTGGATATACAGATACAAATAAAAATGATATCTTAAATGAATTATCCGGTTTATTGCCTGATAAATTATTTAATGAATTTATGTATAAAATATTAAAAAAAGATATTAATAATGTACACTTAATATTAAATTATATATATCGCGAAGGTTATTCTATCATTAATCAAATATTATTATTTCATCATTATATTATTAACTCTAATTTAACTAGTTGTCAAAAATCTGCCATTTTATGTAAATTAGCGGAAATTGATCAAAATCTTATTAAAGGAAATGATGAATATATTCAATATTTAAATTTAATTTATTATATAATGATAATAACTTAAAGATATCCAATACTCTATTATTATATGGCCTATTTGCCTTGGATAGAAAAATATCGACCTAAAAAAATGTGTGATATTATAAGCCATGATCAAAATATAGAAACAATTAAAAAATTATTATTAAATAACGCATTACCGCATTTATTATTTCATGGATCTTCAGGAACAGGAAAAACTTCAACTATAATGACTTTAGCTATGAAATTTACAGTAATAATATACGTTTGATGGTTATGAAACTAGATGCATCTGATGATAGAGGTATTAATTCTGTGCGGGAAGATATTAAAGGGTTTGCAGAAAAATCAAATATGTTTATTAAAGGAATAAGATTAATAATTTTAGATGAAGCTGATTCCATGACTTTCGATGCTCAATTTGCCCTTCGTAGAATTATTGAAAAATATTCATCAACAATACGATTTTGTTTAATATGCAATTATGAAAATAAAATTATTCCAGCTATCCGTTCACGATGTGCTAATTTTAGATTTAGTAATATTGATCCTTATCATATTAAAATTAAACTCAAACAAATTTGTGACTTGGAAAAATTATCCTATGACAATGGTCTTATTGATACTATCGCTTATCTATCAAATGGAGATTTACGGAAAGCAATTAATATATTACAAACTAATGCTATGCAATATAATTATTTAACAATTGATACATGTTATGAAATTGTTGGTATTCCAAAAAAAAATAATATTCAAATTATTTTGAATATATTATTTGATAAAACAAAAAATTTTAATGATTCATATAATATTATAAAACCTATTATTACCGATAATGGTTATGCACTATCTATAGTACTAAAAGAAATTATTTATTTAATTATAAATGATATAGAATTATTAAAAAATTCATGCAAATTAATTATCGAATTAGCTAATTTAGAAAACATGGTTACTAAATCGACATTTAATGATATTTATATTTCATGTTTGATTGGAACTTTTAAAAAATAATTTATATTATTTTTGAATATCTATAAAAAATTGAACAAGAATAATATTAAAATTATAATATCTATATATTTAATGTCTTTTGATCAACAAATTCAAGAATTTCAATCATTAATTAATAATGACTGGATTACATTAATTCAATGTTCTAAAAATATATATGATGTTATATTTTATTGTAAAATTTCTAATAAAAATTTAAATTTGTATGAACTTCAATTAACTACAGATTTTGATACATTTTGTTATTTAAACAATGTAGTCAAAAATATAAATCAAGAAAATATAAATCAAGAAAATATAAATCGAAGTTTTAATACTCATATTAAAAATTTTAATATAATAATTATTTTTAAAAAAAAGACACCTTCTATTATTTTTGAAGAACTTTATAAGACTTTATTACCACAATTATCTATATCAAATGATCAACATAATATCAAACATATTTATAATGATCCTTTTTATATTGATTATAAATTAGATATTTTTACTAAATATCCTATAGATTATATTGAATTTGAAAAAAAATTAAATGCTATTTTATTAGAAAAAGATAAAAAAAGTAATAAATTATTTACAATGACACAAATGAATAAATTAATTGTAGAAGAAATACGAACAATTAATCATAATAAATTATATAATCATTATATTATAGTTAATACCAATAATCCTTATATATTTATCATACGGCTTAAATTTAATAATAATCCTATTAAAAAAATCTTAGATCTTATTAAAACTAAATATAACTATGATTATATTGAATTAAAAATAACATTAAATTCAGATTCTTATCCATCCGTTCCACCTAAACTTGATTATATTAAACCTCATATTACTGATGAATTACTTATGGGATTATTAGATTTAAATATTTTAAAATTAGAAAATTGGAATTCTACAATTACCTTAGAATATATTATTTTGAATATTGCTCAACAATTTGAAATTATCGGCTATAAATATATATTAGAAGAACATGAATTAAATAAGCAAGATTTTGCATTCAATAAATTATATTATGAAATTATAAAATTATTAAGTATCACAAAAAATGATGTATTACATAAAATTCTACTAAAAATTGATATTCCAAAATTTAAAGATTTTAATAGAATTAAGAAATATTGGAAAGAAGGTACAGGTTACGGTACCGATGACACTACTAATTTGAATAGTAATATATATTTAGAAAATCAAGATAATCAAAAAAAAGAAATCATTAGTATTTTAAAAAATATTATTGAATATATAAAAGATAATAGCTTTGAATTTAATAAAGATGATAATATTAAAAAATTATTATTAGCATTTTTTAAAAATCAAATTAATGGTATTAACTTATTAGAAATTGAAAATAATAAAGAAATGTATAGTCATATTTTTAATATGTTAGAAATTTGTAATATCAGTACAGATAACTTATTTTTAATTACCTTAGGTAATTATCTTTCTAATTTATATGAAGAATTAGATATACTAATAAAAAATTCACAAACTTACGCTCATAATATATTTTTATTACATTTACATTGTATAGCAGAATTTTATTATAATAAATTTATTTCTTCTACACAAAATTATATCAATTCCGAAGAGAATAATTTGATAGATGATGATATCAAACTTGAATATTGTAAAATTATGAAGAAATTACAATTTGGAATATTTGAATTATCAGATCATCATAAATTTTCTAATTTTAAATCTAATAAACCTACACAACAAGCTATTATTAGAATATTATCAGAAATATCAAGTTTTAAATCTAGTTTACCATTAAATTGGGAATCATCAATTTGGGTTCGAATTCCAAAAGATAATTATAATATCTTTACATTTTTAATCAGTGGTCCAAATAATACACCTTATGAAAATGGACTATTTGAATTTCATGCTCATTTTCCTGTTGATTATCCAGCTACAGTCCCTCAAGTATTATTATATACAACTGGAGGTAATACTGTGCGTTTTAATCCAAATTTATATAATACAGGAAAAGTATGTTTGTCTTTATTAAATACATGGAGTGGACATGAAGAAGAAAAATGGAATCCTAAAACTTCAACTTTTTTACAAGTAATGATTTCAATTCAATCTTTAATTTTTGTAGAAGAACCATATTTTAATGAACCTGGATGGGAAAAAGATATGCATACATCTAAAGGTAAAGAAAGATCAAATATATATAACGAAGATACATATCCTCATACAATTAAATTAGCTATGATCGATATGTTAATTCATCCACCACAAGGTTTCGAAGAAATTATAAAACAACATTTTAAATTTAAAAAAAATGAAATAATGAATACAATAACTAAATGGAATAAAAATGCAAAAAATCCCTGGAATAAAACAGAAATAGAAAAATATTCTACTCAATTAAATTTATTAATTAAAGATTTATAAATTTAACCTATATAAATACATTATTATAATTTCAATGTTTATTTATTCTAAATCAGATATCATAAAATTTAAAAATATTGATGAAATTATATTGATTATGCAATTTTTTTGTCACAAAAATTTGCATGTAATAAAGAAATTAAATATTGTTTAAATCAAAATATGTTTATTAAATGAAAAAATTTATACAGACAGTGAATTATCTAATACAAAAGTAACTGATAAAATAATACAGATTAATCTTAATAAAAGATTAGAATATAAAGATATTTTTGAATTGAAAGGATATATTGTATTTGCAAATTGTGATATTTATTTAGATATACTTTATTAGATCAAGAAAAAATAATGATAGTTTTATTAATATATGAAAATAATAAAATATATGGTCCTAGATATGATAGTTAAGATACTTGGATATTTCATAGTAATTATATATTATAATAATAATGTATTTAAATTTGAATTTGGTAAATCAAGTTGTAATAATAAATTTTGTTATTTATGTAAAATATTAGGATATAAAATTATTAATTGTCCTAAAAAAATTAAATCACATCATGTTCATACATCAAATATTAGGAATTATAATGAGATTGATAAATTATCTGGACCATATTTAGCTGTTAAACCTCTAGATTACTAAATATAATTTTAATGATAATAATTTATTCGGATTAATATAAAAAATAATTTTATCAAAAATATAAATTTTAAACAAAACATGAAAATATTATATTATCGATTATACTTTGAAGCTTTTGAAAATTGTAATACAATGTTGTGACAAACTCTATAATCAATCTAATAATGCATCTTATTATTTTATCAATACTATTTATAATAATAAAAATATTATTTGGTCTAATGTAGTAAATATATATAATTATATTTATAATCCACGGACTCTTAGTTTAAATAATCACAAAATACTTATACTGTCTACATATAGTCAAATTATTGAACAAAGAATTCTTTTTAAAAATAAAATTTATTTCCAGATTGTCAATTTATATTTATTAAATTATTATTAGATTCCAATTCAGATATATTTTTAGAAAATATTTTACTTTAACTTTAATAGATTCAAATATATATGGAAATATATTATGTAATGAAATTTATAAATTAGATAAAACATCTATTAATATAATTCCAATCTTTTGGTTTATATAAAGATAATATGATTGATCCGCATAATTTAAAAAATATTTTAGACATTTATGCAAATGAATTTTGGATTACAATTAAATAAATATAAGTTGACAAACTTATCTACTTATATTTAATGAAACCTAATAAAATTTTATTTGGGAAAGATGAATTTTATAAAAACTTAAATAATAAAGAATACCATATATTTATAGTTGATAATTTTGAAAAAGAAAAATTTATGATTAAATTTTTCAAAAAATTTATTATTAATCAAAAAGTAAATAGTAATGAAAAACATGTTCTAGGTATTGATTTTGAATTTAATAAAGTATCAAAAGAAAAAATTGATATTGCTTTGATGCAATTAAACCTTGAAAATGATGCACAAATAGGATATATATTTATATTATATCCTCCTAATTTAAAAAAAAAACATTATACTATTTTGCTTAAATTATTAACTGTTCCGAAAATAATTAAAGTATTACATGGATCTGAATCATTAGATATTCCTTATATTTTTAATCAATTATTAGTTAAAAAATCATATATTAATAAATTTTGTAAAAATTTTTATGATACAAAAATTATTTGCGATTATGTTAATTTATTAAATAATTACCAACCTAAAAAAAGTTGTTCAATTTATGATTTTTTATTGCATAATAATATTATAACAAAAAATCAAATAAATAAATTAGATAAAATTGAAGAGAATATGGGTCCTATATATTTAATACATATAAATATACAAGAATTAGCTCCAAAACAAAGTTTTGAAACTAATAGTTCTTTAGATGAATTTAAAGATTGCTCTAAACAAGAATTAAATAATAATTTATTACAATATGCCCTATATGATGTCTTGTATTTACCACAATTAATCTTTAAATATATAGATAATATATGGTGTAATTTAATATCAGAATTATTAAGTTTAATTAATCAATATAAAAAACATATTGATGATACATTTAATCAATTAACATTAATCATTAATAAATTGAATAATACATTTATATATTCTAATATGCATAAATATAATTTAAATATTATATGGGATATTTATTTTTTAGCAATAACAGATAATGATAATATAATTATATTAAAAGATATTAATTATTTTAAAAATTGTATTAAATTATTAACAAAATTTGTTGTTTATGCCAATCTGAATTCTAAATTTGATATTTACGAAAATAAATATATAAAATTAAAAAAACAAGATTTTACATACTATTTTAATTGGCTTAAATCTTATCCTAATTTATATAATTTATTTTATGATTATTATAAATTAATTTCATTAGATTTTGATAATTGGATAATTTAAAGAAATTCACGATTTGATTTAAGGATATAATTTATATAATTTGTATAAATGTCAAATACTGATATTGGTGAAAATACAGATGTTTATCATAATTCAGAAGACCAAACGGATCATGTATCAGAAGATTTTTCAGACGAACATTTAGAAGAACAATTTGATCCAACTTCAGAGGAACAACATGATAATTCGAAACCAATAAATACTTTGAATCAACCCGAAAAATATATCCCTAAAAAAAGGCTTGTAAAGAAAATTGGGCGTACTCTAGTTGTAAAATCTAAAGATAATAATGAATTAAATGAGTCTTTATTTAATAACTATAAAGGTCTAGTTAAAATTAAAGTAGCTCATACTAAATTAAATAATTTAGTATTTTTAATTTTTGATACACCACCAGATGCATTATCTGCTTTAATTAATTTAAAAAAAAAATCAAATTTACTAGTAAATTTTAGTTATTATAAAATTTTCTTTACAATTAAAGGATTAAATACCAATGATACATCAGATTATAATCAAGTAAAAAAAGATTTAATTGAATTCGTAAATAATGAAGTTCAAGCAAATGTATTATATTGTAAATTATACTGTAAAAATAATAAATATATAGGATGCGGAAATCTTACTGTTGATACATTAGATAGTATGTTAATGTTACTTTCTAAAAATTCAAATTTAAAAGATTTTTCCTTTAAATCATATACTGGTTCATTTTATAAATTTACAGAAAAAAAAATAAAAAAATAATAAAATAACATTATCAATTTCTTTATTAGATTTTGACAAAATATTACAGATATTTTGTCAATATTAATTTTTTTCTATAAATTTTTTTAATTTTGGATCAATGTTAATATAAAATTTAAATACTGAGTCTTTTATTATAAAACTTTGTTTATCTATATCTTTAATAATAATACTATTTAAATTTTTAGTTCGAGATAATGCAGTATACGCTTGGCCAGCCGCAAAAATATCTTTTCCTATACTTATTTCAGCAGCATCTAATGTTATACCTTGTGATTTATGAATTGATATCGCATATGCTAATTTAATTGGCATATAATTAAAATATATATCATTATCTTCACTATAAATACATTTATGATAATTAATTGTTACCAATTTATTTGTTATAGTTTTTATTATAACAGTACCTTTTAATACATCAATTATTATACCACGAGTACCATTAATTATTTCATTATCTTGATTAATATTCGCTGTGATCATAATTTGCGCATCTACACATAAGTTAATCATCCAAGGAATGTCTAATGATTTAATCCAGTTTTTTATTTTTTCATGATTTTTTTTTATTTCGGGTAATTTTATTTCATAAACCATAAATTTATTATTATTTTGTATTAATTTATTATATTCTAAATTGTTAATTTTATCTACATCAATATTTTTAGAATATAATAATGTAGGTTTAATATTTTCATCAATATCTATTTTTTTACATTGTTTTAATATTTCAATTGTACGATCCGTACATATACCATAACGCAATTCTCTCAATATATTTTGAAATACTTTGTCATTTTTTTGACGAATCAATTTATTTAAAAATATTATTTCTAACTTTAAATCTAACCAAACTTGTGATAAAAAACAATAATTACCTATAATTGGTTCTAATTGACAAAAATCTCCTGTTAATATAATTTGAATATTACCAAAGGGATTTTGATGTCCTCTAATTAATGATAAATATTCAGAAATTTTTTCAAACAACTCTAAATCCAACATTGATATCTCATCAATTATTAAAACTTCTATAAGTTTTAACTTTTTAATTATATGTGATAATTTATATCGATTATTTAGATATAAATCTTTTGCTGTTTTTGTACCTAAACCTATACCTAAATAAGAATGTAATGTTTTTCCCCCAATTAAAATTGCAGCACAACCTGTTGTACCTGTAACACCTATTTCAATATTATTAAGTTTACAATATTTAATTATTTCTTTAATTACACTTGATTTACCTGTTCCACCAGGTCCTGTAATGAATAGATTTTTCTTCTGAATAAATTGATTAAAAGCATATAATTGTTTTTTATTTAAATTTATGTTTTGATTTTCATTAAATTGATCTTCTAAAATAGATAATGTATTATTAGTATCAATGTTATGTTCTATTTGTTGATTTATTTTAATAATTTCTAAAATTAAATCAGAGGTTGGTTTATTCTGATTTTTCAAAGTAATATAATCTAATATTTTAGTATTACCTATATTTATTTTTTTTGTAACAACTTCTAAATCTATATCATATATTTCTATTAATATATATCCTATTTCTAATAATTGTTCTACCAATATAATAATTGATTTATTATATAATGATGCAATCTCTGTAAATGATTTATTATTTTTAATATACAATAAAATATCTTTAATTAGCTTATTTTCAAAATACTCTATATTTGCCATTAATTACAGTAAAATAATAAAGTAAAAATATAATAATTAATCAATTTTTACTTTATTATTTTAATTTAAATTATTTGGGTATTTTTTATTTGTTTGAATAGGTATACTAAAAATTCTATCCATTATACTATGAGATTCTATTTGATTTTTTTTTCTTCCTAAATATCCATTATTATTTATATCATTGATATTTTTCATCCACGAATTATCAATTTCAAATAAATTATCTAGAGTTTCTACTTGATTTTTAAATTCTAATTCTAAAAAGTTTGATCCTAGCATGGTTGAGTTTTCTTCATATATTTCTTCATTATTATTAGATTTTAATTGATTTGAATGATTTTTATTATCACATCCTTCTGTATTGTTAATTGTTTGATTCGTATTATTCTTCTCTAATGATTTTTTGATGGATAAAATATTATCATTTTTTTGTTTAGATAATTCTTGCGGTGCGATAGAATCTGATTCTATATTATTTTTATCCAATATTGGTTTATTTTCATAGATATTAATATTTTGATTTTGATCATGTGAGGTTTGTATATTTAAATTTGAAAGTAAAGCTTTCGAATTTACAGTATTTATATTAATTGAATTCTTTGATATGAATTCTTTTTTATTCTTTAAAATTAATAATTTATCATATTTTTTACGCAAATTTTTATTAGTTAAAATATATAAAGCTATTTTTAAAATTTTAATTTCATATATTTGTCTTTCAGTAAAATTATCGCATTGGTTATAAGATAATATCTTATTTTTATATGCTAAAATTATATCTAATACTTCTGCAGTATTACTAATATTTAAATATTCATAAAAGTTGTACATTATTTTACTATATATATAAAATATCTAATAAACACAACTATTTTATATTATTTTTAAAATATAATTTTCATAATATATTCTACAATATTTTAATGTACAAATTAAATTCAAAATTATTTCCTAAAAAAGATAAAGTTTACATTAAAATGAAAACGTTAAATGATAAATATTGGAATTTGGAATTTTTTGATAGAAGTAATGCAGATATTAATTTTGTAGAGAATGAAAAAGAATTAATAAAAATTGGAAAAGAAATTTTTAATAATTTTAATATTCAAAATATAAATTATTTTTTAGATATATGTGCTGCACCTGGTATATATTCTACAATTATTTTGAAAAAATTTAATAATTCAACTGGATTAGGTATTAGTTTACCTATTGATCAAGGAGGAGTTCCATTTAAAATTAATAATAAAAGATATCAAATTATTTATAAAAATATTTTAAATTTGACAAATTTTAAGATTAAAAATAAAATTGATTTTGGAATTGCATCTTGCGTTAGTTATAAATATAATGTACAAGCTGCTTATTTCTTAAATTTACAATTAATTGTTCAAAGTTTAATTTTATTATTACAAAATTTAAATACAAATGGTCATATTATTATTAACTTAACAATGAAAAATATTAATTTTGCATTTAATATTATTCATTTATTAAATACTATGTTTAAAAATTTCAAATTATGGAAATCTCAAACTATATGGACAACTAAAAAAACATTTTATTATTTTGGATATTATTTTAAAAATAATTTTAATCTTAAAATTTTTGAAGATTTAAAAAAACGAATCGAAAATAATAAAGATATTATAAATTATCAATTTATAGGATCTCTCGATAGTTATAATAAAATTAATAAACAAATGCAAAATATTTATAATATTAGAATAAAAGCCTGGAAACAACTTATTTTACAAAGTCAACAACCCTAAGAGGGTTTATTAATAATCATAATTTTACTTTGATATTAATAGTCCAGGAAAGATTATTAATATCAAAATTTTGCTTTTACAATTATTCATCTAAAAAACAAATATAATCAACTACAACTGAATTAATGTTAGTAAAAAACAAATATATTATATAACTATTTTAATAATTCCACCAGTCCTATAAAATGTTCCTAGAGAAAGACCTGCTTGTAATGCAGATGTGTTATCCATATATTCTGGAAGATTACTTATACACTGTCCTATAATAGTCAAGCTATTACTAGTTATCGTTGACATTAAAGTTATATTATTATTAGAAATAAAATTTCCACCTAAATTTAATCCTGAATTACATGATGTATTATATAATAAGCTTGTATTTATATTTAGAGCAGATTGTACCGTTGTGCTATTTATAACATTTAAATTATTATTGGTATTTATTATTGTAGTTATTGTCATAGAATTATTACAAATACTATTATTTGAAATATATAAGGTACCTACTACAGAAACATCTTGATTAAAAATTGATTCATTAGAAATCAGTATTTTTGAATTTAAAATAAATTTATTATTTATTAATGTATTATTAGAGATTAATAAAAGAGAATTATCACTTACATTATTAAAATTAGTAGAATCGTTAATGCATAAATTATTAATTGTATTAAATATACCTAAATTAGCATCATTTGGAATATAAGTTGAACCGTTAATTTGTAAAGGGTTAAATAATATTAGAGGTGTTGATAAATTTAATACTGATAAGATACTAGTATTATTTAAATTACTATTAAGAGGTACAAATAAATTTGAATTTAAAGTTATGCCTTGTTTAATTGTAGTATTTCCAGATATATATAGATTATTATTTAAATCAGTTGTTAATATATATTTTGATGTAATATCAGAAGGTGTTTTAAGTTCATATCTAGAAGCATCATCAGATGTACGGATATAACTTGTAGTGCTATTATTTGTTAATATATTAATACCACATAAATTTCCTGTATCAAAGCCAGTATTTGTTGATTCGTTATAATTTAAATTAATAAATTTATCCCGAACTCGTAAATTATTTGTTAAAATATTATTTACTGTTCCATTTATATGAATTAAGGAAGTTTGATTTCCTATATTTATATTATTACTATTTAAGTACAAATTTGAACCATAAATATTTGATGTTATTATATTATTATTATTAAATGAACCAATAATATTTAATGGTGATAACATTGTTACATCTTTTGTACAAATTAAATTATTAACATTTATATTATTTAGTATTCCATTACCAGAAGTCCAGACTTTTGATACTACTGTAACATTATTTGGAAATTGGGTACTCATATTAGATACGCCTAAGTTATTAATAATTATGCTGTTTAATGTTGTATTATTAGAACAAGTCAAATTTGGAACATATAAATTTGAATTTAATGTTGTACTATTTGAAATAATTGTAGTACCTAAAATATTTAATTGTGATAACATACTTACATTTTGTATTAAAACAGTATTTAGTGAAATATTATTAATATTTGTTAATTTAATCATATTTTTGTATTTTAATAATAAGATATCTTCCAATGATGTCATTATAATATAGTAGATTTTAGACAAATTAAAAGCAAAATTTATTTTAAATTAAATAAGCTTTAAAAAGCAATAAAAACTGTTTTAGAATTTGTTATTCAAGATTAACTTGAAATTATATTTTTACTTTTTTTTGATATTTTAATTTGTTTATTAATAATTTATAAATAATTAATTATTGATAATATTTGTTTCAGTTATTGTAGTACCATCTGGATTGGTTTTTATAATTTTTTCTATTGTGATTTGTTTCCCATTTTGAATAATTGTTTGTGTGGATTTTACAATAGAAGCCATATTTGGTACATTGATAGAAAAATTAAATTGATTAAATTGATTAAATTGATTTAACATTGATGTATTAAAAGCTTGTGCAAATATATCAAATGGATTTATATTATTAGTTACTTCTCTTTGATTATATAATATATCATAAGCTTCACTAATTTCTTTAAATTTTTCTTCTGCGTCTTCATCTTTATTTTTATCAGGATGGTATTTTAAGGCTAATTTATGATAGGCTTTTTTAATTTCATCTTTGGTAGCATTTATATCTACATTTAAAATTTGGTGATAATTTTTGCTCATTAAATGTATATTATAAAATATTTTTAGATAGTTTATAACAAATTAATTTTTAATCCTCCGCAAATTATACCATTTTGATAAAATAAACAATTATTATTTATATTTATAATGCTTATTGTATCTCCAATATTAAAATATTTTACAATAAAACCAGATGAACTATAACTTCCATATCCATTATGTAATCTTAATAAAAATGTATTTGTTGTAATACTATTTATTGTTGTCATAACTTCTAATAATAATGGAATAGTTGATAATGTATCAATTGTTGCAGAACATTGAATATGATAATAACCTGCTTGTTGAATAATATATTGATTAGTTATATAATCCCAACCTGTTTTTGTATCAATTTGATTATTAAATGATATAGTTTGATAAGCACTATAAGGATTTGTATTAACTAATAATGAACCAAAAAATACTATAGGATTTGAAATAACATATCCAGATATTATAGCATTTCCTGATATATTTAAATTAGATAGTATACTTACATTTTGTAAAATTGTTGAATTAGATACAGTTAAAGTATTTATATTAGCATTATTTGCAATTAAATTATTATTAACAAATAAGTTTGTTCCTATAGTCCCTTTACCTAATACATTTAAATTATCTACTGTTGTATCACCATTTATATTAAAATTTGATAAAATTGTTAAATTATTAATATATGATGTTCCAGATAAAATTAAAGTTGAATTTATACTCGTATTTCCGTAAATTGTAGCTGTTCCAGATACTGTTAAATTATTAGTGACTAAATCTTGAATCGTACTAGAAGTTATATTTAGAGTATTTATATTTATATTTAAAACATTTAAATTTGTAATACTACATTCATTTAAATATACTTTTGAACCAAATAATTCATTAATATATGCTTTATTTACATTTAATTGAGAATTTATTGTAGCTATTCCATTAATTATTGAATTTGTTGATACATACAATGTATTATTAATAGTTAAATTATTTTGTATTATAGAATAACCTGATACTAAGATATTACTATTTACCGTAACATCTGCATCTACATATAAATTAGATACAATAGTTGTATTCCCATATAATATTGTATTTCCGGAAATATTGATTCCATTATTACATATTAAATTATTTATAAAACTAGTTGATGAAACCCATAAATTAGAATTAATAGATATATTTAATGCTGTCATCATACTATTAACTGATAATGTGTTTAAAGTAGCATTATTTATAATATTTAAATTAGATAAACAACTTATTTTATTTGCTATTATAGTAAATCCGGATACCATTAAAATTGAATTAATAGTTACATTATTGAAAATACTATTATTTGATACAACTAATTTATTAATATTTGCATTATTTAATACATTTAAATCAGAATTAATTATTGTATTTCCTGAAATATTTAAATTAGATATTATAGTAGTATTATTATAAAAAATACTGTTTCCTAAAGCATTTAATTGTGAAGCTACATTTGTATTTCCATTTACAATTAAATTATTTAAAATATTTAAATTTGAATTAATTGTTACAGAATTATTAAAATAAGAATTACCAGATACTAATAGATTTGATAAAATACTAGTATTACCTTGTATAGTACTATCATTTAAAACATTCAAAGATGATATAATAGTTGTATTTTTATTTAATAAAGTAGAACCAGATACAAATAAATTATTCATAATTGTTGTATTTCCCTGAATTGCAGTTTCTCCTAGAACATTTAAAGTTGATTGTACAGTAGTCGCACCATTTATTATAGCTATTCCTGAAACTAATAAGGTATTTGGTATTGTTATACTGTTAAAAAATGCTTGTCCGCTAACATATAAATCTGATGTTACAGTCATATTATTAGCTACTGAATTACCTGAAACAAATAAATTTGAATTTATTATTACATTATTTATATTTGCTAAATTAGATACATATAATGATGAATATATAGATGTATCATTAAATAATATTGTTGTATTTGATACTGTTAATGTATTTATAGTTGCATTATATAAAATTGTATTTCCACTAACATTCAAATTATTAGAAATATATGCATTATCAATATTAGAATTTCCTAAAACTGTTAAATTATTATTTACTGTTACACTACCTTGACAAATACTATTATTTGATATATTTAAATTTGAAAGTACTGTTAATGCTCCATATAAATATGCTATATTAGAAATATATAAATTTGATAATATTGTAGCATTTTGTATAATAGCTACACCGCTAACAAGTAAATTTGAATTTACGGTCATATTTTCAATAATAGTTTGTCCACAAACAGATAAATTAGATAAAATAGTATTATTATTTAAAATTGAATTGCCTGAAACTAATAAATTTGTTAATATTGTAGAATCATTATTAAATATAGCATTATTACCAACTAAATTTGATGTTATTGTTGTATTTTGAAATATTGCTATACCTGAAACAAATAAATCAGAAATCATAGTAACATTATTAAATATAGAATTATTAGATATAAATAAATTAGATAAAACTGATATATTAGTAGCTTTAATATTTGAGGCAAATAAATTAGAATTAATTGTTGTGTCACCATTTATAATACATTCATTTGCTGCATATAATTGTGATCTTACAGTCATATTTTGGATATTTGTTATTCCAGCTACAAATAAGTTTGAATTAATTGTTACGTTATCATTTAATACTGTTGTACCTGATATAAATAAATTATTATTTATATCTGTTGTAGCTATATATTTATCTATTATATCATTAGGTGTTCGTAATAAAAATCTACTTGCATCTGTAGAGGTTTTAATATATCCATCATTATATATACCTTTAATAACAATACCTGATAAAGTCCCAGTATCAATGGCTTGTTCACTATTAACATCATAATTTAAAACTAAAGTTTTATTTTGATATACACTAGAATTTTTAAAGATATAATTAGTTGTACCATAAATATTAATAATAGAATTTATACTACCTATAGTAATATTATTTGCTAATATATCAATATTATTATTTAATCCTGTAATAATATTAGTTTGAAGCAAATTATTAAATTGGGCATTTCCATTTACTATTAAATTAGATACTATAGTAGAATTATTATTTATTATAAGATCATTAGTATTTATTAAATTATTAATAAATGTATTATTTGAAATATTAAGGTTTCCTAAAATACTAATATTACCTTGAAATACACTTGTACCACTTACATATAGATTAGAATTTATTGTAATATTATTTAATAAACTACTATTTGTTATATTAACTAATGTATTTAAATAAGTTTGTAAGTTAGTTATTTGAGATATATTAAATACTTTATTTATATCACTAATATTATCAATTTGATCTAATCCTAACATAGTTTTATATTTTTGTATTAATATTAAATCACTTGTTGATGTCATTATATATTAAATAGAAAATATATAATAACATTAATTGATAATAAAACTATAACTTCTTATTTTAACATAATTCAATACAAATTGCTCCATAAGTATTATCATTATATATTGAAGCATTATTATTATTACATGCTATCCATATTAAATCATTAGCTAAACAATTTAATATATTAAATCCTTCAACACTACTGTTAATTTGGGCTATTCCTAAATTAACAGAATTAATTATATCACCATTACGACTTTGAATTAATTTTAAATTTAACAGATTATCATAATCTGCAGAGGTAAATGTTGTATGAATACTATATATTCCAGTATAAAAAATTGAATATTGATAAGTATTATTATTCCAACAATTATAAGGATCTATTAGATTGTCATAGTGAATAATATCATCTATATTATATACAAAATTTTCAGTTTGTGATTTAATTTGTCCCATAAAAACTATTGGTTTATTTTGTGAAAATATATTTGATGAAATATTATTTGAATTTAAATCTTTTGTAAATACATTATTATAAAAAATTCCTGTTGAATTATTTAGATTATTAATTAAATTTAGATTAGAATCTATTTTATTTAAATTTAAATTATTAATACTTAATTGTTCACTTAATAAATTTTCAAAATTATAATTAGATAAATTATAATTAGATAAATTATTATTAGTTAATTCAAGTTTATTTACGATTAAATTATCAATATAACAGTCATTATTAATATTTATATTATTAATATTACTATTAGTTGAAATTTGTAAATTTAAATTAAATAAATTATTAGAATTTAAACCTATCAATGAAGGTAATGTATTTAAATTATGACATAATAATGAATTACATGTAGCATGTTCTATAATAGTAACGCCTGATACATTTACTAAACCCTTCATTAATTTAATATTAATAGTATCTGTTATTTGGGAAGATGTAATAAAATTATATGCATACAAATTATTAGTTATTAAATTTGTTGTATTATAATTATTATTAATTAATAAATTTAAAAAGCTTGGAATACTTAAATTACAAGAAATATATAAAGGTGACATAGCACTTACTAATTGAAAAGTTGAATTATTTGAACTAACTAAATTATTTATAATATTATCATTTAATGAACTTGTTTCTATACTACAAGTACTAATTGATAATACATTAATATTAGCTATATTATTATTAAAATTATTTAAGATAGCATTATTCATATATATATCTTTTATTGTACATTCATTTGTAATTAATTTATTAATATATAAATTATTATTTATATTACTATTATTACCTATATAATTTTGCCCATCTAAATTTGATACAATATTTAGATTATTAATATCTAAATTTTGTGTATTTAGATTATTATTATTCAAATTAGATAACATTGTAACAGTATTTAATATAGACTTATTTGAAATATATAAATTATTTAGATTTAGATTAAATGTATTATTATTATTTAAAATTTGTAAATTAGATAATACTGTTGTATTATTTATAATAGTTTGACCGGATATTACTAATGTTGTAAGATTTAAATTATTAAATGTCGCATTATTTAATATACTTAATGATGATAAAATAGTAGTTGTATTTAATAAAGTTATTTGAGATACATTTAAATAATTTATATTTAAATTATAACTATTAAGATTATTTGTATATAAATTATTATTTATATAAAATGAGTTTAAATAAGATGATGATGAAACATAGATTTTTGGAATATTTACATTATTTATAATAATCCTATTAGTTTTAAGATTTGAATTATTAGTTAAATTATTTAATATTATGTTATTACCATTATAATTATTTATATATAAATAATTAAATATACTATTATTTGAAATATATAATGATGATAAGATTGATACAGAATTATGTATTATTGTAGTATTGGAAAGATTTAATTTATTTAAAATTACTGAATTTAATTGAGAATTATTTGAAAGATATAAATTCGAATCAATAAATATATTTTTTGATGTAAAATTTTGTGTAGATAAATCTTGAATTATTAAATAAAAACCAGTATATTTATCACCTCCTATATTCCATGTATTATATCCATTAATATTTTTACTAATTAAATTATTACCATTTATATTTACTATATTTGAATTATTAATAATACTAGTATTTAATTTAACTAAATTATTACTTTGTATATTTTCAAAATAAGCAGTCTTAATATTTAAATTATTATTAATAGTTGTTTTAAAAGTAGTTATATTTGAAATAAATAAATTTGATAAATAAGTACTTGAATTTAAAAATGTATTATTAGAAACATATAAATTAGTAAAATTAGCAATTGAATTAATAATATTATAACCATATAAATTTTGAATACTAGCATTATTACAAATTGTTTGATTAGATATATTTATATTATTAAAATAACTTGTTATAGCATTAATATTAGTACAAATATTATTATTATTTGTTAAAGTATTTAAAATATTATTTCCTGATAAATGAATATTTAATAAATTTATTGTATCAACATTTATATTTTTACTTATAATATTAGATAGACATGATGTTGTATTATTTAATATAGTTGTGCCGGATATATAATAATTATTATTAATATTTGTTAATATTTTATTAGGAGAATTATTGTTAGGTGTATTTAACAGATAGGCATTAGTACTTTGATCAAATATAATATAACCATTATTATTTAAACCAGAAATTTGAATTCCTACACCATCTATATTAGATGGACAACTTATATAAATATTTTTATCAATAATAGTATATAAATTAGTATATTCTTGATTTATCATTCCATTTATTTGATAATTATCACTGGTAATATTTATTGTATTTGCATTTATAATAATATTATTACTACTTATATTATTAGTATATATTGTATTTATATTAGCTTGTCCATTAATGTTTAAATCTGAAACAGTACTAACATTATTTATTATTGCATTATTCATAATAGTTGATTTTAAAATAATATTTTGGGATATATTTAAATTATTAATATATACATTTGATTGTAAAATATTATTTCCACTAATGGATAAATTTGAATTTAATGTTAAATTATCTAAGAAACTTTGATTTGTATATTGAACTTTAGTATTTAAAACTGTTTGTAAATTTGTAATTTGTGTTATATACAATATTTTATTATTATCTTTAATATTATCTATATAATTTAATTTCATCATTTGTTTAGCTTTTGCTTGTGATGTTAAATCAGTTAATGATAGCATTATAATATATATATATAATATATATTATAATAATTATCATTAGAAAAATTCTTAGATTTTAATATAAACTAATAATCTTTTACTACAAGTTTAATTTATTGAAAATATGATGCATATGTACTATATGGTATATAAATTGTATTATAAAATATACCATACTCGTAGTTTGCTAATGAATATTGAGTATATATGTGAAAAGATAAACTATAACTATCTATTTTTGTATAAGAAGTAGTATCAGTAATATAAATAGTTCCCAAAGTATCTAATAAATTCTCTAATATCTAATACTTCTACCATAAATTATATGAATATATATGGTCAAGTAGTTCATCAATTAATTCATTATCCATCTAATGATGCTGCTATCTTAGGCGGAATACCACTTTGGGAATTATATCGATTAGGAGGTATAATTAAAATTCGAATTAATACTGTTCCTTCTGTTTTAGCCTTAAATGGATTTGGAATAATGAATTCATCTTTAGGATAACCATTTAATGATCTCGGTGCTAGTATAATTGATTGTTCTAATAGTACAATAGAAACTATTGGACCAGTAAGTTGTAATAAATTAGGAGCCTATATATGTTATTATAATGCTTTAGATTATAATATAATGGTATAAATACTGTATCACATATTATTAATATAATTTAAATTTATGATATTAGGGATTTTAAAATATTATAATTAAATATCATGTCTGTATCAGATAAAACAGAATTATAAGTTGCTATAAACATAATAGCAGAATTTTGATGCATATTAAAATTCGGATAACTACTAATTCTTATGGGAAAAATCCACATATTTAAATCTAAATTAGTAATTTGAATAATATGCCAATTTCCATCTACAAAATTAATTGTAGTTTGACTATCGCTAACAGATGGATTATTATCAATTTTAACTCTATAATTTCCCGAATATATATTAGTATAAAATGAATTTTTATTAATATCAAAGGATATAAAAGGATTAAAGTTTGTATTATCACAAATAACAACTACAGACCTTCTTATAGGATAATATTTTGCTATAATTATAAAGGTTTTAACAGCTGATACAGATAAAGCATAGGACATAGCTCCATATCCAATTGCTGTTCTATTTAAAACATTATTTGCAACAAACCATTCATCTGGATTAAAACTCCAATTATCCCAACTATTTGAAGTCAATGTATTAGAATCTGAATAAGATATAATATTATTCATTTGAGCTAAAGTAAGTTTTGTTGAAATCTTTATAGTTCGATAACTATAAGCACTATTACCATTTTTGTCGGTTGCTTTATATGTTGCAATATAACTACCTGAAGGCAAATTTTTGGTTTGATCAATTAATGTTGATGTACCTGATATTAATACATTTTGTGTTAATACATTTTGAGTTAATTGACTAATTCCTGTACCCAAAGAAATCATGTAAACAGGTAAATTATTATCTATTGAATCTATAGCTGTTATACCATCATCTACATAAGGTGATCCTGAAAGTAAATTTTTTAAAGAGGGTCCTAATAATGTTAGAACAGGTGGTATATTATCTATTGTTTGGATAGATATAATTGAAGTAATATTAACACCATTGCTTCCGGTAATATTATAGGTAATAGTAAAGGTATCACAATAATTTGTTGGTAAAAGTCCATTAGTAGTAGTTACTAGAGCATTACTTGAATTATAGACTGTTAAATTAGAATTTTGTATTGTTATAGTAGAATTATTAGATAAATTTATTCCATAGACATTATTTAATACTGAATAATTCATTGATAATTGTACCATTAAAGGATTTGTACCTTTTATGAAAAGTGCTGGACCAAAATTAGTATTTGTAATAGCAATAGTTACAGTTAATACAAGATTACTTTCATCTCTTTTTACATATATTATAACATAATGTGGTATACTAGTTAAAGTTAAAGATGCGATATTAATTGAAGTATTTATTATAGGGGTTTCTGTAACGATAACTACTTCTTGATTAATTATTTTATAACTTATATTCGAATATATTCCAGTTATTGTATAAGTAATGATATTAGATGCTAAAACAATATTAGAAATTTGAGGATAATTATAAACATTAACTATTCGTGTTACAGTATTACTGTAATTATTAAATTTATCAATACCATAATATATTAAATTATATATTCCTGCTGTTGTATTATCAACTGTTCCTAATGTAATTGGAGAAATAGCTTGGCTAAATGAATCTATAATTGTAACTCCCGGATCGACATATATCTCATTAAGATACAAACTAATAACAGAACTACTATTTAATGTAGCTATAGGAATATTAATATTTAATCTTACTTTAACAATATTACCTGTTCGATATAATCCCCAATATGGTACTCCAGCTAATGCTGCAGTTGCATTATTAGGATATTCTGGTAAATTACATACTGTATATCCGTTTAAATTAAAATTATTTGTATTTAATTGACCCATTAGATTAAGATTATTTACATTAGTATCTTTTAAAATTTTTAATTTATTAAAAATACTTAAATTAGATATATATAAAATAGAATTAATGGTAATATCTTGACTTATTAAATTTTTATTATAAAAATTTGTTAAACATGTTAAATTATTAAAATAGGTTGATCCTGATATATTTATATTTGAAATACATGTAGTTGTATTTTGTAATATACTATTTCCTCCAATAGCTAAATTATTACTATTTCCCTTATTTACAAGTGTATTTGCAATTACATTAATATTATTAGCTTTTAAATAATTAAAATTATTTTTATTATTTGAAATTAAATTAGAATTTATTATAGCATTACTTTTGCCTATTATATTATTTGGAATAATTAAATTATTATTAATATTTATATTATTAAATATAGAATTATTTAGAACTTGAAAATTATTAACAATTAAATTATTAATTGTACTAGAATTTGAAATATACAAATTAGAATTAATAGTTGTATCACCCTTTAAAATTATATTATTAGCATACAAAGTAGACCATACTGAACAATAATTAAAAAAAGCATTACCTGATATATTTAAATTTGATAATAATGATACAGATCCTGTAATAATAGTACCAGTTGATACACTATAAATATCACGTAAATCGATCATAGATCTATATTTACTTTGTAAGAGTAAATCAATAGTGCTTAAATTAGGATTAATAAGATATTGTTGTGCTATTGTTTGTATATCAAAAGACATTTATTAAATATCTGTATAAAATAATTTTATTCATAAAATTATTTTTAGTTTTGGGCAAAAGAAAACTGGGACTTCATCAATAGCCATACTATAAATTTAGTTATATCTCATCGTGTAATATAAATGAATTTGATGACTTACTCACATTAATAACTTTAAAAATTATTTTAAATCAATCTTAGAAATTTAAATGAGGACAATTTAGAAGTTTTATTTTTAAATTATTTTAATATAACAAAATTGTATTAGGATCATCTTAATATTAATGATAGTTTTAGTTTATTTTAAGAATTCTTTTAGGATTCTTAATATTTCAAAAGTGGATGTCAACATAAAGATTACTTATATAATATAACTAATATGATTAATAATATTATAATAATTGGAGAACAATCAATTAATAAATTTTTTATTTTGTCAAATTTATTAGACCATCAACTATTACCAAAACAAGAATTCCTACTAGAAGTTATTCCTTTACCTATTGAAATCAAATTAGGAAATTATGATACCAAAATAATTTATAAAAATGATGAATTTATATTAGATAAAAAAAATATTTTAAGTAAAATACATAGTATCATAAAACCTTTAAAAAATAATCATATTTATTTTGAACCAATTACTATTCAATTCAATTCACCTTATTCAATTAATTATTATATTTTACCTAGTTATGAAATAGATAATAATACCAATAATTTATTAGATATGAAAATATTATCATTGTATGATAAATATTTACAATTAGATAATTTATTATTAATTAACATCATTCCAACTAATTGTATAAATTTATTGAAATCATGTACTAATGTAATGGTAGATTATTTAAATAAAAATAAAATTATTTTAATTTTTATATACGATAGAGATAATTTAGATTTATCAATAGAATCTATAGATTTAATTGAATATAAAAATGTTTATTATATAAAAAAATCAGATTTTTATATAACTGATTCTAATAAATATATTAAAAAAATTTTATCTGAAAATTTAATTAATTTAAATATAAATAATGAAAAAAACTATTTATCTGATAATTATTATTTAGATGATAAATTACAATCTGAAATTAACCTTCTAGATTTAAATTTTAATCTAAATATCATTAAAAAAATACTTAATAAATTATATTTAAGTTTAAATAATTACGAAATAGATAATTCTTTTACAAATTACTATGATTTTTTATATTATATATATATATCAAATGAATATAGACATATTCATTATTATAAAACTTTAAAATATAGTAACAATTTTAAATCTTCTGATGACCATGATATTTTAAATAATAATATAGATAATATAGAAAATATGGAACAAATGTACAAATTATTAAAGTATAATTTTAATATAAAAAATTTTGAATTAATTGATGAATTTAAAGATTATAAAAATTTAATTGAATATGCTATCGATTTATTTGATATTACTTTTAATTATTATATTAAAAAACTCGAACCTGAAATATTAAGATATTATGTGACATTATATCATAATAGAAATTATACAGAAGAATTTGAATCAACCGAAGACTGTAAATTCACATTAATGATTAAAGGTTTAAGAAAAATGTGTATAGCATTAATAAAAAATAAATTTAGTTATTATTCTTAAAATCAAATTGATAAATAAGAATATAATATATAAAATATAGATTTTAATTTGCTTGAATCAATTATAAATAATAATAAATAAATTTATTATTATTTATAGTAATATATAGAATGGCAAATAGTCAGCAGAATTTAGGGCTAACATATAAAAATATGCTTGATTTAACAAATAATATAATAAATATATCTAATACTACTATTTTTATGGGAGTAGTAACAAGTTGTAGTAATTTAAATGTAAAAAATATATTTTATACTGACAATATATTATCAGTTACATCTAATTTATATAATTATAATAAAACATATATTAATAATTATTGTAATATAGGGAATAATATCAAGGCAAATACTAGTATAATAAAAGGAAATTTTACTATAGTTTCAAATTTAAATGCAAATTATGGAAATTTAGATAATGTAACAATGAATTCAAATTTAAATATTGATGGAAATATATATTTTAATAATATAACAGTAGAATCAACATTATATAATTCTAGTATATCTTATTTTAATTATATTACAACTTACGGATATATATATATATCACATAATGCTAACCTTAACAATACAACTATTAATTCACAATTAATGATATCTGGAACAACTACCATTAATAATACAAGTTTTTTATCAAATTTATATATATCTGGTAATACTATTATTCAAAAGGATGTAACTGTATGTTCAAATTTATATATTTTTGGTTCAGCTAATTTGAATAATAAAGTTACAATTGTATCTAATTTAGCTACATCTAGTTTAACAAATATAAATAATTCAGTAACAATGAATAATATAACTATATTATCAGATTTATCAGTATTTGGTTCATTTAATTGTATAAATTGTTCTATAGGAAATATAAGTATGGTAGGATTACCAGAATATCCTAATAATAGTGCTGCAGCAAATGGTGGTATTCCTTTATGGGGATACTATAGAACAGGAGACATATTAAAAATTAGAACTGATGTAATTTCTCCTATATTAACATTATCCGGTCCAAGTCTAATAACTATTAGTAAAGGACAACCATATATTGATCCAGGAGTTTTTGTAACAGATAATTTAAATGAAAATATTTTACCTTATATTACAAATATCCAATATAATTCAACTAATTATCTATCTAATCAAATTTTATTATCTAATTCTACTACTATAACATCTTTTAATACTAGTTTAGTAGGAAATCATATAATAACATATACTGCAATTGATAGTTATGGTAACTATAATAATATTACACGAACTGTAACAATTCAATTAAATTTAACTTCACCTACTATAACATTGGTAGGAAGTAATTTAATCAAAATTCCTATTAATACAACTTATACTGATCCAGGGGTTATTATTACAGATTATTTAAATAGTAATCTTAGTCCAATAATTACAGGTTCTGTAAATATAAACCAAGCAGGAAAATATTTATTAACATATACAGCAATTGATTTATCTGGAAATGCTAAATCAGTAACTAGAACAGTATATGTTTTATATACACAAACTATTCAAGGGTATAATTTTGATACTCCCTCAAATACATATTTATATATATCTGGTAATTATACTGTATTAGCAAAAACTCAATATTGGACAATTGAAACTTGGGTTTTCTTTACGAGTTTTGCATCTAATGGTTGTACAATTATAGATTTCCGATCAAAACCTTTTGTATCTAATATAGGTAGTTTTGCTATATTAGTAAATTCTAGTGGTTATATAGGTATATATAATGGTACAACAACTGTATCTACATATTTATCTAGTACCGTGAGTTTATTAAAATTAAATAAATGGTCACATATTGCTTGTCAAAGAAATGGAATTAATATAGAATTTTATATTGATGGAACATTTGCTGGACAAATTTCATGTGGAATTTATTATGATGAAACAAGTTTAACCAATTTATATCAAATAACTTTAGGAATGGCTAATAATCAACTTGATACATCATCAAGTTATCATCTCAAAGGTAAGTTATCTCATGTAAAAATTTCTTTAGGATTACAATATAATATAGCATTTATTCCCAAAAATGATTTAACTCCATTACAATCCGAATTAAATAATACATTATTTTTTCTTACCGATAATTATTTAGATCTTATAAGTGGTATTACAATGAGTTATTTAACATTACCTGTTATTGAAAATAGACAAAATTATATAAATTTGGTACCAAATAATATTACAATAAATAATTTAATATTTAATTTACAAGTATCTAATCTTCCTAATACTAATATTTCATGGGTAGATACAACTAATAATTATAGTTTTATTATGCATCCAAATGCAAATAATTTTAATTCTATTAGCAAAATTCAAAATAATAATGGATGGAGACGTAGTGGTTATGCTGCATGGATAATGAATACGAGTTCATTTAATAATTTTAAGTCTGTAGCTTGGGAAAATGGTTTAACATTAGAACAATGGATATATATTGATTTTGATTTTATTCCATCACAAAGTACTAATATGCTATTAGTAGGTCAAAGTTCTCTATTTTCATCTTATGATTACGGTTTTTGTTTTAGTCAAAGTAATTATTCTTATTCTACATATCCCTACAATGTTTTAGCCTTTTCAACTAATATATTATTACAAAATCAAACAACTGGAGCTGGAAGTATCAATTTAAATACTTTACGAGGAAAATGGTCTCATTTAGCTATAACCATTAGTAGTTCAAGTTCAGGTTCTATTAAAACTTTAAATTTATATCTTAATGGTGGTCTAGTTATTTTATTAGATAATACTACATGGTTACACTGGCCAAATCCTGCTTTATCTTCTAATTATTTTAGTATAGGTTGTAATTCAAATAATGGAGTTATTCAAGCAGAAAGTTTAAATAGTATTCACTATGGTAATACACGTATGTACAACAGATTATTATTTCAGGATGAAATAATTAATAATTATTATTATGAATTACTAAATTATATAATACCTACATCTAATATATATTTTATTACAAAACCACCAATAATAGAGTCTTTAACTGTACCAAATTATGATTTAACAGCTGGATATTTAACACAAAATATTGATTTAAATATCCTTAGAAGTTCATCTTTTTGGACCATTGAAGTATGGGTATATGCCACATCCTGGGGAGCAAATGATAGTAATTGGATAATAGATTTTAATTATTCTGGTAATAATACAAGTTTCTTTTCTATTGGAATAACTACTAATATTACTGGAATATCTCCTTCAATAACATATGATGGTAATGGACGTCCTTTTATTTATTATGCTAATGATACTATAATGCAATGGAAAATTAAAAATAATGTGGTACCTTTATATCAATGGGTTCATCTTGCATACCAAAAAAATAGTGATACCGAATTACAAATATTTATGAATGGTAATACATTAGGAACTTTTACTATTAATGCAAATGAATGGAAATTTCCATCTTTTAGTGCATCAGGAATAAATAATATACTTATAGGAGGATCAGTTAATAATCCTTCATCTACAACTAAACACTGGAAAGGTCAAATGAGTCAATTAAAAATATCTCTAATAAAAAAATATAAAACAAATTTTACACCACAATTTGATTTGTCTATTAATGATTTTGGTATATTTTTATTACATGATAATTATACAAATTATGCTTCTGGTAAATCTCTAACAATTAATAATAGTCCTATATTATATAATACGATTCCTACAACCGCACCTAAATTAATACTTAATGGGTCTTCTACTATGACATTATTTAAAAATATTGATTCTTATATAGAATTAGGTAGTAATATTCAATATAATTTAAGAACGAAACAAATTAATTATTCTATTATAGGAATACCTAATACATCTACTATCGGTTTATATTCTATTAAATATATAGCTATTGATATTTTTAATAATGTAGGTTATATTAAAAGATATATAAATGTTATTACATATAATATTCCACCAGTTATTAAATTAATTGGTTCTAGTGTTTTATATCTTCCAATTAATGGATCATATACTGAATTAGGAGTTATTATTACTAATAATTTAAATGAAACTATAATACCTAATATTTCGGGAACTGTAAATGTAAATAGTATAGGACAATATATAATAATTTATACTGCTATAGATAGTTATGGAAATAGTTCAAGTATACAACGCATAATTAATATAATTATATCTACATCTCCATTATCAAATGTATATTTTTGGTTAGACCCATCTATTACTACAAATATTACATTTAATAATTCAAATACTATAGTTAATGTTTTAGATATTTCAGGTAATAATATTTATATGGTTCCTTATGTTGGGCAACCTACAATATTACCAAATACAATAAATACATTATCTGTATTTAATTTTTCTAATTCATCAAGTTTACGAAGTTCTAATACATATCCTAATTCAACTAATGTAACATTAGCTTTAATTGTATCATTCTTACAAAATACATCTAATGGATGTATATGGGGACATTTTTCTAATCGGAACACTGATATTTCTTTAGTAAATCCAACTAGTCAAAATTTAATTAGTTGGCGAACTAATAGTAATACTAGCGTGGGTATTCCTTATATTGCAAATATTCCAGTTATGATTATAGGAATTCTTTATAATGGAATTTCAAGATATTTAAAAATGATTAATTTAAATACTGGACAAGAATTTGTTATATCTGGAACTAATACTTTATCTTTAAATTTAAGTAATAATTATATTTATTTAGGTTCAAGCGATAGTACAACAGAATTAGCTTTATGTTATATTGGGGAATGTTTATATTGGAAACGTGTTCTTACATCTAATGAAATTTATATAATTGAAAACTATTTATATAATAAATGGTCTAATAATATAAATAATTTAGTATTTACTACGTTATTACCAACACTTACACTAAATGGGCCTTCGCCTTATTATTTACAATTAAATGAAAATTATATAGAAAGAGGATATACAATTACAAATATTCTAGAACCAAATTTAGTACCTATTATATCTGGAACATATAATAATAGTATTTTAGGAAATTATACGTTAACTTATACTATTACTGATAGTATGAATAATACTGCATCAATTAATAGAATAATTACAGTTGTTGAAAAAAATCCACCAATAACATTTAATACAATAAATGGTAATTTACAATTAATAAATTTAAATTTTAATTCAATGAATAATACAAATTGGACATGTGAAATATGGTTATTTATGATTGCTACAAATGGTAATACAGCTATTTTTGATTTTAGACAACCTAATAATGGAAATGCCAATTTACCACCTACACATTTTTGGTTAGAAATTAATAATTCAAAGCCAATTATACAATCAACATCTAATACAAATCTTATAGGTTCTACTATAACACAAACAATACCCTTAAATAAATGGACTCATGTAGTTTGGATGCGAAACAATAATATATTTTATACTTTTATTAATGGTATTCCTAGTCCTGGCGAACCAGTTCCAACTTATCTTAATAATTTAAATAATTTACAATATTTAGTTAATGGCGCATATGCTAATACTGTATATAATAATTCTACTACTGGACATTTTAATGGTTTATTATGTCAACCATTAGTTATGTTAACTGCTAAATATAATGTATCTGGATTTATTCCAAATTGGGATTTAACACCAACATCTATGACTAATATATTATTTTGGTTAAAATATGATTATGAAATTATTTCAAATCAAATTATTATTTTAAATAGAACAGTTACTACTAATACTCTCTTAAATAATCCTATAGTACCTATACTTAAATCAAAAACAGATACAGATTTTTATATTGTAAATGGACAAAATTATATAGAATATGGTGCAATAGCAACAACTTATTTAACAAATACTACTTTAATTCCATATATTAGTTCTATTTTAAATAATAATACTGAACAATTATTAACATTTATTAATATATCGGCACCACCTATAATTATAAATCAAAATATAATCAATACATCGACTATAAACCAATATACTATAACTTATACAACTACAGATAGTCAAAATCTAACATCTAGTATAATAAAAAATGTATATATTGTTTCTGAAATTCCTATTATAACCTATAATACAACAAATGGTTGGATGGGACCAATTAATTCAAATTATAATTCAATTAGTAATACAGATTGGACTATTGAAGTTTGGGTTAATATAACATCATATTCAGCTAATTATTCTTATATTATAGATACTAGAATACCTAATAATACTACTACAAGTGCATGGGCAGGACAGTTCGCTCTTGCTATAACATCAACTGGATATTTAGTATTATTTATAGGTAGTACAAATACCTATACATCTAATTTATCACAAATTCCCGTTCCATTAAATACTTGGACACATTTAGTATATATGAGAAAAAATAATCTTTTATATACATTTATAAATGGAATTATAAGCACATCAATATCAGTACCAATAAATTTAAATACAATAACAACATCAAATAATTTATCTTTAGGTTGTTCTGTAAATCAACCAACTAATACTAATTTTATTCTTAAAGGTCAACTATCACAACTATTAATAATACTATCTGCAAAATATAATACTATAAATTTTACACCTAAATGGATTTTAAGACCATCTGATATGGTAAATATTTTATTTTGGTTAGAAAATAGTGTAGATATAATATCAAATACTATAATACCATTTAATAATACAATTTTATTTACAAGATTATTTTTACCTCCAATTTTACCAAGTCTTGTATTAAATGGTAATTTAACCACATATGTTTTTTTCGGAAATACATATACAGATCTTGGTGTTACAGTTAACTATGTATTAGGTACTTTAACGCCATATATTATATCAATTAAAAATTTAAATGGAATTGAATCTATAAGTCAACCTATTAATGCTTCAGGTAGTACTTTAATATCAAATGCATTATTATATACATCAACAGATACAAGCTATATAATAACTTATAGTGTAATAGATCCATATGGTAGAACAGCTACAACAATAAGAAATGTATTAATTTCTTCACATTTTGTACCATGGGATGTATCTATGATTTTTGATAGCTACAGATATGAGTGGTCTTTTAGACAGCCAATAATTATTACAAATTCACCTAATACATGGGAATGGGGAGAAATATCAAATTATGAAAAACAAGATGGAATGGGGAATAACCCTGCAATCTGGGGATTATCACTAAGTTATCGTAGTTCAATCGGTTTTACGTATAATAGTAATTGGTGTTTTGTACTTAAATTTGCTGCTACATATTTAGATAGATTTCCACGTGATACAGCCGTTGGTGTTTGGTTTAATATTGCATGGGTGTACATTAATTCAACTGTATGGCATATTCGAGATGCTGGATTTTCATTTAATTTTACGGAATCTGATTTTCCTAATTTTAAACCTGTTATTAAAACGGGTGCTTATATGGTTATATATTATAATTATGATACTAAAGTACTACAATTTCAACTATTAGATTTAAATGGTAATATTTACACTAATCAAATAGTAAATTCCTTTATAATTACATCTACTTCAAGTAATTCTTTTCCATTTGCTATATTTAATAAAGGACATACACTAAAATATTATGATGGAATATATTATTCTACATCATTTGCAGATTATGCTACATTTTCACCATATTTTAATTCTTCAAATATAAATACAAACCATTCTTAAATACTTTATGAAAATAATATATTATTTAATACCTTATAAAGATAATATTAAATTTATATCTAATACATAATATAGTAACATCATTCACTGATTTAACATTAAGAGAAAAAATTAGATGAATTTAAATACTAAAATATAATATACTAATTTAACTATTGAATCAAATTTATATACCAGTGCTAAAAGTGTTTTTACATCATGAATATTAATAATTTAATTATTATATCACAACCAAATAATTATAAAATAGCAAATCTTTTAATATTAAAAGTTGTTGGTTTAGCTAAAATAATAAATACAAATAACTCTTACTAGTAATATACTTAATATAAATAGGTATAATTTAAATATGATAGAATACTATTAATTTAACTGATTCAAGAACATAATTTATATCAATTGAATAACATAAAAATACAATATTTTTTGATTTAGATAGTAATAATTTATATTACTATATTTTTAATCTTATACTTGAACAGTGTGTACCATTTTGTATATATAATTGAAAATATGGTGTATTTTAATATTTACAGATAATAATTAATTATAGATAAAAATTATGTAATTAAGACTTGAAACTAATTATATTATAATTAATTACATAATTTTTACAACTTTTCCTAAATATAAAATAATAAATTATTTATTAATTAGTATCAATATTTAATTTATAAATATTATTATATCAATTCTAAAAATATTTAGTAAATTTGTCAACAAAGGTACTCAATTAGTATTATAAATTATCAAATGCATCTAATAAATAATTTATTAGATTAAATAAATTGAAATTAATTTATATTAATTTCAATTTATTTAATATAATAATGACTCTTAAAAATAAAAAAATTAATCCAAATAATAATTTACAACAAGAAACTAAAAATTATAAAAAAAAATATATTCCCAAAGCATTAAAAATTGCTATATGGAATAAATATATAGGTGAAGAAATTGGAAAAGTTAAATGTTTATGTTGTGAAATTACTGATATTACACAATTAAAATTTCATACTGGACATGTTATTGCAGAAAAAAATGGCGGTGATACTAGTATTGAAAATTTACGACCTATATGTGAATCTTGTAATAAATCTATGAATACTACTAATATGTATAATTTTAAACAGTTATTAATGCCACAAAGTAAAAAAATTATTTGTAATACTAATAATTTATGCATAAAAAATAAAATAGGTATTAATTATATTAACAATGATTTATCCATAACATTAAATGAATTTATGAAGAATAAAGAATCATATTATAATAATTATATTATTAAACCAAAAAATATTAAAATGGTTAAAACAAAATTAATAAAAAAGAATTTTATTAAAAAATTTTTAATTAAAAAAATCTTAATTAAAAAAAATATAATAAAAAAAAACTTAATAAAAACAAAAATAATAAAAAAGAATTTAAAAAAAAAGAACTTAATTAAAATAAATTATATTTGTAAAAAATTAGATATTACTATTATAAAACAAATTCTAATATTAATAATAGTAATAAATCATAAAATTTATTTTTATTAATCTTCATTATATTAAATATTTTTATAGTAATAAATTTAATTTACTAATTTATACAAAATGAATAAGAACCTTTTCCTGCGAAGCAGGAAAAGGTACATCTCTAAATAAAATTTAGAGATGAACCATTATAAATATATTAATATTTATAGATATTATCTTATTATAGTAATAGCAGATTATTACATTAATTTATACTTAGATTTAATAAATAATATTTTTTTGTAAAGTGAAAAATAATTATTTATTAGATTTATCATAATAATATTTATATTTATAAATTTGAATATTTTAATTTAATATATATAGATAATAATTTAGATGATTATTATTTTTATTTTACAATTATTAGTTAAAATAAATCAAATTTTTTACTTCAAAAATTTATAAAAAATAGTTTAATATATTCTAGAAGATATAACTAAACCTTATGTAAAAAATAAATTTATATAATTATTATATTAAACAATATTAATAATTCGCGATACAGTATTTATAACATTACCATTAGAATCTAAAGCATTATAATAACGTATATAAGTTCCTAATTTATTAATACTTACTGTTCCAATAGTTTCTATTGTACTAGTAGATTCATCAATTATACTAGCACCTGGATCATTAAATGGTTGTCCTAAAGATGAATTCATTGTTCCAAATCCATTTAAGGCTAATACAGAAGGAACAGTATTAATTCGAATTTTAATTATACCTCCTGTTCGATATAATCCCCAAAGTGGTACTCCACCTAAGATAGCAGCATCATTTGATGGATAATCAATTAATTCATTAACTATTTGTCCATATATATTTATATGATTTATTGTTGAACTATTAGATATTGTTAAAGAATTTATTAAAGTAACATTTTGTGCAATACAATTATTTAATAAGCTTTGGTTATTTACTGTTAGGTTAGATAAAGATGTTAAATTATTAATTATTGATGAATTGGAAATAAATAAATTAGAATTTATTGTACAATCATTAAATAAACTAAATTGACTTACATATAAATTAGAAAGAATACTTGTATCATTATAAAATAATGATATATTAGATATATTTAAATTTGATAAAACAGTAATAGGATTATTAAATATAGATGTTTGTGTAATAGACAAATCACTTTGAATTGTTGTATAATTTAAAATAGAAAAATTTGATATATATAAATTTGCTAATATTGTCATATTCTGTATTTGACTTGCTCCAGATACTGTTACTGTAGATGTAATTGATACATTATTTGATAAAAAAGCTTCCCCTAATACTTGTAAATTAGATAATACTGAAACATTTTGACTAATACCATTATTAATAATATATAAATTAGATATAGAAGTTAATGTATTCATAATATTCAAAGAATCATTAACATATAAAAAAGTTCCTATACTTGCATTCATATTAATAGTAGTATTTGTTGGAACATAAAAATCGGTTAATACACTTGTATTACCACTTAAAATTGTATTATTTGAAATATTATTAACTTGTAAAGACCCAAGACCAAACATATCTCGATATCTTTTTAATAAATATGTTTCATACAATATTGAATCATTTGACATTTATTATTATTCATGATAAAAATTTATTTTAAATATTAATATATGTAAAATAAATTTCAAAATTTAATTTAAAACTTATAATATATATGAAATCAAAAAATATAATTATATTAATATTTATAATTATATTTATATTAATTGTTATACGTGTTGTCATAGGATTAGCAGTATATTACAGAAATGATATATATGCAATAATAAATACAAATGCAAATACAGATACATCAACATCAGCACAAACAACATCAGCACCAACAACAGCATCAACAACACCAGCACAAACAATACCAACAACAGCATCAACAACACCAGCACAAACAACACCAACAACAGCATCAACAACACCAGCACAAATAACACCAACAACAGCATCAACAACACCAGCACAAACAACACCAGCACCAACAACAGCATCAACAACACCAGCACAAACAACACCAGCATCGACAACACCAGCATCGACAACAACAGCACCAACAACACCAACACCAACAACACCAGCACCAACAACACCAGCACCAACAACAACAGCACCAACAACACCAGCACCAACAACAACAGCAACACCAATACCATTTACACTTAAAAATGAACCATATACTACAGTATGGAATTCTGCTACTCCACATACTCATTTTTTAGATAGACATAATGTAGATTGTGGAAATAATAGTCTTAATAAAGTTGTCTTAAAACGTAATGGAAATGGTAGTATGAGATATGAGTATTCATGTTCACAAAATCCAAATTATATAAATAGGACTTCTCATTCAACACCTTTTAATGATGATGGTGGCGGGATTCCCTTTTATTTAGACAGGCATGATATTAATTGTGATAAGAATCCATTATCACAATTTGCACTTGTTGTAAATGATAATCGTAATCAGATAAAATATGATTATAAGTGTATGGTACCCACTAACACAAGACCATTAACTTGTAGAGATGAGGGATCAGCTCCTGGTCCGGGTGATTATTTAGACTATTTAGATAGACATGAACTTAAATGCAATAAGGATGAGGTAATAAGTTCTATAAAATTAGAACGTATGAGTCAGGCCGAATCGAGATATAGATGGAAATGTTGTAAACCCGATCCAACAACACCAGCACCAACAACACCAGCACCAACAACACCAGCACCAACAACAACAGCACCAACAACAACAGCAACACCAATACCATTTACACTTAAAAATGAACCATATACTACAGTATGGAATTCTGCTACTCCACATACTCATTTTTTAGATAGACATAATGTAGATTGTGGAAATAA